TCAAGAACTATAAAAGAAAATTCATACAAATATCTCATAGAACTGCAATTTTAATGCATATATTTGAAAAAGCGGATGATGATTTTGAAGATATGATTCTAAGTGATCATAAAGAATATTATAAACAAAATCATGGTATAGATATATACAAAGAAGCTGCAGATCAATTCTTTAAACAATTTGAAGGAAATGAATGTCTCGTTTTCGTAGAATGTTTAAGAGATAAATGTAATGAAATGTTAACCGAACATGAACGAGAAGTTAAAAAACTTAAAAGTAGAAGAGATTAAATTTACCTCTACTAACACTTTCTTTAATGATAGATTTAACGAATATCTATTTATTAGAGATAAAACCAAAAAATCTAAGAAAATAGGATATGAAAATAACTGCGATTAGTGATTTACATGGTAATCTTATTGATATAGAACCGTGTGATACATTATTGATTTGTGGAGATATTTCACCATTAGAAATTCAAAGAGACTATATACAGATGACTAAATGGCTCTTTAATGAGTTTCAAAAGTGGATTATGAATCTACCTTGTGATAGAGTAATACTTACTCCAGGTAATCATGATTTCTGGTTTGAAAAAATGATCACTCAACCTCAAACATATTTGTTTGATAAATTAACTATTTTGATTAACGGAGAAGCAAATATTTATTCAGACACAGATGATAGATACTACAAAATATTTGGTACACCTTATTGTAAAAATTTTGGGAATTGGGCATATATGCCTGATAATACTATATTACCAAGTGTTTATAGTACTATCCCAAAAGATGTAGATATATTGATGTGTCATGATTCTCCCCAAGTAGGATATGTAGCAAATATTATGGAACATAAAAGTGAGACATACCCCAATGGTGTACCAGCAGGTAATATCTACTTATTTGATGAAATAGTAGAGAAAAAGCCTAAATATGTATTATCTGGACACATTCATTCCGGAGATCACACATTACAAGAGTACGCAGGCACAAAATATGCTAATGTAAGTATATTAGATGAATCTTATTCGATTAATTATAAACCACTAACATTTGAATTATGAAAAATTACGAAAAGATTAACGTTAAGTTAGACGAACAGAATATGGTAGAAGAATTCAATCAGGTAGAATTAGATATTATGTTATCTTGCGATGAATATAATGATATGATGACTTACGCTAGTATAAATGCATATGAAAATCTAATTTTGTTTGAAGAATAATGGATACATCTATACCATATTATGAAGATCTTACTCGTATAAGTAATTCTAATATCGGATGGTTCTTAAAAAAAGGACCAAGATATCTTAAAGAAATGCTTGATGGAAAAGAAGGTCTAAAAGCTAGTTTTCTGGATAAAGGTACTATGATACATGAATATATTCTTCAACCAGAAGAATTTTGGAAAGATTATATTATATTGGATTTTGCAGTACCTAAAGTAAAACAACAAAAAGATTTGCTTGAATTCTATTCGAGTGCTAGATTAGTCGATCCTTTTGCATCTGAAGATGATATATTACTTATGAGTTATGAAACAGCTTATAATAATACTAAATCTAAAGAGAAAAAGATTCAAGAAGCAAAAGAATTAGTAGAAACTTACCAAAATTATATAGAATACTTTAGAAATAAAGATTCTAAAAAAGTAATATCATTTGCAGATCTTAATATGTTAAAAGCAATTAAGAAAAATATGGAAGATCATAAGAAAGCAAATGAATTATTATTTAACTATCCAGAAACATTTGAAGTTCATAATGAATTTCATATTAATTGGGAGTATCCTAATGCTTCTTCATTGGGAGATCTTCCATGTAAATCATTACTAGATAGAGTAATGATAGATCATACGAATAAAAAAATAATATTAGTGGATATAAAGACGACAGCTGATGTTTATAATTTTAAACACTCAGTAGAAGAATTTGATTATTGTCGTCAATTAGCTTACTATTGGTTAGCTATCCATTGGTATTTTAAAAACGAACTAAAACTTAATATTGAAGAATATGAATACGAAACTTATATTATTGCAGTACAATCTCATGATGGGTATGAAGTTAGAGTCTTTAAATTCAATCCTAAAACAGTTGAGGAAAGGCTTGTAGCCATAGATTATGCCATAAAACGAATTGCCTGGCATAAAGATAATAATCTATGGGATCATATGAAAGAATATTATGATGAAGACGGTGCTGAAATGATATGCTGATAGATAAATATACTAAACATAGTATATTTTCACTTCCTCAGATTTTCGGTGATATTTTAAGTAAACGTGACTTGGATGATAGTGAATTTGTTAACATGTACATGAATGATGTTAATAATCCACTTCTTTCAAGTCACGTTTTTTTAGTATTTCATAATATAAAACCTTATTTATTAAATACTTTAAAACAACATCATTTATTTCATTGTAGTTATACTATAACTATGAATAAGATTAAATATACAGTTCTAGCTTTTAATAGAGCTTATTGTATACATGTCATAACTAGAAAGATTGAGTACGGATTGTACAAATCACTTGGTTATGAAACAAAAATCAAGATATTGAATTTTTGGAATGCTGGAGTAAATGGTAAACTACATAAGTATTTGTTTGATGAAAATGCTAAAACGATAAAACCATTAAGTGAAAATATTACACTACAAGACACAATAAAGCCCCAATAGTATAATACTAAAGGGGCTTCTTATTGTTGCCTTTAAAAAATTTAGGGCCGTAGACTAAAAGATTGAAATCAAATTATCATAATATTCTAACTTAGATCTTGGATCTCTTGCTTCATATATACTTCTTAAAGGAGTTGCCTTAATTAAGGATCGTTGTAATCGGTTCAGACCTCTATATGGTCCCTTATTTATCTCTTCTGTAGGATCTTGCAAAGCCACTGTAGTTAAATCACCCCAGTACTGTAATGTAGACCATGCAGCAGTAGGAGTATTAATCATGTTAAATACTTCAATGGGTAATACGTTACCACGAGTTTCCAAAGAGGCTCTTAACGTAAGATATGCGGCTTCCTGTTTCCACCAGTTATCTCTATCTTCATCTGCCATAGCACGTATTATGGAAGAAATCAACCAAAAACCTAAAGTAGAAAATAAAAATTCATATGTAACTCTCTTTAAACAACCTTTTTCATAATCATCTAATTCATCATAATGATCTTTGTACAGTTCTCTTAATTGATCTATTTTACTTTTGTCAAAATAATGTCTTTTTATATATTCATAAGCTGCCGGTATTTGTGCTTCACTCCACATACCAGTAGAATAATTGAACTGTCTCTTAGTTAAGAATTTAGTTTGTAAGTTAACCAAGATAAAATTACGATAAATAAGTAATAACTGACCAATCAAAGTAGAATGTAATTTTGATTTATCTAAATCAGTTAACTGGGTATCAATTCTAGTAGCAATTTGTTTAGTAGTATTCTTGATTCTATTTAAAGTTTTTTCATCCACTATCTTAGCATACTCTGGTCTTACTACTAATTGATTATCTTTAACTTCAAAAGCATCAAAGAACGTAATATTTAACGCATTCCAGGCAGCTTTACCTTTTTTCTTATCTTTGAATTTTCTTAAGAACTGATTCTTATTTACAAATTTACCAGTTTCAGGATCATATTTATTAAAGAAAGCTACAGATAGAGCTAATTTACCTTTAGTAATAATATCACCTATCTCGTGACCAAAATACCAATAGTGTTGATTCAAAGCCCTAAGTAAACGAGACTGATTTAATTTGCTAAATGTTTGTTCGTTATCTCTAACTACACCTAGGTATTCAAGATAACACAATACCTTGTTTTTATTATTGGCTTTACCTATGTTTTTAATCGCATCTGCGTATGCTGGTAATAAAGTTTTAGTTGCTTTAGCGAGTTCTTCATTTCCAAAGTAAATACCAGACATTGCTTCCAATCTATTTTGAATCTTGTTTGTAATCAAACCTGTTAGAATAACATTAAGATTCTGAGATATACCTTGGATTCTTGTATATGCTGCTAAGTTATTTACTAATTTATCAATACTTAATTTAACATGTTTGCCTTTTGGTAGTTTTATATCAACTTCTTTAGCATCTTTCTCCATGCCGTAAACAAAACGATCCATTAAGTCTTTCATTTTGTCATAAGTTTTACTTTCTACTCCAGATATTTTACCACCTTTTTTATCTTTAAAATCCATTCTACTAACGAAATCTAAAGCTAATTCTAATTCAGGAGCAGCTTCACTCATCTTTTCGTAGTTTACAGCCATTTTGTAGTAATGAATGATAGAACCTACTACATCGTTTGTAATTGCATCAGGATTATCCAACATTTTAATATATCTGGTAGGTATTAATTTAACTAAAGAACCGTCAGACCTTTTAGCATTTTCTATCATATACCTATCATCATCATCTTTTACTGTATATAAATCCTGTGCAGCGTAAGCTATACCTTTTAAGAAGTTATCTTTACTACGGATTTGAGTCCATGAACCACCTTCAATCTGAGGTAATTTGTATTTATTAGCGTATCTCAGGAATCCAATCTTAGAATTGGATAAATCCATAACATCCACTAAAGCGTCATATAATGCTTTTAATTTAGGATCACTTGTAATCTTTTTGTAAGCAGCACTATTATCAAAGTATTTAGGATTTGGTATTACAGTTTCACCACGATCTTCGTACTTAGTAAATCTAGGATCATAGAATGGAGATTCTCTATCAATTTCTGCCCAAGACCTATTAGGTATTCTTTCTACGTATTTTGATTTAAATTCATCCTTTGGAACTAATTTACGCCAGAAAGAAGCTGGTACAACGTCACCTCTAGAAGTGTATCTAGCATTTACAGAGAACCATGCGTTAAATGCAGCTTCACCCTGTTTTTCCATACGTTCGTATTCTTCATAGAATTTAGGGTTGATATCCCACTTAGCTATTTCCATTACTCTAGATTTTTTTGATTTATCTCTGTTAGCAATAGCTTCATCGGATATCATTACGTCATATGTATTTATCATAGACTTAACATTCTCAGGCATGGCATCAGTATTAAATGTACCGTCTTCTCTAGCATACAATTTCAAGAGATTCTTTCTAGCGTTTTCATACAATACTTGATTGTCAGATTTAGTTGGATTAGAGGATAGCATCTTAATGTCTTCCCAGAATTCTTCTTTAATTCTTTCAACAGAATTTCTCTCCTCCCATTTCTTGAATAATTCTGGAGAAAGATTCTTCTTAGCAGCTGCTTTAGCTTTGTTGTACTTTTCCATATTAGGTTTATAGTTCAACTTAGCTCTAAGCTTTTCATTATATTGCTGCATTTCTCTAGCTATTTCTAAATCTAAACCAGCTTTTGTAGTACCGTCTGCATAGAATGGGTTTGCTAAATTACGTCTACTATTCTCTAATTCCTGTAATTTACCATAGTCTTCATCAGATAATAATTCTCTATGTATATCACCATTTTTATCCCTAGTACTGTTAAGAAGTAGATTGATTTCCATATTAATTGTATCTCTTCTTGTTCTAGCTTCTTCACTAAGACTATTTGTTAGTTCATAATACTCTGGTACAAATCTACGAATACTGTATTTAGCGTGCCATTTATTGTTTTCAGTATTCCAAATTTTTAACTGTTCTTTATTTAATAAACCCGGTACTTCTGATATATCTTTATCCCCGAAGCCTAATTTATCTGCTAAATCTCTTTGATATTTGAAAAGCTTCTGATAATGTTCACCGTAATTCAAATCTCTAGTCATAAATCCTGTTTTATGACCATCTTTTGTTTTCTCATGAAAATAAGCCAATTTAGCTTTATCTACTTGGTCTAACAAAGTTAACAGTTCTTTACCTTTAATTCTTTCTTCATCTGCTACAGCATTCTTAACAGCAATTATCTTATTCATCATTATTCTAACTAATTCACTATTAGAGTACTGTGTACTACCAACCCATTGATCCCACAAGTTAATATCCAAATCGCCTTCTTCTAGAATGTTTTTCAATTGATCTACAGTATAAGAACCGGCTTTGGTAGCTTCTTTTATGAAATTATCTTTGGCGATTATGTCAACTACATTATTGAAATTTCTAACAAGTTCTGCATAATTGCCCATGATTCTTTTTAACGCCACTTTTGTATCATTAATCAATTGTTCATTATTGAAATAATCAAAAGTAGTATCATCATCTAGCATATTCTGCAAATTAGTAGCAATATTGTTATAGAATCCAATATAACCTTTTTTAATCAGATCCAATTCAGCATTAGAGATTTCATGATCATTACCATATTTAGCAGCTTCTTTTACTTTGGATAATATTCTTAAAGTTTCATCTAATGCAGAATTGATATCTTGATCCATGTAATCTATGAATTCTAAAGTAGCTTTATCATTTTCTAATTGATTTAATCTAAATTCTAAAGCTCTCAATTCATCTAGTTTATTCGGATCTGTATATTTAGAATATTGAATGTCCTTCATTCTACGATGAATAGAAGACATTAATTTGTCATACACATTATTTATAGTAGCTGGTACAAATGTAGGTTTATTAATAGTCTCATTGGCTTTTAAAACAACGTCTACAGAAGATTCTCCTTTACTTACATTTTCCGGAGTAAACTGGTTGGAGAATACAATAGATTTGGCTTTAATTGCTTTTACAGCATCATTTTTATAATGCTTCAACAAGTCATTAAATAGTTTAGAAGACTCCCCATTGGGAGTCTTATCTAAACCATAGCCATTGTTTTCTGAAAGAACATAATATGCAGCATTTTCACTACCTAATATTTCTGTATACTCTTTAAGTAAAGCTGCAACTTCTGGATTTTTAATATTTAAACACTGCATAATTATTCACATTCTTTTTTACGTTGTTTACCCAATTTATCTAATTCTTCTGTAGCAGAATCATTAGCTGCTTGTTTCAAATCAGCTGCAGTAGCAGATACAAATTCTTCATCTAAATCGTAATCCTCTACTACTTGTTGTTTTGCTTTTTCTAAAGTCTGAACCATTACATAGTTCTTTGCTCTAGATACTGCTACATACTTCAATTCTTGTCTTACTTCTTGACCATTTTTATCATTAAAACCAAAAGTATTTATACTACTGTCGTTAATTAAAACTTTACTATAAGTACCACCTTGAGATTTATGAATTGTGTGAGCATATCCGTAATCAAACGATTTTCTAAGCTTTAATCTACCGTTAGCGTCTTTGATATCTCGCATAGTGTGAATTTTATTTTGTATCCTATTAATTTTTTCAACAACAGATCTAGCTGCAGTTGAATTCCCACTAGCTAATAATTGTTTACGCATATTCCACAAAGTTTGTATATACTCTTGAACTTTTATAATATTTTCATCTGCTTCAAAATTAGATACTACTTCAATGGTAAACGAAGAAGCAGAAGTATCTATTGCGTCTTTGAGAGTAACTTTATATCCTTCCATACTTATACTTTCTTTTCTGTCAGGATATGTTAAATCAATTTGAATAGTAGTGGGTTTAACACTTTGCACTACATAGTCTCCACTATTCATTAATTTGTATTTCTTTCTTAAAGAATCGTATTCTCTATTAGAATAACCCATTACAAGTTCTCCTTCATACAATTGTGCTGGTCTCCTACCATACAGAATTTGTCTTATTGCAGAGTTATAAGCTTCTACAGAAGCATTTGTTGCAGCCAAGACTCTAAAATATAGAGGATCTTGTGAATCTTTCATTTCTTTTAATGAAGTTCTAACAAATTCTCTAATTCTAGTTTTGTCTGATGAATATTCAACTCCTTGACCATTAGAAGCAATGTCTGTTTCATAGCTAAAGCCTTCCCCATTTCTTACTCTAGTAGATTCTTTTAATATAGGATTATCCCCAGTTCTTTCTACTTTGGTTAACTGTAATTGTGCACCATCATTTCTAAATACTTTAGATATATTATTTGCTTTTACTGGTCTTAATTGACCTTTATCCCCCACAAATATAATCTGAGCTCCTTTTGCTGCAATTTGTTTAAGTAAGAAATCGTATAAACTATCTTGAATCATTGAAGCCTCATCAACTATAACTATTGAAGCATCTTCTATTTTAACAGCGGCTACTTGTTCAAATTTCAATTTGTGTAGATCAAATACATCTTCAGTAATATCAAAATCAGGACGCAATCCCAATAAACTTTGAAGTGTAATTACTTTTGCGTTTGGAGTTTTTTGTCTAGTCACAGCGTTCGCTCTATGGGTTGGAGCTGAGAAAATAATATCTGCCTGTATTCTACGCTTCAGATATTCATTAAATATACCCATAATAGTAGTCTTACCTGTACCAGCATAACCAGACAAAGTAATAGATGTATCATCTCCATTAACAAATGCTTCTAACTCTTTCAAAGCAGATTTCTGTTGGTCATTCAATTCAAAATCTAATTTAACTTCTAAACCATCATCAAAAGTATATACATATTTATCTTGTATTTGCTTAGTTTCTTCAACAGCTTGTTTTACCTCTTCTACTTTGGGTAAAGCTTCTGTTAAACCTATTTGGCTAGCATAATCTTCTAATTCTCTTATTCTTTGTTCGGTTGATTTGTCAAGTTTAGTTAAGTCTGTCAAAGCATTAATGTAATCAGCGTAATCAGATTTAAAACTATCCATTTCAGAGTCATACTCATTTCCATAAACATACTTAGCTGCTTCAGATAATGTAGATGCTGCAAATTTATTGATTTCTGATGGATTGTTTTTTAAATATTCTTCAAGTAAATAATTCAAACCAATTATTGCTTTGATATCTTTATTTTTGACTACTCCGTTAAGATCTTGATAACCGGATTTTGGAGCCATTTGTATTCGGGCTCCAGTAGTAGTAACAATGGTTACTTCGCTAAATAGATAATCATCCATATCTTGATCAGTAGGAGTTTCTATATGATCTATTGTAATTTCGGCATCTTTAGCAAATAATTGTCTTTTATCTTCAGATACATCAGTAATGTTAAAAGGATTTTTTTTAGGAACAGTTGGTGTTTCATTAAATTGAGTAGGAGTTTCTGAAGGTTTTACCTCCTCTTGTGCAAATACTACTTTGGTAGAAATTAATTCGTTAAAACTTTGTTCAAATACGATATTATTAGGAATTGATTCACTGTTAAACATATCTGCCATTTCCTGATTTGAATAAGCATTCAAATTTTGTCCAGTTCCAGAGTAAGCTACTAAAAATTCTTTATCTGGATTTTCTCTAGCATACTCATACAAATTGTGAATTTGTTCTTTTATCTGTTCAGGAGTTCTTGAAGGATGTGTTCGTTTAGTTAAATCCTTAGTAACAATAGCATAAGACTGACCCTGAGGACCTTCTGGATTGCCATATTCAGCACCAAATTTATTTTTAGCAATTAGTGCTGCTCCTTTGCCGTGTCTACCCTGAGTATTACTGCCAAATACAAATATTTGATTTGGCTCTAGTGAATTTATCATCCCAGTGTAAGTTTTTCTAGATTTGGTAGATATCTGTCTTTTTGCACCATATTCAAAATTATCAAGATACTGCTGATAAGCTTCTTGAGATGCAGCTTCACCATTTCTTGATTGATAAGTCTTAGACCATTCTTGATAAGCTAAAGGTTCAGTATTCTGTAAGTCAACGTTTTCAGTAGCTACAGTCTGTAAAGCGTTTTCATTGAATTCTCCAGCTTGATTGAATATCTTAGTCTGTAAACTAGCTTTAACAGGAGTTAAATCTTGCACATATGTTATAGCCTTAGACGGAGTAAAATCTAAACCTGTAGGTACTACATTATTATAACCTACAGAAGATTTCTTAAAACCAAATTCAACAAGTACATTACCCTTATAACTTAAACCTTTTTTATTAATTAATTGATATACTGGTACTTTATTTTCATCTACGCCAATATATTTATATAAGAAAGTAGTTCTAGGGTCATTGTTCTTATCCAATTTAACCTTCTTATAAAGGTAATGTATGGGATTACCTGCTTCATTATAACCTACAATGCCCCTAAATTTACTAGATTCATCATAGATTATAGACGGTATCTCAACTTGTTCTCCTTTCTTATTAGTTACAAATAATCCACTACCGTCATGAGCAACAGGTCTGTATACTGCTCTACCTTCTTCTTCAATAGTTTCATAGCTAGAATCCAATTTATAGTATTCAATAGCAGGAACTACGTGGTCATTCCACCACAGATTTCTAATTACCTCTTGTAAATCTATTTGGGATATAACGTTTTCAGGATGTTTTTCCAATTCTCTAATATAATCAAAATACCCTATTTCTTCTCTTATGGAGTTAGGAACATATCTAAATATATTATTTTTACCAAAAGCATCTCCAGAAGTATAGAAAGAATATATTGCAAGATCTTTAGCAAATTCTCTTACTTCTTTATAATCACTTTCGTAGAGTTCTTCCCAAGCACGAATTATTTCATTTTCTAAATTATTATCACCACTCTTATTGGGTTTATATGCAATGAAGTCAGGTCCTTGTAATTCTGCATCATCTTCTTTAGGTCTGCTAAAGATATTGTTAATCAACACATTTGAAAAACTACCATCACTCCCGAGTAATGAAGGGTATTTGCCTTGTAATATATCAGATTTAAGTCTATCCAATCTTCTAGAAATACTATCTTTACCAAATAGCATACCACGGAATCCCATTTGATTATCTTTAACATACTGATTAAAGAATTTAGTCTTATAGGATATCTCCATTGCTCTAGTGATATTGTTAATATAGGTATCATCACTTACCGCATAGCCTTTAGTATAGTATTCGATTAATGAGCGTAAGGTTTCAAATTCTGGAGTAAGTCTAATCATGACATTCTGGAATGCGTTTCTAGGAAATACCAATCCATCAATCATTTTCTTACCTAAGAATGTATTAGTAAACACTTTCAAAGGATTGTTGAAAACAGATTGTTCAGTCATATACTGTTTCCACTTATCCAAGAATGCACTTTGTAAACCAAAGTTATTACCAAATCTCTTAGTATCAATCTGAGATAAGTTAGTTAATTCTGACAAACTCTTAGAAAATGGAGTTAATTCTTCATAAGCCTTAAGAATTAATAATTGATTATAGTACCAATCAAAAGTTTCAGTTTTCTGCAATTGTTTTCTAAGATATGGTACAGTAAACATAGTTTTTCTTTGATTAGTACCTACACCTTTATCCTTAAGATAGTTCAAAAGATTCTCTTTCTTACCACCGGATAACTCTTTTGCTTTCTTATAGTAATCGTTCCAAATTTTAGTAAATGCTAATCTTTCAGGATTTTTACCAGCAGGTATTTCAACCCCATAAAAACCAGAATATTTATCATATTCAGTTGCATAGTCTTTTAATATCTGTTGAGGTAAGAAATAGAATGTACTTTCACCTTTACCACTTCTAATTAAGAAGTTAGTCATGTTAAAAGTTAATTTACGTACATTCAAACGAATAATATACGGGTCTTTAGCTACGTCTACGTGAGCATTAATCAAAGCAGATAACCAGTCTAAAACATTGATCTTATTTGTATCTTCACTTTGAATGTGATGCAAATCACGTATACCATAATCGCTCAATACTTTATTTGGTTTGAAATTCAATTTAACTAATTGAGTTAATACTTGATGAGCATTAGCTAATGCAAACGGACCAATACCAAACTTACCACCATTCAACTCAGCTTTAGTCCTACTCTGGAATGCTGGAGTAGAGAAATATAATTGAGATTTACTAGTTCTCTTACCTTGACCGGTTAATTTATCTACATCCTTAAGAATCTTATCCTTTAAATAATCTGTTACAGTATCGAGAGGCTGTCTAGCTTCTGCAAAGTTCATAGGATTACTAATCACTGACAAGTACATGTCAAGAAGCATGTTCTCATTTGCTTCTCTACTATTTGCTTCAAAATCAGTTTTACCATTATATCTTTCATAAGCTTTTCTTACTACAGTTTCATCATCCAAACCAGTAGCTTTTAATCTTTGAACATACTGGTCTTTTGTTTCGAATTTGATTCTATTACCATTATTATCGTAGTTATATCTAGCAACAAATAGTTTATCGATATCAAAGTCTGAACCAGTCAAAGCAGTAAATTCATCAGGAAGAGTAATAGTATCACCAATCTGTTCAGGATAAACATCTACTACTCTTAAAGCTGCTGTAGAAGCTTGACCCTGTGCAGGAATACGATAACCCATTGCTATTGCTTTTGTATCTTGACCGATTATATCGTGCTTTATTAACCATTCTTTAGCTTGACTAAAAGTCATTTTATCATAATTAGGTATGATGTGTTTCAATAAGTTAATTGATATAACACAATCCATACTACCATCATTATTAACAAAATTAAGCTTTCTTACACGGTTGGCATCAGATGTTACAGCTAATCTATTATATAATATAGAAGACATCTGAATGAACATACCACCAGGTAGATTGGTATCTACTATGGCTTTGTTCAACATTGATATAAGACCACTTTCAATCCAAGAGTTATCAGACAAACCTGAAATAGGAGCATTAGTGTTGCCATCTTCTACAGTAAGACCATTCAAAACATTATCGTTCATGTTTGAATTTTCTGCTTTTCTCTTAAGAATATTGGCAAACTTAACAATACTAGCTTGTGGATTATTGGCATCAATACCGAAGTCTTTTTCTATACTCTTTCTACCAAATTCAGTAATAGCATTATGTGCTCCATTGAAGTTATCAATAACTTCCTGTCCTGAGTAAGATACACCATCGGGAGTGGTATACTTCCAGGCTGTTCTAATATTACCCATAGCTGCTTTCTGAGCTTGAGATACAAACATCTGTCTATCCGCATGATGAGGATCTGTTACTAACTGACGTCTAAAGTTAACTAAAGATTGCTTATGGGTAGGCATGTTCATTAAACCTTCTACATCTACCTTAGTATTTGATTTATCTGTATAGATCTTAGATTTAACTTCTTCAACTCTTTGACCAACCTTAACTGCAGATTCAAACGCAAGCATGTGTATGTTTCTGGCTTGCATTACTTTTAATACTTCTCCCATATCCCCTGTAGAGAATATTCTATGAACTGGGAACATAGCCATTTTGTCAAATACAGGTATGTCTCTTTTTGCATTTATATCATAATGATCTCCGAAATACATTAACTTCAAAGGTTTTAATGTAACGGCTAACGCTTCATTATAAGTATCTGCATCAGCTTCATAATCTGTTTCGGGGTTATTTAATATATCAAAAGCTTTAGCTACTTCGGGAGTCCACCCATCAATTCTTCTTACTAATTCTTTATAGAATTCAGGAGAGATAAGTACAGTAGCATCCGTTTGGTTTACTTTGGTATAACCACCAAATTTACTATCAACTATAAGATTAGCAGCGTCTTCAACATCCTGGGGTAATGCTTCACCACTTTCATAGGCGGCAAGAGCTTCTTCTTGAGTCATGTCATGCATTTCCTGTAATAGTCTTACTGCAGCTGATTTTTTAGCAAATTCATTGATTCTATCAAGCTGTCTACTAGGTATTACATTGTCGGATAAAGTACCTACATTAACTTCAGTTAAGTTTGATAACTCATTACCTTCTCCGTAATCTATTCTGGGAGTAACACCAGTTGATAATACTTCACGAAGACGTTTAATTTTGTCTACAGGATCTTTATAATATGCAGGATCTTTAATAAATAACTTTTCAAATTCTATTACTGAGGATATAGTATTAGCAAAATAATTTGCCATCAATTCTGTAGCAGCTAATTCTTTGCTGTATTTTGATACTTCTTGACGTTTTTTGTAATGATTTTCTGCATCATCTAATGCTTTTTGTGGAAGCGCTAAACTCTTTACACTAGCAAAATCTTTACCATTCCAATCAATAATACCTAATTCCTTTGCATAGTCTAATTCATCTTTAAAAGCATCCGTTAAATAATTATTCATTAACAATGCTTTATCAGAATTACTCATTTTAGCCCAAGCAGCCCTTATCTGATTTACTACAGATAATGCTAAATCATTGCCCCCAACATCTTCTGCAAGTTTGAGAGCTTCATTAAAATCTGAAAAATCATCTGCAAATTCAATTCCACCTAAAGTAGGTTGTTCTTTAAGTTTGAAGAAACCATTGAAATATCTAAATCTATAACCATTTCTGTTGCCAGTATCATAATTTTTTACTCTTTGATCTTTGGTCAGATTGCTCTCATTTTTATAATTGAATTCAATAGTATCTAGTTCAGTCTCAAAGTAATTGATGAATCTGGTTAATACTTTAGCATTAAACTTTATTTGATTATTTGTAGTATCTAACGGTTGATTGAAATTATTAATAGCTGTGCCATATAAAGTATTATATGTCTGAGAGTCACCCATAGTAGGTAAAACGATTCTACCTTTCTGAGTAAGTGTCATTTTAGCAATATAATCTTCCAATGGTGAGATTTCTGTGTACTTACGTCCTTTATCACCACCACCTTGCTCTTTAAAATAAACTAAAGTTTCAACACCTATTTTACCAGATGTAGTAGGATTATTATAAAGATTTGTAAGTAAATAAGAACCTTTAAAGTAATTAGGATTAGCATTATTACCAGTATTATACAATACTTTAGTAAGAGCCTCTACCGTAGCTGGATCATTATCAAGATTCTGAACCATATCTGTCAAGTAGTTATGATCAGATATAGGATATAACAATTTACCATCAGTAGACAATACAGATAACTCATCTGAGTTAGGATGTGTCATACCATACGTTTCAGACAATCTACCTAAGAATTTAGAATCATCATAGTATCTGCTGATATGTCTATTGAATGTGCCGGGTACGTTACCAGACGGTTCAATCTTCAGTACATCTTTTAACTTATTGCTGAATAAGAATGATAAACCAGCATTACTACCATCAGTAAACAGGTTTACTAATTGTTCTGCAGTGTTTGGATCATAGTATTCTTTAATCAAGAATGAGTTTAATGTAGCCATATCCACAGATACACCTGCTCTACCCAAAAGTGATAATATATGTTCCTTTATTTTGATGACATTAGCTTCTACGTACTCTTTATAAGTCTGACCATTCTTAAGCTTAGCATTTGGTTTATTTTTATAATTCTTGAGTAGATTATTAATCTTGTGGTAATCATCTAATAATAATTCTACATTGGTTTTATTATCAGTGGTTTTTAATGTGTAATTATTACCATCAAAATTTATTAACTCAGTCATCCTAAGTAAACCATAATTCCAACCTTCAATGATATTCTTAGAAATCTTATTTGCATTCTCATCCTTTACATACAAGTTAGTTTGATCATTACCATTAGTATTCTCAATCTTTTCAGACAAGATACCAATAAGTTTGTGTTTAGCTTTTCTAAAGGTATTTCTAAATTGAGTCTGTAAATTTTCTCTAGCTATTACTTGGGCTTCTGATTCTCCCGGAACAGTCTTTGATATCTTATACAATTCTCTGTACAATGTGTCAAAGATAGGTAATGATTTTGCACATTTAGCACACTTATTCATCATACCTTCAAACGTATTCTCTGAATGCAATTCATTGATAATGGTATTCCACGTAGAATCAAAATCAACCATAAGAGGTAAACCTGTAACAGGACTTAATACCGTTCTAGTTTTCTGTACTTTTGTAATAGTGCCATCTTCTTTTTTAACATCTGCCTCATAGAATTCTCTTTTAGGCATAGTAGCAATAAAGATTTTAATAGATGCCAAAGCATTATCTTTTACTGAGGTTTCTAATGACTCACGGATATATGTAGCCATTTGATCTCCTACAGCAGAACCTTCAGCTTTTTCATCTATTTCTTGGTCGATGTTTTCCTGTTTGTCTACAGCTCTGATTTGATATTCATTCAGTTTCCTTATAATTGCTGGTAAGAATACACTGTCAAAGGTTTCATATATTTCTTTTCTAGCCTCTCCTTGTTCTTTGGTGATCTTTCCGTTTTCTACAAGTTTATCTGTTAATGAAGGTTCTAAGGCACTCTTTAACAAACTATAATTTAAACCTGTTAAATCATCTCGCATCTTTATGTTATTCAAAGTAAATAAAGAAGCAACTAATGAATTAACACTTTCTTTAAATTGTGTATTTGTGATATTCTTGAAATTGTGACCACCCAGTTTAAATGGAGCTCCCGCACCTTTGTATGCATTTAAGAATTCCTGTACAGCTGCAGAATTCTGTTTAGATCTACTATAGTATCCCGTATTAATTCTATCAAAGATGTTATCAATAGTAGTATCAGTTCTCCAAACCCATTTACTAATAAAGTTTTTAATTGCTTTCCAAGCTCTTTTAACGATATTTAAATCAGGTTCAGCCTTATTCAACATGTACTGTCTAAAGTCTTCTGCAAGAGCTTCTTCAACGTCTTTATCAGTACCGATTAAACCAGTTCTATTTCTATAAGCTTCGTATATTTTACGACGTTCTTTAGGTGAAATAGTTAACAATGATATTCTATGATATGCTTCATGATATAAAGTACCTATTTCTGCGCCTTTCCACAGTAATGTAGAATCCTGTCTAACAAGACCCATAGCATACACATTGTTACCTAATGAGATAGCATCATCTACTATAGTAAGAGAATCGCTTTGGAAACCTAATTTCTTTTTGAACCATTCTATTTCCTCGTTAGACACCTCTTTAGTTACTTTACCAGTAAGACGTCTCATAGGAATATCAATGTCATCGTCTTCTATAGCAAACGGGTCAATTGTGCCATTCTTGGTAATTTCATTAATCTTTTTTGATTCTTCTGTTAATTCTTCTGGCTCTACTGCAGAAGTACCTGTAGGGATATTGGCTACATTTTCAACCTTATTTTTAGTTTCTTCAATTGTCTTATCACTTTCTACTTTCTTAGATATAGTTTGAATATCGTCCGCATAAGCAAAAGAATCTTTGAACAATTGATCTTGTAAATCACTCTGGATTAAATTGTTTGTAACAAACAAACCCATTGTATACAAAGGGGTATGTTTTGTATTACCTAAGAAATCCTCTCTACGTAATATTACGCCAGGAATAGCGTCTTCCCATATATAAGAACTGTTTTTTGTAAACGCTTCTTTTAAGGAAGGTAAAGCATCACCTATAGGACTAAAGAAATTTTCTCTATTAGCTCTCCAGTGGAATCTCATCAAATCGTTAATAAGATCTTCCTTATCTTGAGAAGACATATTACCTACAGGATAAGATTTTTCTCCTACTACAAGATCACCTTTTTCATTTATATAAAGCTGTTTCTTTTTCATCCAATTGAAAGTAGGAATATTGGATGTAACTCTGGTTTTATCACCAAAGCGAACCATAAAGTCAATCAATTCCCCAGCTACAATCTCTGTATTTTTGTAGTAAGACTCAGGAGAAGCTCCATAATTCAAAAGCAAATCTGCAAGAAACTCAGCTTGTTTTCTATCAAATCTTTGTAAATTAACTTGTACTGGTATTTCCGAATTATTGAGTGTACTAGATTTAGGGGGATAAATAAACAGTTGACCACTACCGCCGGTACCATTCAATATTTCACCACCAGCACCAAGAATCAGACTGTCAGAAATAATACCATTACTAATACCAAAGGTTACATTTTCTGGAGTAATATCATACATATTGCTCGGAAAAGCAAAACCTTTTACTTCTTGTACAGGTCTAAATACCGCTTTCTGACCATTTCTATTTACATTATATCTACCTCTAGTTCTACTGATAGTACTTGGTACAATAGTTTCATTTTCTGTCTTATTTTCAATAGCAGTAATGATTGCGTTTCTAAATGATTTTAAGTCATTTATAGAAATCTCATTAGCTTGTTCAATTGTGTTAAGCTCTTCTGCTGTAGCACTGTTACGAATACCTGCAATATCTGCATCAAATTTAGTTCTAGCTCCTTTAGGAGTCTTAAGTGCTAAAGCATACTTACCTGTAGGATGTTCTACACTTAATATAATAGAAGCACTATCATATGTAGCTTTATCACCTTTTTTATATGGCTTACTACCTTTTTCAGTGTAAGATTCATTAATAATAAATTCACAGAAACTGTCTGTAAAGAAATTAGGATCTTTGATTCTTTCTGCTAATTCTTTACCAGACTTGTAACCTGGTAATATAGGAGTAGTAGAATCTGGTGAGAAGAATAGTGTGTGTGATACAGTGTCTTTGGCTAATTCTTCTATTTCTAAAGAATCTTCATATTCTCTAGACTCAGAATCCATATCCGTTTTATTATCATATTTCTGTTCAGTAGCTAATTTCCTTTTAGCTTGTTCAACTTTTTGTTCTACAGTAATATCTGGAGTAATAGTATCTACTGTTTGCGATACCTTTTTATCTTCATCTGTAGCAGCAGCTAAAGGATCTGCATCAGCATTAGCAGCTGCTCTCAAATCCTTATCTGTAGCAAAAGCAAACTCTTCATCCTCTTCTTCAACATCTTCTACTACTGGAGTTTTTGTCTTACTTTCTTCTGCAATCCTTTTACGTTCTGCTTCAAATTCTGCAGCTAGTTCTTCCAAACTCTTTGTAGGGAATTCTTCATCACGTTTAGTTGCTGGTTCTGTTTTTTCTTCAGGCCGCGTTTCAGGCGTTGCTTCAGGAATGGTAGGTTCTGGTGCAGGTATTTCTGTATTTACTTTGGATTTTGCTCTAGAATCCATTACAGGAGATTGTGGTTTTTCAACTTCTTCTCTTTGTACTTCTGGAGCAATTTTACTTGCTGCTACAGTTTCATTGTTATCTGTACCATTATTAGCTACTTCTTTTTCTGTAGAAGCTATATCTTGTTCAACAATTTGTTTAGCATTATCTTCTGCTATTCTACTAGATTCGTCAGAATTGTTCAGATAATTCTCAATCCTTTTTTTGATATTATTTAATACCTTTTTCTTTGATTTATCTGTAGCTTTGTCAAAACTAGTAAGTTTGCCGTCTTCCAGAGTATTACCAAATATCTCATTCATTTTATGCTCTGCTACCAAAGCATCATGCTGAGCTAACATTAAGTTTGCATAGCTATCTACACCTGTCTGCATGACATGAGGGGCAGCTACAAAATCTGTACTAAATTTTGTATCAGCAGCCACTTGAGCCAATTGACTATCAATGTTTTTAATGGCCTTTGGTATAGTCTTTAGAATAGATTTAGCTACAGAATTATCACCATTAGTAATACCAAATTTAGATTTACCATCTTCTGCTGGAGCTTCAATTGCATTTTTTAATTCCTGCAGAGCTTCTTTCTGTACATTTAGTTTAGTTAAAGTAATAGCTGCTAGCTTTTCTTCTGGAGTGTAATTACTCAATAAAGCATCTTCAGAAAGATCTGCATACAATTTATTATCTGCATCCTGAGCTGCTTTTGCATTGTTTACAGCTTCTTGTAAATCTAATTGAGCTACATGCTGTAAACCAATTAATGTATTATATTCTGTAGTACCTGCAGAATAACCTAACTGTTTACCAATGTTCTTAGTAGTCTTAGACTTAGCTAAGTTAAATACATTATTCGCAGTTTTGATTTCAGCATTTATATCTTCCTCAGTAAGACCATCAGGCATATGATATTTAAAATTCTCTAATACTTCAAGTACACTATCTTTGTAATTGAGCATAGATTTTGATGCTCTGTCTGCGTATGTCACAGCTTTATTCATAGCATCTTTCTTAGCTATGTTATCTGCTACCATATCTCTAACAAACGTATTGGCAACGAAGTCTTTACGCATATCAATACCAGCGTGATATGCAGTAGTAGGACCACCTAAATACATACCTAATGCAAAACCACCTTTTACATCATTCCAGAATTGAGGATCATTAGCTAATTCTGATTCAGTATCTATTCCTGATAAGATCTTTGCAGTACGATAATTAGCTTCAGCTAACCCAAGTAATGATGAGAATACGCCAGAAGAATCTTTATCATACTGATTATGAATGTAATCGTAGTCAAATATATCCTGATTACCTTCTTCAAAAGCTTCACCAGTAGCAGCAAAACCCATACGAGCTAGAGCTTTAGCACCCTTGCTCAACATGTTCATTTTAGGACTATTATAAGCCAATCTAGCATTAAATCCAGTGTAAGCATCAATAAGCTTATTGTAGTTCTTAGTAGCAGTGTCAGACAGTTTAACTAAAGGTTTTAATGCACCTGCTATAGGTTTAGTTATAATCTTACCCATAGCCTTACCTAATGGAGCAAATATCAAAGCTGATTGTGCTACATCCATTGCAGACAAAGCCATGTTATTATTGTAAACATTTTCTAAGCCATTATCTGCTGAATCTTTTAAAGAGTTTAGAACTTCATCGGAGATTTTAATCTCTCCAGATAAAGTTCTATCTATAATTTCATCATCTGAAATCTTTGTAACATCTATATTAGGATTCTGTTGTTTCAATTGATCTCTACCCATTTGAACATAATCCTGGATAGATACACCTTTACTTTCAAGATCCTTTTCAATTTTAGAACGATAAGCTCCATATACTTGCGCTAATGATTCTCTATGTCTACTATAGATATTACCTGCCAAACTTATCGCTGCCGCAGTAATAGCTGATCCCCAACCAATAAGATTAGATACTGCACCAGCACCAGGAACAACATTTAATGCACCAGTAGTAGCATAATGTCTACCGAGATATAAAGCACCTGTTGCTAATGCATCAGCCACATAAGAGCCAATTGTAGACATAGAAGAACCTGTTAAACCAGGACCAGCGTACAATATATAATCAGAATCATAGAAAGGCTTATCTTGAGCTTTTTGTTCTTTTATTTGAAATCTAGCAGAAGGTTTATACTTTTCAGATCTAGATGTAATAGAATCATAATAATCCTGAATATTCTTGTTTACTTCGGACTGTTCATTTACCCACCAGTCTCTTACCCCATTTAAGTATTCAATTCTCTTATCAACATCTGTACCTTCTGAATCATTGTACTTTGCTAATATTGCATTATACTTTTCAGAATTGGCTTCTAAATTGTTTTTAAGAATTTCATATTGCTGTAAGGTGTTTTGATACTCTTGAGAATTCTTATCCATAGTAGGTAAGACATTTTCAAGATTCAAAAGCATTTTCTTATCATTCAAGTATTGTAATTCATAATCAATATCTTCAATGACAGGATTAATATCTTTTACTAATTTAGCTCTCTCAGACATTAAATTGATCTGATCTCTATTATTAGCAAAAGTAGTCCAAGCATCTCTTAAATAACTCTTATCCTTTAAGGTTTCCTCTGGAGTTTCCTTATTTAACAGATATGCGTATTCATAATCATCTAATGGAGTTGTTTCTAAGTTCCTATCATAACCTGTTTTAATATTAGTGATAGGAGAATACTGAGCATTGACCGTATCCATAGCCTTACCTAATAAGGCTGCTTTGCTAGGTGTATTGTCAGTAGGATATTGACCTAATATAGATTTTTCCATATATTATTGTAATAAACTGTTTATTAAACTATCATAAGCATCAGTAAATGATTGCTCATAATTATCATTCTGTAATTTTGAACCACCATGAATATCATTAACTTCTTGATCAAATGTCATTCTAGTCATACCATGTGGATCAATTGGCTCCATTGTATCAAATGTAAAATATTCACCAGTTAATGGTACATTCCCACCATAAGCATCATTGTAATCTTTTTTATCAATAGGCTTGACATTTAAACCTGTTTCTGCGGATATACCCATTGAATTACTAACCATAGATTTAAAGCTATCTACATCATATCCAGCATTCTTAATAGCTTGTAAAGGTATTCTTACACTTACTCTCTGCATTAATTGAGGAATGCCATCTACCACTGATGACATAATTCTACCTCTAGGAGTTTTAATAACATCTTTGAATACTCCAGATTTTAAATCTTCTGCAAAGTTTCTTTCTAATCCATTTGTAGTTTCTACATTGTATTTAATAGAAGGAACCTTCATGATTTTATTTACAAAATCAGTAGCTAATATTAAACCACCTGTGTCTGGTGTAACATATCCTTTAGTTACTGAACCGCCTAAATTAATATCAATTTCATTAGAACTCTTAACTTTATTGTAACTATTAAGAATCATACCAGAAGAAGGGTATGTAATATCGTTCAGTACTCTAGTAGCTGCATCGTAATACTGAGGTAATTTATCAGCTCTTACTCCAGTTTTAGGAAATATTTCTCCAGCTTTAGTTGCAAACAGGTTAGCAATATCATTAGCAGTTGCATCTGACATTTCTTTTCCATAATCCTTTACTAAGGAATTATATTCTTCTGGAGTAATATTACCAGACATTAAGGCTGATGCGGCTTCTTGGAATTTATTAGTTACAAATCTAGTTTGTGAATATACTGGACTATTTTCTAACTGACGTTTTTCAAATACTACTGCGTCATTATACAGCTTTTTATAAGCGTCAGGGTAATCTACAGATTCTTTTTCTGTACCTTTCTTTTTCAATTTAGCGGTTTCTAATGCTTGCTTATATTTCAACGCTTGCATAGCATAAGGATCTACGGTGGGGTTTTTACGAATGTATTCTTGATTATCTGTATAAGCTTTTTGCATGAAAGCATTAGCTGCATCCTCTTCTGTTGATCCAGGATGATTTCTCATCCATGTTTGCATATGCATTTGTGCTTGTGGTGTAGATAATATTCCACTTCTATTAGCATCCAGTATGTCTTTAATTTGCTGTCCTGTAACACCAGTCCAAATAAATCCACCTTCTCTACCAAGATAGCTATCCTTCAAATTATTTACATATTCGTTAGTTAAATCTTTTATAGAAGAATAAGCTAAAGGAACTTCGTTGAATAATCCTGAAGTAGTAGTATCCCAGTTAGTAAAATCTCTATCATGCCATAGTGGATTATATTTGTCGTGTAGCATTAAAATTTGAACTTGCTTTGCGTACTCATCAAAATTGGCAGCATTCTGTTTTAATGTGGAAAGCTTAGCTCTATCTACATTGTTTATTGCAGACTGTAAAGCCATTTGCCATTCCATACTCTTTATTGCTTCTGGATTCTTAGCAGCTTGATCAATAATCGGAAGTACTTTACCTCTAGTTTCTGCATCCCACGTTTGCATATCTTTCATAGACCTAGAACGAAATTCCGCCCACGTATTTGCAGCAGTTCTATAATCTGCTAAAGCTTTGTCAACTCTTTCATTTGCCTGCTTACCCAATGTGTATAATTGTTCAAAAGGAATTGGAACATAGGTGTCTATAAATTGAGCTTGTGCAGGATTGTCATATCTATTTACTGCCATAATTATACTGTTAAACTATCAACTAAACTATTTACTGTACCATATCTTAAGAAATTCTGTAAGTAAGGTAATATCTGACGATCTCTACGTGCTTGATTACGCATCTTTTCTTTAGTCTGAGACCATTGACCTAACTGACTGGCAGCAGTAGCACCAAAGTTTCTTGCAGCAGCTCTATTGCGAGCATTTAAATCATTAGTAAGTACAGTGTTCTGTACATATTGCTGACCTAAATTGTTCATCATATTTGCGTATTCACCTAAGTATTGATTATTAGCATTATCTCTATTAGCGTATACTGAAGCATTCTGAGCATATTCCCCAGTAGCTAATTGATTACCGTATGCTAAGTTCATACCAGTGTTAGGATTGAGTCTAGCCATGTTGTTACGAGCAATTGCTCTAGATCTTCTATTAGCTGCAAGAGTAGGTTCTATATTAATTCTACGACTAGCCATTGCTCTGTTAATAGCTCCAGAGTAAGGATTAAGAACCTGATCTTCTACTTCAGGTTTACGTCTACTTTGAACCCAATTGTATAACACAGGAGATAAACCAGACAGACTATCAAATGATGGTTTGTCTTTTGTATTGGAACTTTTAGGAGCCGCTGGAAGTCCTGCATTAATTTTTTCTGCAGTAGGTTTATTGGCTACCATACCCAAAGACGGTGCTTGTAATAATTCTGGAACAGGCGCTTTAATAAATACTTCGTCAGGTTTATTAGTAGGAATTTTAGATTTTGTGGATGTTGTCTTAACTGTATTTGTAGGTTTTGATACAGCAACTGCACCAGGTAATAGTACTTCAGGCAAATCGTATATAGGTTCATTTACACCTACAGGAATTGTTTCCCCAGTAATAGGGTTTACGCCTTGTGTAGATACAGCTTCTCCATAAGGGGCTGCAGTCATACTAGAATTAGTAGAATTCCAATACTTTCTGCTACCTAAACCACCTCGTTGATTTAAACTATTTACGTCGAATGCTTCATTCATCGCACTATTGGCAGTTGTAGCTTTTGCTGGTTCTGTAAAGAACTTTTTTAAAGCATCAGCATAAATACCAAAAGCTTCACCACTCAATAAAGGTATTTCTTTACCCAGTTTTCTAGATTTACCATCTTCATATGCCGGTATTCCTTTTACTTTGGGTTTAATACCCTTCTTAGCTTTAACTGCTTCTTGTTCTGTAAGCAATTGTTCATACATTGCATTTGCATTTATCTGATTTAATCTATCAGTATTGCGAGCAAATCTATCTTTTCCTTTACTTCTTTTAGTCATGTTAACTAATTTTTTACCTTCTTGTGCAAATGTTTTATTTGTACCAGGTCTTTTGATTCTATCAGATAGAACAGATTCAAGATTAGAAGCATCTATTAAATGATTATCTGTACCTGGTTTACTATTAGGTACTTGTGCAATATTACCAAAGTCATCTCTTATTACTTCATTATTATCCACATAAGCTAAATCTGGTAATATACCACCATTTTCAAAAGTGTAAGCTAAAGAGTTATCATTCCAATATTCTTGTTCAAGTGTGGCTGCATTACCTTTCCCCATTGCTACTTCTTTAGCATTTGCTTTAATACGTTTTTGCTTATTAATTGCATTCTTTCTAAAGATACTTGATACAAGGTTTCCAACACCACCTACAGCTCCACCTATAGCTGTACCAATACCAGGAAGGATAGCAGAGCCTACAGAAGCACCTTTGGCAGCACCCCCTAGAGTACTGCCAACAATATCTGCACCAGATCCTTCTTCTGTAAAGCCTTGTAAACCAGCTCCCAATATAGAAGCAATTTCTAAACCTTGATCTATACCAAAAGCGTAAGCTGGAACTTTCTTTTTATTTATTTTCTTTTTCATATTATATCAATGAATATCTGTATGCTGTACTAATATAAGGAACTTTAAATGTATTACCACCATTGCAATCATATTTGTAATGACAGATTAAATATTTCCCTTTCATTCTATCTCTATAAGATTTGTTTACTAACTCTTCAGCCTCATTTAATTCTCTACTACTACGAGGAATACAGAATTTATAAGTATCCTCTCTATAATCTATATCATCCTGAGTAAGAGTGAAACTAGTTTGTCTTTTAGTTTCAAAGTAGATGTTATCAAAGTTAGTATCGTAAGTAAAGTCACCACCATATTCAACATTATCAAATGTTTTAGTTTGAGGGTACTTATCATTTACTATAAATCTAACATAAGATATCTTATCTTTGCCAGTAAACATATCTAATTCATTACCTGAGTTATACTTATATACAGCTAAATTCTTATATATCATTAGTTTATCTGTAAATTCAGCATACCAATCAGGTCTATAAGTATAGAATGAAGTAAAAGCTCCAACTTGTTCATTAAACACTAAAGTCTTATCTTCTAGAGTAAGAAGAACTTCATTGTATTTCTTATCATATACAGATATAGGATCATTTGTAATTATATCCTTATTATCGTGTAAATAAGATTGTACACCTTTTAATTTAGATACCGTACGTAATTGATTATCAAAACCACATATTTCATTTCTATCGGCATCATACCAATATACTGTACTATCTGATTGTGTTGCAGTTCTTAATTGATTCTCTTTAGAACCATTCTTAGTAGTAAAGTAATCAAACCTAGTTAATACACCCCCTGTACCTAACGTAAGTGCACCTGCATTATTATCTTGGATAAGAGAACGTTCATTTACAGCAAGTGTGCCAAAAGCGTCAGTTTGCCAGAACAACAAGTTATTCTTAAATAACTTTAAATTATTTATAGAACCAAATCTGGTATCAACATCCAAGTAATTAGCAACTCTAAATTTAGTCCATGAATCAGTTACTTCCAAGTTAGTTTTAGGTTCTGAGTTCATTACCCTAGTATCTGTATGTAAATTATCTATACTATAGATTGATTTACTAACATAGTTTTTAGCTCTAGGTTGAGCAGAATAAGCATCATTATAAGCATATAATGGCGTATTCTGAACATATATAGAACCTACTTGTACAATATCATTCTCTACAAAATGGTTTGCATAGCCTGTACCAGATTCATAGGTTTTAGCTGTACCTACAGTATCAGTTCTCAATGAAAGATTAATAGAAGACTCTAATGGTATATAAGCACCATTATATGCTCTAATTCTTTCATTATCTGGTTGTTCATAATTATCACTAGCATTATGATATGCAAACATACAATTAGCATAATCTAATACACCAACGTATGTATCACCACCAAATACGTTTACTTTAGTATTACTATTGTCTTTCGCATTGACATAAGATCCTGTACTTATATATACAGAGTTCTGTCTTGTAGCATAACTATTACCACCATAAGGTGTTACAGATTGTCTTAAATTGGCAATGAGAATTGTATTAGCACTTTCTGGTCCAGCAGCTAATTCTGGTACTTCTCCAACCATAGTGTTACGAGAAGTCATATCTGTACTCTGGAATATTGCACATACTCCATGAGGTCCAACCTTCCTAACATTATTATCGTCATAATCATTAGCCTTAGATGTATCTCCATATACCCAGTTATAATACACCATGCTACCTACATTGGTAGCTTTAGTTTTCCACGCATCATCATCTAAGTCAAATGGATCTGTATTAGTAGCAATTGTAATGTCTTGAATTGATGCAGAATTATATCCCCCTGTAGTAATTTTATTGTAATACTTAGCTAAAGTAGCATCATACCATGATTCTGCACCCATATAGATTGCATTGTTTGCAGTAGACTGTTTTATAGAATCACCTATAGCCGTAACCGAAGTATAAGCCCAACCGCTATTCTTAGCCCAACTAGTACCAGTATTTGAGGTTATATTCTTTAAATCATGTTTTGAAGCTTTTGCTCCAACCAATACTTTGACTTTATCACCATTGGGTACAACCTTATCATTCGCAGGAGTACCATTACCCATAGATTCATCAGGAGATATTGAAGATCTTAGTCTATATATACCTTTAATCTCTGTAGCTCTACCTGTTACTTCAGATGCATTTGTTCTATTAACACATATTTCTGGTGATATGAATAAGAAATATTCATTAGCATTCTGACTACTAAAGTCAAAAGCATGTGCATATTTATTATTTTGTGACACCATACCGTGAGAAGTAGAATAAGTAAGATATGGAAAAGCAGTTAATTGATTTGTATTATCATAATTACAAACACAACTAACAGCCCCTTGCATCAATATTGTTCTATCTGAAATAGTTCTTTCACATCTTACAATCTCATAACCAGTAATCTTCTTACTTTGGATTAAATCACTTGGTATATTAACTGTGAATTGCACACCTAATGGGTGTGTAACTACTTCTAGGCTATTAGTGGTATTACCACCAATGTCTACTCGCATACCTGAAGTAAAGATGTTATAACCAGGTGCACTAGCTTTAGGCATTCTAATATCAGCAATCCAATGAGCTGAAGATGCTACATTCTCTTCATTATAGAATACAATAGCAAAACGATATATTTCATCTCTCATGTAGCTTCTTACCATTGATTCTACTTCACTATTACTATAGTTTAATATCTTAGCAGTAGCATCAGCAAATTGCAAAGAACCTGCATCTGACCAAGAACCATCTTCCTCAATATTGTATAAATCTAGAGTAGCTGTAGAACGTGCTTTAGAATTTAATGAGAAAGAATCTTCAGCATAACCCGTCCTAGATGTAGGGGCATCGCTTTCAATTAGATTTGTTTTTATAAATCTATATGAAATATTTTTACCTATACCACCATATACATACTTACCTGTAGCATCTGGAGCATATAAATACTGACTATTATCATCATAGTTTGCAGGACAAATACAGTCGTGATTAGTTGGTATATCTTTAGTACTTATTTCTGAAGTAGAAAATGTTATAGAGTTTTGTCCAGATGTAGAAGTTAATAATATTTGACCATTCTTATTGCATCTGTATGCTCTAGCATCAAATTCTTCATCACTAATATCCCAAGTCTGTTCAGTGATATTAGCCGCAAATAACATATTGTCTTTAGATTCTATTACTTTGGGAGTAAACAAATAAGTACTTAAACCATTGAATTCTTCTAGAGTAAGCTCATCGATAACTGAACCACCTTTATCTTCATAAACTAAAGTATTATTTGAAATACTTATTTCATCTATCACTGTAATAACGGGTTCTGCAGTATTACTAGAGTAATATAGAGAGATTATTCTAGCTCTACTAAAAGAGTTAGTATCCACAGTAGTTTGTAGTTTAATGGATCTATTAGTAGTTTCTTCTTTAGAACTACCATAGATATCTTGGCTATTGGTGTTTTCTAAACTCCTAGATACTGTAATAATTGGAGATAAAACAGATATAGACGTTTCAGATGTTCTGGGATTAAATAGTTGATAGCAATATTGATACTTACCGGCTTTCAATCCACCTGTACCTAAACCTTTAAAGAATAAAGGTGGTAATTGACTCTTTGGTGATATATTTAAAGAGTCTACATTAAGATTAGGATGAGTTGTGGCTACATTTAATACTCTAATCTGATGTACCCCATCACACCAGTATATCTTAACTAAATCATCAGATTCCCATTTACAAACACTACTAACAGCATAATGACCATCTATAATAGGAATATCCAATGCTACATTGGACGCTACTGTAGTCACTATAGGTTCAGTTTCAGATGCACCAAAATCGTATCTATATATATTGAAGTTACTACCTTTCTTAGTAAACACAATTGCCCAATCCCTAATTGTATTTGTATGGATTATTGTTTCACCATTCAATGTCAATGTAGGATTGAGCTTACGAACGCCTTCAATATTCTGCATTACTCCAGTAGAACTATTATCATTGGCAATAATACGTATATTTTCTGCCCATTGATACTGGTCTGAACTTATGACTGAATAATCTAAGTCACAATTCATACCTTTTGTCCACGTATTTGTTTGTCTTTGTGCATTCATTATGTAGTAGCATTATAAATTATTTGACGTTCCCCAGTATGACTATAAAAAGAATTATGGTCTCTAAATTCAGGTACAATTTTATTCCAATTGTTTTTTATAGATTCTAGACCATCTTCATTAGGCATCAATGCTTCAGCATACGCTTGATTCCTATAGAAGTTCCAAGATCTACGAATATCATAATACACTTCCCTATTCATTCTGCCATTAAGATACTCTGGGTATTTCATTTTCATTGTGACATACCAGTATAAAGCTTCAGTATATGAGGTCATGTCTGGTATTAAAGCATAACCTTCTTCATCTGTATAAATACCACTGTATGATAGCTTAAGATAACCACATGGAGCGTTGCACATAATATAACCAGGTTTAACAGTATATTGTATACCTAAACTTGGATTTGCTGTATCAAAATGAAAAGCTTGATGATCACCTATAGTGTGTTGGTTAATTAAATTAGATACTATAGTTCTAAGATTTTGATTTGTATTAAGCATTTCAATTGCTTCGGTTTTATCTATATTACCATACATATCTACCACTAGATTCACCATCACATCATTCTGTACAATCATATTTGGATCGCAGTGTTCACATTTACAATCATGTCTACATTCCTTAGTATGCCCAAAATGATCACAACAATCACAACAGCAATCGTCATGATCCCATACAGCAAATGAGCCTGTGGCTTTTCTAGTTGGAAACCACGGTCCATCACAATTAAATGAATACGCTACTTGATGAAGCTGATGTAAATCACATGGTATCTGAGCTTGATGATTATGTATTTCTACAGTCTTTACCTTAGGTTCTAATTGTATAACTGCACCAATTTTTTCCATTCCTTCAGCAATCCATTCTCGTATATCGGTGATCTTTATATCATCTTCTTTTAAATCAAGATCTGCGATTATCTTAGCTATGACAGTTTTTGTTGATGTTAATTTCGTTATCATAGTCTTCTTACAATTCTATGTAATCTCTTACATGATTCTTTAATATTTGTGCCAGATGTCTCTTGTTATCTCTTGTCATTATCAATTGATATTTTGTTTTATTCTTAGTAAGCATATTTTGCTTATTCCAATAAAAACGATATTTGTATCCCCCAGTATGTTCATTCAAATGGTATATGATCTTATCATACTTCTTACTTTCAGCATAATCCATTCTCAAACTTTTACCAGTATATTCTTTAGGTTTATGCTTTACTATGGATAATGTACCCATTCTACAAGGTAATCTGACTTCTTTTCCGTTTTCAATTATCTCGTCTCTTAAGTATCTAAAGTAGTCTGAAACAATTTGTCTAAATACTTTATAAGAAACCTGATATAGTGGATTGTCTTCTACGTAATTACAATAACTATCATAGAAGTCAGCAATCGTATAAGCTTTTCTATTGTATTTAGTTTCTTGCATTCAGTTCGTTGTTGACGTCGTTTGTACTATTGTTCGTAGTGTCACTAGGGACTCGTAACATGATATTCAATTCTCTTTCAAATATCATTTGTTTAATCGTAGGTATCATATTTGCTGGCACTGGATATGGAGTATCATCTCTATCAAAACACTCACCAGCTTGGGTAGGGTCTTCTAATATACCTTCTATTTTAACATATTCTAAGTGTTCAGGACCAAGTATATACAGATGATTGCCTTTTATATAAGCAATGTAATCATTGCAAGTATATTTTCTACTTACTTGATATTTAGCTTTTGTTTCTGTACCTAATTGAATTAAATCACCATTCATATCTTTTACAGCAACTAAACCTAAACCAAAATGTAAGTCAATAAAATTAGGTATCTCTTCATCTGATTTGTAGTTATAACCACCAGTACAATTACTTACTTTGGATATATGTAAAGGTCCAATAGTTTGTACATACTCTGGATTTATATCTCTACCCTTATCTAGATCCTGTTTAATTAAATATGCTCTATATTGATGTATCCATTGCTCTATCTGTATACGGGATAGCTTTTCACTTTCGCTAACATCACTATCACGAACTTGAAGAAGGATTCCATCTATTATGGCATTTAAAGAATTAAGTTCTATTCTGTTCATCATAAATAATTTTGCAAAGTGTAACAAATTCATTCATAGGTAAATCCAATTTCATTCTGTTTACTATATCACACACAAGTTGTGTATTATCTTTAGTATAACCCTTGGTAGAATTAATTCTGTCTATACTTATATTGTATTTACAACGATCGTTATTAAAAACGAACAGCATAGGAAGTTTAGAAATATTACATAAACCTTTTTGTGTATTCCACAAATAATGCATAAAATCTAAATCAATATCAAATTCCAAACCTTTCTTAAAGGCTCTTTTCTTAGCTGCCATTAATCTGATTTTGAATATTTGATCTAATGCTTTTTCTGGATTATTATTTAGTTTTGTATAATACTTATCACGTTTTTTCTTTTCACAGTCTCTACAAAAATGTTTTTTTCCATTTCTATTTTCTGTACTTTGATGATTTCCAAATTCCTCAATATTTTTATATTGATTACAATTGGTACAATATAATTTATTATTTTTAAAAGGTGGTATGTGAAAAGTTTTATATCCTTTATCATAATGATTGATTACGTGTAAACATTGTTTACATCTAGTGGTATGACCATGTCTTGATTTACAATGATTATCACATCCAAACGCTGTTTCAATTTTCCATTGATTGCAATTACAACACTTGTAATACCAAGCGCCATCAATGTTTTTTCTGAATTTTTCAGGATCTTTCATATTTTAAATAGTTTCTACATATAATCCAACAAGGGCTGATAAATCATGTGTAAGAGGTTGTTCACTATTTCTTGTACCTAATGCTGAGTAACGTGCAATCATACCAGGTATAGATGGGAAATCATTATCGCCTTCTGAAGTAGGGGTATAAAGACCATATTTACGTTGAGCTTGTTCTTCCATTAATTTCCTGTATTGTTCATACCAAGACTTATAATCTAATACAGGACCTGCTACACTTATAAGCTTATCTGTATCTTCTACATGTGTTTCATAATGTTTCTTCATACTTATAAGTTATTTATTGTTATTGTTATTTGTTCTTTATTATCCATCGCCTTCTGAAGTAGGGGTATAAGCTTGTTATAAGCTACAGTAGAATTAGATATCCAATCTTCTTTCATACCATCCCAAGTACCTACCAGTATACATCCACTTGAATCTTTGGCGCTAGAATTGCCCGTATGGATACGTATACCTAAGAAGTGAGGTACATTGAGTATCTCAGGCATAATACGCTTAAAACGGTTAGAATAGCTTAATTTCACCTCATACGTACCAGCAGGTACAGCAGTATCCCCATACACCTTTTCCTTGCATTTACATGCAATTCCTTTAGGTGTATTAGGACATACTTCAGGTAATGGTCTTACTGGATCTTCAAGTGTATCACATAGATAAGCACCATCTACATATAACTCCCCAATAGTATATTCATTAGTACGAAATATTCTATCTAATCTGAGTTCCATTATACAGTAGGTGTTTCTAATGCAGCAACTCTCTCTTCTAAACCGTTTACTTTAAGAGTTAATGCAGTGATTAATTCTCTTACTTCAGAATCACTATAATTGGTCAAACTAGCAAGTTTATTCTTTTCCTCAGTAGTATAATCATTAGTAGAAAGACCTTTACCAGATACTTTATCTACCTTACCTTCAATAATTTCTGCATGATTGTTAATAACATCTATTAACTCAGGTAAGCTATCCATAATCTCAGGAGCATCACCAATTAAAGCATCAACCTTAGCTTCTATTTCATTCTCACGGCTAGTAGCTCTGTTTACTTCGGAAGTAAGATCATTTCTCAGAACTTTAATATCTGATGTAGCCTGATTATTAACATATTTCCATTCCTTACCATCAAAGTACTTTAAGTCACCGCCATTTGGATTAGATGCTAAATCAGCCCAATATTTAACTGATGCTGGATTTGGAGCAATTGTACTTGCTAATATATCATATTTGTTGTTATACATATTCATATTTATTTAAAATAAAAAAGGTTGACTAAATAGCCAACCTTTGTGTTTTAGATTTCAATTTGTTTCTCCTCAGATGAGGGGGTTTCTATTTTAACCTCTGGACGAACAGTAGTTACATTTTGTAAAAGTTCTTTAAGCTCTTTCACTTCAGCTTTTAATTCATCAAGTTCTTTGAAATCTTTTGTCACATTGGTTGTTATGTCCGGAGTTGTATTAAGTAATTTTAAGATGTCTTCACATCTCCTCATCTCTTCATCGTATTTTAATACGCTTTCCTTTTTAACTTTACAGTCATTATAGGATTGCTTAACCATATCTACAATTTGAGTTTTATTTGTAGCTATAGTAAGTCCGATGGTAGAATCGGTCATCATTGTTTTATCTTCAGATACTGACAGTTTCTTCTGCTCACCGTCACAAGAGATAACTAAATCTACAAGCTTACGCCTATTTTGCATAGGCATTGGGAATTGACCTGGTGGCAATGGTTCATCGTAGGGTTTTGATACACTTACTACTTTACCTAAACTGTATGTAGTACTCTTTTTAAAAGTACCTGTAATCTCGAGTACGTGTATATTTGTACCCGGCGTTAACTGTGAGAATGTCATATCTTTAAGTTTAAAAAGATATGGGCAGGTATTACTCGCTGCCCATATACTTAGTTAATATATATTAGGCAGCTGGAGCTGCAGCCACAGTGTAATGATTCATAACCTGAATAACATTATCGCATTTATTGTAATAAACCCAATATCTGTTACCAGCAGAGATTTCAGAACCAACTAATGGTGTGCTATCTCCTTTTACTACAGGTATATTGTTGTTATTTGAAGCGGTGCTTACTGAACCAGTAGTAGATACAAACACAGGAAGTGTTGCACTAGCAGTGGCAGGAGTATGTCTAACCTCTAATACAAACACACCTTCTCTAGGAAGTCTACACCACACTTTAGGACAGATACCCAGAACTGTAGATTCTGTTGAATCGCTTACGCTTATTGTATTGATTTTCGGTATTACTTGGTCTAAAATACGAACGGTATTGTTACGTCCAAAGTAAGGATTAAACATGAAAGGAAACATAATAACCTCCTTTCTTATTAAGCGCAACAGCTATCACCATAGCCATATCCATAACCATAACCTGTAAATCCACCATTACATCCGTACGGATTACATGTCAGGTATGCAGGAACTGGACAAGGTTTAATCTGATTTACAATATTCTGAGTCTGCTGTTGAGTAATGGCAGAAGTCTGCAATGCATTCTTTTCATCACGCAGAGCATCAATCTTATTCTGCATTTCTCTCATTTCTAACTGACAGAACTTATCATTGATCATTTGTGTCTGTGCATCGATCTTAGCGCCAATGATGTTGAATCTTGTAGCGTTTTCGCTAGACAGATTGTTAAATCCTGAAGTAATAGCATTCTGCAATGTATTAGTCTGTTGACAGATAGATAATCTATTATCAGCATTCATTTGAGTTAAATTCAGATTAACTGAATCAATAGAACGCTGAGTTGTGCAGCAGCAGTCACTAATAGCTTTGATTACATTGCAATCACCAGCATTAACAGCATTGATTACTCTTTCTGCAGAGAAACCTACTTCACCACCAACTTTACCAATTGCATTCTGAATAGAACACAATGCTGTGTCAATTGATTTAACGTCACAGTTCAAGTTAGTAGACAAGGTATTGATTGCATCCTTGTTACCGTTGATAGCCTGCATTAACAAATCAGTGTTGTTGTTCTGGTTACCCATAGCAGCTAAACGAGCGAAGTCAGAGTTGGTTTCAGCCTGGTTGCCACGACCGAAGCAGTTGCCACCCCATCCGCCCCACATCCAGAAGAGCACGATGATGAAAATCCACCACCAACCGCCATTGCCACCGAACATACCATTACCGTTGTTCATCATAGCCATCAAAGCAGCAGGATCAAAACCTTTATTAGCATTTTGCATCAAAGCAGCGATACCGGGGTCAATACCACCACGGTCTACAATTATTCTTTCGTTTTCTAACATAATGATTTATTTTTTAATTGATTTATTTATTTTGATAATTAGAAATATCTAACAGATGTGTTGCGAGAATCTCTGTCTCTTTTCATATCTTCTTCACGTCTATCTCTATCCATTCTATTTCTTTCAGGATAAGCATAACGATCAGAATATTCATATTCATCCTCTATTTCATATCTAGAGTAAGGATATGACATTCTACCGGAAGATCTTCTTTCTCTACCATATTTATAATCTGAATCATATTCACGATCATGAGACATATGTTCATATGCTTTATAATCATTATCTTCATCATCACACATTATATAAACATAGTAATGCCACATCTTGCCTTCTGAGATGTCTTTGTCACAAATCCAAGCTTTGGTAAGTTCTGCAAAATGTTTGGTACTAGCTCCACCAGTTATTGCTACAACAGCTTTATAAAAATCTGAGTAGATCATATTCATGGCTACATACCAGTCCCACTTATTGTGTTTCTCTGATTTTAAATTTATGCCCATTTGATTGGCAATGGACGTTGTCTCTTCAACTGTCCAATGAGGGCCTTTTGATCCATCCTCATTTTCCATGCCTTCTACTGCGTATTTAGCATGTTCCTCATCAAAGTGAGGGCCATTTATAGCTTCATATACATTAGCACAGAGTTCTGATTTAAGTATTCTGAAGCCCTTTTCCAACAGATTATCTTCATGTTTATCCATAGCTTTACCCAATTTAGTTAAAGCTTCTGTTGGGGAAGGATGGCGTTTAATTTGATCTAATATTCTACTTAAATGCATAGTTTCAATTTATTTATTGATTAATATTAAATTGAAATATTTTGCAAATTACTTTGTAATTTTGATAATCCGAGTATCTAATACTCTTATTAAATCGTTAGAATTGATAATTTTGTAAGATTCGACTTTATCTTTTTTAAAGTCAAAATGTATTAACCGTTGAAACCAGTTTTTATATTTCTTTCTATATACTTTTTCTTCGGTTATAAATAAATCTTGATGATTATATATCTCTGGAATACAGGTTATAACTGAATCCATTCTATTTATTTTGATTGTAGTCAATGGATTTGACTGAAGTTCTACATTGAAGTTTCTATCTATAGGTATTGTTTTTACTATAGTATCTGTCAATACTGTGGACATACTCATTACTTCTTTTAACTTCTTATTCTTTATTTTAAGTTGATCTTGTGTTTTTGATAACTCTTGTATTAAACTATCTTTAGAATGTTTGAAATCTTCTATACTAAGTTTTAATACTCTATTTTCATTTTGTTTATTACTTAGGATTGATTGATAAGATTCAATATTATTACGAGCATCTCCCAATTCTTTATCCAATTTATTTACTTTATTTCTTAAAACATAATTGGATATTCCTAAGTAAGATATAATAGCTACTATCAATACTCTAAGATAATTCATATTACTTAATCTTTTTAACTAATTTCTTAATCTTTGGTAAATCTTCTTTATCAATAGTGATATCTAAGTACTTCTCGCCTTTTCTTTTAATGAACTTGCTGAATATTTTCCAAGGTCCAGTAGGATCTAATGTTTGTAGATTCTCTACCATTGACCATAGTTCTACACCAGCAACGAGACCAGCAAAGCCCTCAACTAAGTGCGCATCGATGGATGTCAATATATATTCATCTACTAGATGACCACAGCTTATCATTAATGAACTAAAGCAAAGCTTTTTAACAGTTGACCAAAACTTTCTAGATTGAATCTTTTCACCATTACTTAATGACACTCTAATACCTAATATCATATCAATAATTATTAGTATTCCTACTGCGACTATTGGTATCCAAATAGGTAAAAAGAATGTGCTTACAGCACTAGATAAAGCAGTACTAATGCAAGTAAAAAATTTAATCGGACCATCATTTATTAGTTCTTTAAAATAATTCACTGTTGATACACTTGAGGCTTTTATTATAATATCGTTTATATATCTAAACATGATTGAAGATTTGTGAGACTTTGAAAAAACAAAACGCTAGACAATCTAAAAGAATGCTAGCGTTCTGAAAATTATATGATACTTAGAGCTTGATATATAAAGTAAACGATTATATTAAATAAAGGTTCCTCTTATAAAGAGGACTATTACATACCTAATAGCGGTTATTAGATGATAACTATTTATTTGATTTTTTGTACAATCGTGGGCAAGTCTTTCAAGTCGTTCGGATAACCTGTAACGGTTGTCAGAATGCAGAGATAGATCACACCGTATTGTTCATAATATTTGTCTTTCTTGAATGCCATACCCTGCACGTATGGAATAGGATCATCAAGCGTGCCTGCGTGCTCAGCTTCAACGATCTTATACAGTGAAGCAGTTTCTATGCCCGGTTTCCAGTCGGCTTGCAGCTTGTGCTTTTGTATCACTTCAAACAAAGTGTCACTTTCTCCTTCCACTACTCGAAGCCGGAAGCCTATTTCAACTTCTTTGCCAAACTCCGCATCTTTCTCACCCCAAATGGGGAATAAGACCTGCATTTCCAACGCTTGGCTGGCTGTGAGAGACACGCTGTTCATCATCGCACGGGCAAAGGTCACTGCCTGCGCTTCCGGGGATTTAGCAATTGCCTTATCTACTTTAGTTTGCAAGGCTGCCGTTGTCGTTCGGATCACTTCGGGATACCCCGTCACCTCAATCGCTTCTACATCTTCCACTGTCTCGGCAGCTTCAATATCAGAGAGTAACTTTTCTGATAGACCTATACAGATATCATTATAGTCTGCCATCTCATTGAGAGCTTCCAATAACAGAGATGATTTATACGAATTCCCGTTTACTTCAACCGTATCTTTTCGGGCACACTGGTCTTTTAGAGACAAACGGTCGTATGTATATACATCGTTGTCCTCTATGTAATAGTGCCGGTAGTCGGTGTTGTAGACTTCCTGACGCTTCAAGTCTTTTGCAGTTTGAAGTTTTTCTTCCGGTGTCGGTTCGGGAATGGGTGTCAATTGCATATTGAACACTTCTTCTACGGATGCACCTTCGTTTGCCTCTTTAAAGGCAATCTGTTCTTCTGTCAGCAAAACGTACTTTCCTGCAACATAATCCTCCCATGTCGTGCCGATATCGTTGTTTGCTGTATCAAGCTTTTCCGGCATTGTGACATATATGTTTGCTGCGTCTTTTTGTATATATATATATTTACTCATATCACTTATATTTGTTTTATTCTTCGTAAGCCCAATATCGGATCAGGACAGTGCCATCACCGCCTTTCGTCGATTTTCCCGATGCATTTCCCCCAGCTCCACCACCGTAGCCGCCACCACCAAGTCCGGCACTCCAGCCAGAAGCCAAAGAACTACTTTCATTACTGCCTTCGCCACTCCCTTCTGTATAATCTGATGTTCCCGGCTGAGATGTCTCCCCGCCTGATTTATTATAGGAGCTTGCCCCACCTGCTGCATTCCTTTTACCATTAGATTCCCCAAAATCACGCGTCGTATGTCCTTGCCCCGATGTTCCACCACTGCCTGTACCATCTGAGCCTCCGACCGAATGAGTAGATCTACCTACCCCTACACCTCCCGAACCACCATTTCCGTCTCCATTCCATTGAGACAGATGGCCTCCTTCAGCCCGGTAAAGCGAACTCATAAACTGTGAATATCCCCCATTTGCGCCACGAACTCCTGCACCAACTATAATTTCAATAGTTTGTCCTGGTGTAACAGTTATCGCGTTGCCATCTCTATATCCAGCGGTATCCTTCTTATATGTTTTAGTATAGCCACCTCCACCGCCTCCAGGAACTCCGAATATTGAATTATGTGAACATCCACCCCCAGCACCTACAAGAAACACATCCACCTCCGTGCATCCCGGTGGAACCGTCCAGGTGTAATTCCCTGCCGGGTAAAACCTTTTTTGGAACAATACCAACTTCTTATTCCCCATCGTCCTTCTTCTCAACATATCAATCCTGCTCTTTAACGGTTATTGAATACATGACACCACTCGTGGCGATCTTCAAGATGGACATCTCGAAAGGCACGCCGGAAGTAGTGATAATAGAACTACCGGACATTGATCTAAAACTGCCAGTAGTAGGGATAGGCTGCGTAAAAGAAGCGGTAGGATTACAATCAAGATATATCTCTTCGCCTACATTCAGTGCCCTTGCAGACTCATTTATCGATAGGTTTGAAGCGGAGGATAGGATAGCCCTAACCAACCTCTTGTTTGTTGGTATATTCGCAAGAGTTGTGACAGCATTACTCCCTGTGCCGAAGTTTACTATATCATCCACCCTCTTCTTGTCCTCCGTCGACATATACCCCGCTGTGGTGAGGGTTGCGATAGGGGGAGTGAGGTATTCACCGTTGTCGGAGAGGTACTTTGTACCGGAACCAGTATTTTGTAAACTTTGTTGATTAGATACTAAAGTATAGGTCTTGTTACTCTTATTAATATCTACGGTTATTATGTTCAACTTTATATGGCCATTATCGGGGTTTACCGCTAAAAAATCTGATGCAATACTATATGCTTCATCAGAAGCATTAATTGTTATCGGACCAAAGCCATCAGGGTCAGTCGCAATTCTTGCTGTTGTTATTCCTTTATTTACTGCATCAACTATCTTTTGATAGTTTTCATCTGATAATGTACCACTTTCACTTGGAAATAAAGTTATTAAGTCAAGGTACTGATTGCTAGCTATAATCTCTGACCATTGTTTATCTTTTCTACCATATGTTTTACCATCTGAAGGTGCATCAGGAAATTCTTCTATACCGTAATTGGGTAGTTTTACCCACTCTCCATCTTTCTTTACTTTTATTGTACCCATATTATACTAAAGTTACATAGTTATTTATTAAACTTGATAAATCATGTGAAAGTGGTATTTCACTATTCCTAATACATAAATACACTTTACTATTTTGTGTATAATATTTATCCTTAAACAATTCCATAGGTGGTGTATAAGGTATTGGATCTTCTAATGTACCAGCATGATCTTTATCAACCACTTTATACAAAGATGCTGTATCTACTCCAGGAATCCAATTCTCTTGTAAAGTATGATCCTGTATTACCTCATATAGTACATCTGAATTGTTTGTTACTACTCTAAATCTAAAACCCTTAGTAACAGAAGTACCATAAGAGGCATCTCCTTTTCCCCATACAGGATAAAGTGTTTTCATTTCTAAAGCTTTATCCGCAGTAAGTACTGAAGTGTTAATTATAGTTTTAATAAAGTTAATAGCTTGTACTTGTTCATTGTCAAATTGTCCTGTATTGACTACTGCCTTTATTTCATCATAAGAAGGATAATGATCAAATACGTGTTCATTATATTTGTAATGAACAATATTCTCTTCAGTCTCTTTATCACTATCTATTTGAACATCCCATCTTACTGCCCATTCATTTAAACCTAAGTATTCAACAGAAATAGGGATGCTATTACTATGTGCAATTCTTGTCATAACCTAATAATAAAATTTTAAGTTCTTTTATACTATTTGTTCCTGTAAATCTCTTCCATAAATTAAAACAGTTACCATATTTACACCATCCCCAGTAAGAAGCTAAGGATCTAAATTTCTTATTAAGATTAACATATCTGGTTTTCCTATAGAACTTTTTTTTCATATCTTTTCTTAATTTCATATGACTGTGTTTAAAAACATAGCCTAAGAAATCAACTCCTCTATCATCTACCGGATATATCTGCCAATCATGTTTTACTTCTAATTCAAGATATGAAGTCATATACTCCTTTATCTTTTGCAATGCCTGATGTAACTCTTTCTTATTAGAAGAAAGTAGAACCATATCATCACAATATCTGAAGTAATGTTTAATCTTTAACTCCTGCTTTACCCATCTATCAAACCATGTTAAATAAAGATTAGCAGCAAACTGTGATATATAATTACCAATAGGTAATCCTTTATCTGTAGAATAAATTATCTCAGATATTAAATTTAGAAACCTTTTATCTTTGAATATTCTATTAAATAGATCCATCATAATCTTTTGATCTACAGAAGGAAAGAATTTCTTTACATCCAGTTTCAAACAATATTTAGTATTCTTTGGATCTGTTTTTAATGCGTGTTTCAATCTTTTTACTGCTAAGTGAATACCTCTGCCTTTAATACAACTGTAAGTATCTGAAGTAAACCGCTTAACTAAATAAGATTCTATAACATTCATTATAGCGTGATGAGCTATACGGTCTGGAAAATAAGGTAACCTATATATTTCTCTTTCTTTATGACCTCTATCAGCAACAATAGTATAGATATCATATTCAGAAGTTTTATACGTACCTTCGATAAACATTCTTTGTAGTTTCAATAAATTCTCATGCGAATGTTTATCAAATTTAGCAATACCATAACGTTTGCTTTTATTAAGTCTTGCTTTTTTATCTGCTAGAACAAGATTGTTAAAATCGATAATTCTATTGAAAATATTACCAATGCGTTTCATTAGCTATTTTGGTGTTAGGACCCGTTCATCCAATACTACTAGGGTCCCTTCAAAGCACCTGTTATTTTTCACCAAGGGGTGAGGCTGATCTAATTTATACAATAAAAACTTCCAAAATTTCACTGTGAACTGATATTCGAATTCGAATTCGATGAATCATTATTAGCATTCGAATAGAAGACTCTGCAATTAGACTCATTGTCTGAATTACCTGACTTACTTTTTAATACATCTTCATCTAATCAAACCATTCTTTTAGATCCCGCCTTTGTTAATACTCTAGTTTTATAGGTTTATCCATTAAACCCAGGCTCTAACGCCAAAAATTCTTCTTTTGTTTTAACTACTATATTTCCATAAAAGCCCAACCGCGAACCGACAGACGAAGCCGAAGCCGACGAACCATAATGAGCAAGCGAACAGAAGACCCCGCAATAAGACCCATCGCCCGAATTACCCGACCTGAACAGAATTCTATTACCAGTATTCTGATAGTAGTAGTCAGCATAATAAGTAGTACTAGAACCACCGGAAGCACTAATAGGAGTAATATCCGCATATTCTCCATGCATTATTGTAGTAATGTATCCATTACTACTACCTGCGGTATTTGTGGGTCCATTACTTGTAATTCTTACATTAGTATATCCAGCAGAAGTTAATCCGTCAACATTTGTATCTACTTTTAAACCGCCATCATATACTATCCATTGCCTATCAATAATGTTTATACCTTGTACAGCTTCCCATTTACCATAATAACAATCTTCAAGACCCAAGAAACTACTACTTGCACCAATAAGTCCATCAGAATTACCTAACAATAATGTAGCACCAGTATTACCAGAATTATATGCTTTCGTACCACCGGAACAAGGTATGCTACTATTATTTGTACTTATATTCGTATTACCATATTTAGCACAGAATAAATTAGCAATAGTTTTATGGGCTCTATAATCAATCAATCCCCAATTTGAACCATTGGTTTGTGCTTGATTGAAAAAGGTTTCTATAGTTTGATTTCCAGTACTAGTCGTATTGGGTCTGCTGGTTAATTTACCGTCAGTATTATATGCTTCAAATACACCAATCAAACATTCTCTTTCTTCTTTATAAGAATCGGTAAGCTTTCTATCAGATATATACAATTTGAATTTACCTATACTCACTAGTTCTGTACGATAATAATATTTAGGGAAATGAACCATGTAATATACATAATGATAAGCACCAGTACGGTTAACAGTAGAACCATCTTCCCATTTATTACTATCCGTAGAATTTAAATAGGCAATAGCAGCAGAACCATCATCCTGAGGTAACGCTAAACATCTTTTAAATTTACTAGTAAGGTTAGTAATGATATCTAAATTACCACCTCTTTCTAGTGTAGTGGTACTTGTGGTTTCGTCAAATTGAACCCACATAGCGTGTGTTTCTTCTGCTAGAATCTTATAAGCTAGATTAACAGTTATATCTGAATACTCAGTTCCAGTATTCCCAGTCTGAATCTGTGGAGTATCGTAATTAGTTACTTCATCACCTTGGAAATGATACTCATAATTTTTAGGTAAAATAAAATTATGCGTACCTAAGCTAAGTGGATGTGTCCACATTGCAGGAGTTAAACTTACTACAGGAGTAATTGCACCTTCATCTGCTGTAATGTTTAAAGTTACTTTAGTACCATAGTAAGTATACGAAACATTCTGTGTAATACCGGTTGCTGTATGTGTCTCCTCCTCTGGAATATCATACTTCCTATAAGTAGTATCTGTGTTCACTATCACTTCCCGACCAGCAACAGTAAATTGCTTACCAGTTGGTACATTAAAAGTATAAGTTAAATTTCCTGATAATGATTCAGTTATTGCACCTGATATTGAAATACTAACATCATCTACAAATAATGTAGGATTATTACTAGTAACAACAAGTGTAACTATTGTAGTACTATAAGTTAAAGTTACATTTCTAGTATTACCTGCTGTAGCTGTAAACGATTGTACTTCTGGAGTAGAATAGCCTGTAATATCACTGCATGTGATAGTATAATTAGAATCCGCAGGAACAGTAATACTAAGTTCAGTTCCTTCCCATGTAAGTACTTTAGAAGTTTCACCATAAGCTATAGTAATAGTAACACCATTAATGTTAGAATCTGATAACTGATTACTTGCAACAGTTATTTTAACAGTTTCATCTTTAGGTGCTGCTTCTACTTCTACCCACGTTCCATTCTGTCTAGCATACTGTTTACCATCTTTAGGTGCTTCTGTAACTACTAATTCATCAAAAGTATTGTCTGACAAGTCAACCCATATTTCTTGTTCGCCATCAGGTTGTGTACCTTCGCTTATATATACTTCATCAGATATATCTGTTTTTAAAGCATACTCGTTGCCTTGTTTACCATCAAGTAAATCAGCATCTAAACCACTACCAATCCCATCCACTGTCTTTACTTTGGATAATATATCTGCTGCCGTATATGCAGAAGAATCTAATTTTGTATTAACCTGAGTAGTAGTAGCATAACCTTTTGCATTTAATTCAGTTTCAGTTACATATTCTTCAGGTACTGAAGTAAGATAATTGCCTTTTGGTTGATACGTACTAGCTGCATCAGTCTTAGTTAAATACCCATTAAGATCTACTGTTTCACTTAACTTATCCCAATCTGGAGTAGTTGAAGTAGCTACATAATTAGCTCCTGTATCCTCAAGATTATATACATCACCTATTGTTACATTGTCTTTAGGTAAAGCTTCATAATTAGCTACAGAACCTTTTACCTTATATACTGAACCTATGGCAGTATTAATCTTCTGATCTACTTGTTCCTCAGTAATAATAGTAGGTTTATTAAGTATCTGTGCATCTCCAGATTCAGCATTCCAGTCAGCATTAACATTTACTTCAGCTCCTGCAGCAATACCAGCTAATTTAGTCTTATCTTCAGTAGTATAATCCTCTGTACTTAACTGTTTATTAGATATTTTGTCTACTTTAGTATCTAACTCACTATCTACATAAGTTTTATCAGCTTTACCAGAGATTTGTTCAGTAACATCTACTGCTGCTACAGTATCATCTACATACTTCTTAGTGGCAGGATGATAATCTGCAGTAGGTGTATATGTACTAGTATTGCTTTTAGATATATATCTACTGTCGTGATTGTGACTAGTAATATTCCCAGTAAGTACAGCTTCTACATTCTGTTTAGTTACAGAAGCATCACTACCTGGATCTCCTTTCTCTCCTTTTTCTCCAGGATCGCCTTTTGGACCTTGTATTCCAGGTGCTCCATCATCTCCAGGTTCACCTTTAGGACCAGGTTCTCCCTGTTCCCCCTTAGGTCCTGTTGGTCCTGCTGGTCCTTGAATTCCCTGTATACCTTGCTCTCCTTGTTCACCTTTAGGTCCAACAGGCCCTTGTATACCTTGTTCACCCTTTTCACCTTGGACACCTTGTAAACCTCTTTCTCCCTGTAAACCCTGAGGTCCTCTTTCACCAGTAGCCCCTTTTTCTCCAGTATCACCTTTATCTCCTTTAGGCCCAGTTTCACCTTTCTCACCTTTCAAAGAGATTAACCATTCAGCTTCTGTTCCTTCAAAACCATGCTGTACTGCTACTTGATATGCTGATAAACCTTGAATACCTTGTGCACCAGATAAGTCTGATATGAATTTCCATTCAGTATCTCCTTTTAGATACAATCGAGAATCCTCTTCATTTTCAACATCACCTGTATCAATCATTACAAATTGTCCTACACCTACTTCAGGATTACTATAGTCTGCCTGCATTGCAGCAACCGATGCGTATGTTTTTACTATAGTAAATGCATCACCTACAGCATTAATACTTGTGTCTTTATAAGTCTTATCAGTATAATCATAAAACCACCACGTACCATTAACGATCTTAGGTGGATTTTCGACAAGCTCTGTAGCGTTTTCTAAGGCTTTTTCAGCCACTTCTGCAGAATTGATACCATCTATAAGCAATTGACCAAATTCTTCTTCTGTGCCCTTAAAACCCTGTTCTACGGCATGATCATAAGCACTCTTACCATAAGCAGGAATTTCACTGTCAATATATTTATTTTCTAATGATTCGTATACCCACCAATTACCATTACTACCTACATAAGGATTCTTACCTGCTGCAGGTATACCAGTGTCACGATTATCTACCCACCAATTACCATTACTACCAATAAATGGAGCAACAGCATCTTCACTAGTAGCATCCGTTACTTTAACCCAAGTTTTAATATCTTGGTTGTATACCTTAATTATTTTGCCTTTTGAGTTAGCTCCCAAGTCAATCCAGTACCCAACCTCATCAGGATTAGGTGCTGTATAACTTGCAAAGAACTCATAATATACATTATTCTTTATCATGTTATTCTGTTATGTATGGGTTTGCATTTTCTATATCAAGTACAGCCTGTTTCCATTTGTTGTAAGCTATAGTAGCGGCTTCCTCTTCACCAAATTCTTTATACTTAATATAAGCCATATATAATGCATCACTTTTATTAATGTATGCATTTTCTCTTATTTTTCGTATTCTTTCATTTTGAAAAGATTTGACTGGCGGAATCATGTTATAGACTGCTATTGGATCATCTACTACATCATCCATATATTTTAAATAAAATTTGGATTGATCTTCATTTAATAGTAAAAAATGATCGTCATCAGTAAGATCTTCCAAAGAAGCTACTTCTTTATCGCTTAAGTAGTTTCTAAAGAATGTTTCATCTATTGAACCAACGTTGTTTTTTGTTATATAATATATTTCCATATCATTTAAAATGAAAAAAATGCAACATTAAAATATGTTATATCGTGAGCATTGCCATCGGTATCAAACCAATATACATCAAAATAATTTGTATATCTTGGACCAATTTGATATGTGCCTCTAAATCCACCATTAAGACTAGTAGTCGGATTGTCAATAGAACAAAGAACTACATAATTAGTACTATAACTACTACCAGATAATGTAAATCTGTATCTTCCTGTTGATACACGAGATGCGGTCATTCTAACATCTTTTGTAGTAAATAAATAACCAAATGATACTGAAGACCCACTATGAGTACATCTCCCAGCACATTTTAATCCAGGAATAGAGAAATTATCAGAACTAATGTTACTTGTTATCAATGTTGTACATGTAACAGATCCGGTAAAAGTACCACTAGTTGCCACCATACGACCATCATCATATACTCTAAATGGAGCAGTATTTCTAGTATTAAATGGATTACCTGCCCACATACGTATGCTATCCATGTCAGGAGAACCTGTTAAACCAGCTCTGCTCTCCGTAGTACCATTACCTACAGTAAGTGTACCACCACGATGTATTTTTAAACCCGCGTATCTATTAATTTTACTACCGTCCCATGCAGGATTTAAAGTACCACCAGCTGCAAATACAATATCTGTGTCTGTACCAGATGCGGCATCTTCTAATACCGAATTACCATTTAAAACTACTTGATTGTTTGTAGAATAGATTTTATAATTACTAAATTGCCAACCTGCTATAGTAGCTTTATCAGCAAATAACAACCCAGTAGCAATATTTTCAAATGTATTAAAAGCTGTCCAGTAAGAACTATTAGGGGGAGTTACATTACTAAATGTTGATCCTTTTTTACTTTCTGCAACCATATAATAGGTACTCGTATAAGATCTATACACAACATCTCTTACATTTGGATTAGTAGTCCAACCGTATGTTTTACCACTACTATATTCTCCACGAAAATTTAATGCTGGACCATCACCTCCAGTAGAACCAGATATACATACATAAGGAGTATCAGAGTAATCTCCATCACTGAAGTACACTCTTAAAAATTGCCATATGTAGTATCCATCGGCAGCAGTAGGTCTAGAAGTAGACCAACTACCACCAGATAAACTGGTTTGAGAGGTAGATCTATAGTAATAAGGAACTACTTCAGTTACAGATGTACCTGGTGCCCCTTGTGAACCATTCAAAGGAGAATAAATAACTGGTTTAGTCCAATAACCACCTTGTTCTGAATCATATTTCATTCCCCCTGAATCAGGATCATATTGCCCACTGCTTACCCACGTAAGTACGGACGTGCTATTCGTTGGATCTAAATACCAGGAATATCCACCAGAGATAGAACCGTTAGAAGGTCTAGATGAAAAAGTAGGTCTAGATGGAGTACTATTTGTGTTAGTGAAAATCATTACTTGATTACTACCAGCAGCTCCATTCTCACCTTGTTTTTGTTTTAATACGATAAAATCTACAGTGTCTACTACTGTATCACTACTTGATGGATATATAAAATTAACTTTCCACATCGCTTGATCTGTACTTAAACTAGTACATTTCAAAGTTTTAGTGGTATTATCATATGTAACCGTACCAGAACCTACTTCTAGAGAAGGACTTAATTTATAGTCAGTTATTTCCTGAGAACCGTATTTTAATGAAGAATCTGTAACCGCAGTACTATAATCTAATACATTACCATTTGAGTCTGCTACTACACCTGCGCATTCATTAGTAAGTCTAGCTCTATATACATCTTCTCCATCATACACATTATTAACGGTTAAGAAATCCGAATATTGCACAGAACCATCCTGTGAAGATACAGTACATTTGAATGTTACTTCGTCATAATTAGTAAAGTATGTAGCATTGTAACTCACTACCAGTTTATCTGTAATCTCATTTGGAATTTCTTGCCATTCATAAGTACCAGCAGGCGACCAATACCACGTATACTGTGGACTATTTATATTAAATGCATCCGCTGTAAGTGTAATGGAAGTAGGAGTTGGAACAGTAGCTCCACTAGCATAATGAAAGAATTGCTCACCAGACATATAAACGTAGGAAGCATCAGTTCCATCAAAACCTGGTTCTCCATCTACAGCTTTTCCAATATACCACATTTTAGGTACAGTAACCCCATCTGCTACTGTAACATTTAATTGTATTTGAGCAGTAGAACTAGATAAAGAAGTTAATGTAACCTTATTGCCAGTTATTTCTACTGTAGCTGTACCTCCAAGTACAGAAGCAGTCATATTAAGGATAGAAATAGGATCAATGCCTTTATAAGCATATACTTCTGTATATATTGATGACATTAATACTTTAGGATTATTATCATAATCGTAAGGTATTACTACAGTGCCATTACTTAAATCAATATAGTATGCATCTAAACCTTCCGCTCCATTAGATAACTTAGCTATTTGCACTTCATCATAATACTCACTACCATCGGAATCTGTCACAGTACATCTTATCAAGATAGTTCTAGAATCTTCAGGCATTTCATAATAATTAAGTTGTAGCGTTTTCTGAATAGATAATTCAACTGGTTCTGCCGTCATTATTTTCCAACTGTAAGTTGGGTTAGTCATTCCATATACATTAGCATTTAAGGCTAATTGTGCCGGATTGGGCACTCCAGTAAAATCAGGAGTATCGTACAAAAATAATCTGTCACCTGTTATTTCTACCCATTTAGCAGCATCATCTCCAGGTTTGCCAGAATCTCCTTTAGATATATACAATTGCCAATCATCTTCGTCTTCCGATGGTTCTGCAGTAGTACCATTAGGATTCATACAAATCCATGCGCTACCATTGTGTGTTACTTGATCGTAATAATAATAAGTAGCATCTGACATCCATACACCTTTGTATACTGGCACTCTAGTTATACCTGTATTTGATGTTTGATATAAATGTCCAACAAATTTAGTTTGTTCTCCACCTATTACAACTCTCTCACGTACTACCCCATCGCTGTCAGCCAGAGTAAAGTCATCAATATTCTTATAGTAAGATATTCTAGGAGCATTGTCACCTTTTGCAGAAATAAAAATTGCATTTCTACGTTCATCCATTTCTGCATTTAAAGCAGGATCGGATTCATACATGTGCCCTAATTGCAATATCTTATCTTCTGCTTCTGGTATAGCACTACCAGCTTCACACACATCCATTGATAGATCTATGTAATTCTGGCCTACAGCATTTACCTTACGCCAATATCTTTTTACATTTTTACCATCAAATTTCTGGCATATTGCCATATCATTTACTCTGAATTGATTGTACTTGGTACCATCTCCATCATCAAAATAACAACGATATGCATTATCTGTTACTACTACTTCAGTACATTCCATATCTGCAAGAGTAACAAGAATGTCTCCCCCTACAGCTTTTATTTCATTTACTGTAAGTTCATTGACAGTCATATTACCTCTAACAAATAAGTTATCTACTTCGAAATTCCATTTACTGTTTACTGGATACAAACTAGCACCTTGACCATCCCAACCAGACCTGAATATTTGACCACCCTGTATTCCTTGTAAAAATGTAGTATATCCTGTAGCAGTATCTCCATCTTTACGCAAATAATCTTCTTTTACTTTACCAGCAGTATATATATTATTATCAGTTGGTATTGTACTTTCTCCAGTTTTAATAACTGGTAAAGAACCAGAAGAACTACTAATAGCTTCAACCTGATTTTCTAATTTAGATAAAGCTTGATTTAATGTATCGCTAGTAGCTAATGGACTTGCATCAGAACCTTTATAATAACCAGATAATGGAAATATAGTACTAGTAGGTTGTGTATGGAAACCAGGAGCTTCACCACTACCTCCCCCATTTGCAATTAAATCTGCTAATGCTGTAATAATATTCTCATCCTCTGTAAGTCTATTAATAAGATCTTGTAATTGATCTTTAGTAGATTTATCATCAATCTCATCTATCCAACCTTGTACTGTATCATTAACTTCAGTCAAATCTTTATTATGTTTGTCTTCAAGAGTAATGATTTTATTATTAAGTACATCGTAGTAACTATTGATATTGCTACTAAGGTTGTTAGTAACATTGGTATCACCTTCTACTATTTTAGTGGATAGATCAGCATAGTTGTTATCTACTTTAGTATCAAGATTTGCAACATCCTCTTCGATGCCACCTACCCTTTCGTTAGTTGCAAACGTACTTGATAAACTAGTTTCAAAATCATCTTTATGGATAATCTTATTAGTATTATCTTGTACAAGAGTTAAGATGTCATTATTTTCAAAGGATGTAGTAACCTCAAATTGTGATATCTTTTTATTCATATTACTCTTGGATTATATGTTCTTCTACTTCAGTTAATATACAATCAGGATCGATATCTTTTTCTGGATAGAAATTAATTTGTTTTTTTAAACAATGAATATAACCTATAATTTTATCTACATCATCCTGAGTAATAGGAAATTCTTCATCGTTTAAATTGTTAGTTGCCCACTTAGCTAGTTCATCTAAATGTAGTAACAGTACTAAATTTGTAATCGAAACTCTATCCAATTTTGCATTGTACTTTGTAGACTGATTAACCAACTCGCCAACTTTATTTACATAATTCGCAATACCCATCTTTACAATTTTTACAGTCATTAATAGTACAATTACAAGTTCTCATATCAAGTAGATTCAACATTTCTTTATAATATCTATCAGCATCCTCTGTAAATCCAAGTGCTGTAGCATCTTCATACAATGTCTTCTTGAATAAGAACATCATGATTTTATCTTTCATCTTATTATCTAAGCAGTTACTACAATATCTTGTAAGTAATTTTAATTCTGCATAGTATAAGCTTTCATTAATTTCATTCATATCAATCGTATATTAAAAAGAAAAGGGACCAGGGATAACTTCCCCAATCCCTTTCTATGATTATTAAATCTTATAAAAATTACTCATTGCCAGCTGTTACATCACTACCAGCAATGAAAGATTTAATCATATTAACAAACAACGCATTAGTAGCAATCTGACCTTTATTTACATAAATTTCAGCTGCCAACGGCGTAGTTTTAATATATTGATTATCATCAGATAAGTACTTGTTATCCCATTCCAGAGTAATAGTATCATATTCTGCACTTAAATCAGATCTGAATTCAGGTGCAATATACGGATAAATACCATTCGCTCTATGCGTAATACCTCTGTAACCCATTGCTGCATCTTCACGATCTCTTACAATATAAGGATTACCTTTACCTGGGGTACCCTGAGTCTTAGCAATTGTCAAATTAGAAATCGGATACATTACATTGCTCAACAAACCAGAAGGAATAGTTGTCCACATAAATGCTTCTACAGATACCTGAGTATAACCAGAATCCAAAGTAATACCTTCATTATAAGGAATTTCTTTAGCAGTCAAAGTCAAAACTGCAGCACTTGTTGAAGCCGTAACTCTAGAATTCGGATTCTTGTTAATTTTCTTTGCTAATGCTTCTACCAAATCTTTAGGAGCCGTAGTCTTAGCAATTACTTCGAATGTCTGAGTTTTCTGACCCGGTTCTTCATAAATATCATTGTAAACCAGACGCAATACATAACGATGTCCAACTTCCGGAGTAACGTTAGTAGCAGTAATAACAATCTTATCTTCAGCTTTAGCAACGAAAGGAGTTACTACCAAAGTAGGATTAGAACCTTTTTGAATAGGCATAGAAAATCTAATTACAGATTTAGTGCTCTTAGCACCTTTCTGATCATATACATCTTCTTTACCTTCACAAACACCTACATAAATAGATTTAGCTGCTGCAGCTAATGCAGTAGATGTTAAAATTTTCTTGTTTTCATCAAACAAAGCAATTGCACCATCTGCCAAAGCATCTGCAGTAGAAAAAGAAGCAGGAGCTGTTTTAGCAATCAGTACAGTATTCACATGATTAAGCATAATATTAATTTGTTTTAGTTAAACGGATATCCTAGTTTAACTGTATTTAACCCTTCTACTCCTTCTATTTCAAAGTTTCCGCGTTAGGTTAAACTAAGAATTTAAAAAACGTATACTTACTCTATCAAATTGTCATGAATAGAATTTACAAAATATAACAATTCATCCATACTCATTTCTCCTTTCATTCTATTAACTGCCCAACATACTAATTGAATATTGTCTTTTGTATAACCAGCTTTTGGATTAATTTGGTCTACACTTATGTTTGTCATAACGTTACCTTTACAAAATTCATAAGTCATTGGTATGTTTGAAATTGCGCACTTACCGTTTTGCTCATTCCATAAATTATATAAATCTTCTACAGTTAAATCGAAAGGTAAATTAGATTGTTTAGCTCTACATTTTGCTCTTCCTAATTTATTTTTAAGCATATAGTCTAAAGCTCTATCTCCCGCTAAATTTTTTCTAACTTTCAAACTATTACGTTTAGCACAGCTTCTGCATCTGTCGGATAAACCGTCTCTATATGTGCGTATTCTACAGATGCAGAAATCATCTTTAGGAAGATATTTTTTGCATGCACTACAGTAATATAGTTTTCCGTTATTAGTATCGATAAATTGTTGTATTCTACATTTTCTCATCATTCCATTGTTGAAACTTCGTTCATATACGATTGATATCTTGGATTAGCCTTATTTTCTAAGTATAATTCAGCCGCTATTTTTACGATTTCCTGATGAGTAGATACTGGCATATCCGTATATTCATCAAAAGGAGCCGTAGTAAGACTAATCCTTTTGGGAGTCCTCAAGTATGTGAGGATATAATTCTTTATATTGTAATTACCATCAGTATATAAATGGATTTCATTACCTTGAAATAATCTCAAAGGTCTTGCTGAAGTACCATGCAATCTATACTCTGATAATGTATTTTGTCTCTGTCTATCAAAATTCTCAATAGTAGCTTCTAACACATCTGTATGTTTAGTCCTAGGTTGACCATTAGGTCCTTTAGGCCAACAGTTGTTATTACTATAGATTACTGCTGTTTCACCTAAAGTAAACATATAATCTGTTGGTAATATAACTACTTGTTCTTCTGGGAATGTTGTAAACTGATATGTCTTATTGGTTACAAGTGTACGAAGATCATCAATTCTTTTTTGATCCTGTTCAAATGCTGTACGCTTGTAATTGATACCTGAGTATCTAGTTTTAATAAATTTATCTAAACCAGCCATTAACCAATATTCAATATCTGCTGTAACTGGCTTCTCAATATTATTATCAAGTAAACCTATTTCGGTTTCAAATGCAGTTTGTAATTCAATGAACTTCATAATTATTCTCTATTACTTTGGTTAGATGGTTTAGTTTGTAATCTGTATTTACCTTCTGTAATAAACATATTGACAGCAAGATCAACTATTTCACTATGAACAGATTCAGGTAATTCACATTTTGAAGCACCAGTTGTAGTATTAAATCTTAATGGTTTTCTATAGTAAGTAAGAATAACACCGCTTAAAGTAGTGTAAGCATCTACTACTACTTCCATATACATATATTTAGTAGTTGGATCAGATATTAAAGCTACTGCTGGTTGTCTTACAATTGGTGTATTATAAGCAGTCTTCATAAACTTTGGTAGATCCCTATATTTTACTAATTGATTATCTACTTTAGTTTCAGTAGTATACTGCTTATAAGTACCTTTTACTTTACTTACGGAATGTACGTATAAGAAATACTCATCAGTAGTGGAGTAAGGTAACCTATACCTTGCAATACCATTGGATGTCGAACCACTTTGAGTAAGTTCTTTTTCAACCAATAAACTTTTAATAGAATCTGTGTTTCTTGTTTGAGTATTAGTCTCAACTTCCATTTGATCGTCACCAACATAGTTCATCATTACATAGCGATCTTGTGCTTCATTAAGTATTGAAAAGATAAGATCAGAATTAGGTTTTTGTTCTATAGTAAGAGTAGGATCTATTAATTGTAACCTACGTTCAAATTCAGCTTGCATTTCCTTGGCTAACATATTATACCTCCTATTCTGCTAATTGTGCCACATATTGTGGATGTGATTGAACTCTTGGTGATTCTATATTTTCTAATGCCATATCAGCAGCTAACTTAACTACTTCATACTGCATATACTCTGGTATTTCATCCATACCTGAAGTAATATCCTGATTATTTAATCTTTTAGGATATGCTAGATAAGTTAAGTCGATAGTATAGGGACCTGTCATAAGATCCCTATCCACGAACACTATCAACTTATTATCTTCTAGTATAGCAACAGGTTCTTCTATCCAAGGTTTGTTATTATATGTCTCTAAGAACCTCATTGCGTTTTCATGACTTATTAGTTTTACATTAGCTAATTTACTACCAAAGTGTAATGTACCTTGAATAAAATACATACGTTTATCTTGAGTTTGACTACCATAAGTAATAGTAGATTTAAAGTCATTGAGCATTAATCTATTACTAGTTGTTTCACTCAATAGTGTTAAACCTTTATCTGTTTTTACTAAACCTTCAAGGTCTGATACACGTTTACTATTTTCTTCAAAAGGAGTTCTAATAGTATTATTGCCCGTAAACTTGGTAGCTATTTTACTGAGGTATGCAGCATATAACCAATAATCTATTTCCTCAGGTAAAAAAGAAGGACAACCAGACATACCAATATTAACGGCATTCTTGTCAGCTTCTATTTTAAATGCTATATGTAATTCACTAATATTCATAATTATTTAGATTCAATTTCTTGCATGATTGCCATTTTGATATCTTGATTAGCCTTTTCATTTAAGAAACTAATAGCATCGTCTTGGCTTCTACCAATCACGTCAGTACCATAATAGTATACATTTTTTGACTTACGAATTACATTCTTACTAATTGCAGTCTCTAAAATGTATTGAGTATCTTTATTTTTGTTATCAATCCACAGTAAGAAGAATTTACGAGGATCTTTTTCGATCAATTCAAACAACTTGCTTTCTACTAATTCATTGCTAATGTTGTCTGACTTATGACCATAAATACGTAAACATTTACGCATCTCTTCGAGAGACATCTTATTAAATTCTGCAAATGCTTCACGTTTAATTTTGTTAAGTTTGTTAGCAGCTTCTGCTTCCGCATCGGTGTTAACTAACACATAATCATGTTGAGGTCTGACATTACTTAAACCAGTTGCAACTCTTTTATGATTTTTTAAAAACAGATACGCTAATTCATCTTCAGGTTTTTCAGTATGCAAGAAAACATCTTTAGCTCCTAATCTTACACTATAAGTTTTCCAAAAAGAACTAGTAGGTGCTAAATGACCTTCTTCATAACCCATAGCTTTTTCAAGTCTACGAGCATCTTCTTCACTTAAACCTGTATGAATGTTACCAGCTCTTGTCCAATATGTACCAATATAATCGTAACAATTTTTATATTTAGCTATTCCAGCCCACGGATTTACTCGGGCGAATTTTAATACTACTTCCATAATCTTATTGTTCTTTATTATGCAGCTTCTTTATACTTAAAGATATATTCTCCAGAACCATTGCTTTTACCTTTTGCTATATTTCGTATAGTATCTACATGCAAATGATTCTCAGAAGCAGCTAATTTTAAGCTAGGATATTCTTTTATTAGATTATTTTGTCTATCAAACATTAAAATAGCTTTAGTTCGTTTTGCGTTACTTTCTGCAACTGCTTTTCTATGGGCTTCAGAGTAGTTTTGCTTATATATTTGTGATAATTTTCTTTTGGTTTCTTCTGAAGCTTTTCTACCTAAAGCTTTTTGTCTAATTTTTTCTTTGGTTTCCTCAGAATGTAATCGACCAAAAGTGCCATCACCACCTTCTGTCATATTATATCCTATTTCTCTATTTGTAGAATTGTAAAAGGCTATCCAATATTTTTCTCGTTCTTTAAGAATTTCAGAAGTCTCACATAATTCTATTATTTCTAATGTGAAATTTTCTTTTCCGTATTTTCGGAGTGCATTATGTATAGGAAAAGGGGAGCCGTGTAAAGCATCAGATAAGTGTTTATAATATCTTACTCCAGCTCCCTGACTTGTTATTCCTATATATATTTTATTATTTAATTTATTAGTTATTTTATAGACTTCGTACGTTTTCATAGAATTTAATTTTCTACTATAACGTCAACATCCATAAAAAGTTCCAATTAATTTGAACTAATGTTAAGCATCGCAATCCATGACGAGCTCCCCACATGCACGGGGATCGAACAAGCAAATGCCCATCTCACCTAATAAATGCACGCTATAGCCATCCTTTGCGTTTGATCTAACTGTACTTGCGTTCTTACCATAACCAGCACCAGGAGCAACAGAACCTGAAGTATTCCAGATTACCATTTCACGATCTTTTCTAACTACCTTAACGATGTTAGATTTACCATCTCTACGACCCAGATCCAAGAATGTCATTCTATAAGATTCCAGCGGTTTACCAGAAACTGGATGCAACAAACGATTGTAAGTTGTATCATCATACAGCGGGAAATGTTTCAATGTCAATTCGATACCATTAGTCATTTTGTAAGTAACAAACTGACCACCTAATACTAAAGACTGACCTGAACCGGTTACAAACTTAGTATCAATTAAATTCATAGTAGCAGCTTTCTGTTTCAAAACCCTATCGAATTCTCTCATACCCATTTCACCAGTCAGAGCAACAAACTTACGCTCATTAGTACCTAAAATGTTATAAGACAGGTCAAATAAGAAATCTTCCAACAGTTCAGCTGTCAATTCAGTGTAATAACGTCTATTAGACGGAGCAATCTGCTGCAACAGTCCAGCGGGAATATAAACAGGTCTTCCATTAGTACCCAATAAAGAAGTAGAACCATCTTTGTTTACATTACTCTTGGAGTAAACCAACATACGTTCACATCTCTTAGACCATTCTCTCATAGCTTTCCATTCCTGATAATCAGACCACAAGTAAGAAGTTTTACCTGTTTTAGGATCTTTTAAAGCGATCCACAGTACTGTAGAATAAGCTGTACCTGTAATATCATAATCCAGACGAGTAGTAAACAAGAAGTTTCTCATCTTGAAATGAGTATTATAGTTCAGGATATCACCTTCTTCGCTGTATTCTTCATAAGCAGAAGCCAAACGAGATACCTGATGACCAGATACTAAATATTCACCAGGAATATAAGAACTAGATTGTCCATCAGCAATGAAACAAGTGTAAACCCATTCGTTACCATCCTGATAAGGTGCACCAGATACACGTACCTGATAGTTTCTGTCATCGAATTCCAAAATAGCACCCGGACCAAACCATTTATCTTCCAACCATAACATGATAGGTGTATTACCCAAACCTGCCATAACTGTATCTGCATTAGCGGCAGTAATTTCTTGTCCATTCCACTTTGCAGAACGAATAGTTACAGCTCTATCGGTATCGATCATTACGTTCCATTCGTAATCTCTCTGATCAATTGACATTACATTACCAAGACCACCAGTAATAGCATCCAAAGACGTGCTATAACCATCATCTTTAGAACCAAATACATAAGAAATAACACGTGTTACTTCGTACGGTCTAGTTAACATTGCGTTTGAAATCATGTTTTCATCTACAAGATCTGAAAACCATTTACCTCTACCGATCTGTAAATTATTTAAAATTCCGTTATCCATAAATATTAATAAAATTTATTTAATTAAAGTAGTTGTACTGCGCGACTAAATATAGAGTTAGAGGAGTTGGTATTGATTCTTCTTGTACCTTTACTAACACCCGTAGATCTGAGACTTTGTTTCAGATTTTTAATAGCTGAGCTAGTACCCATTTTCTTAGCAGTATCAAGTAAGGTGTCGCCTTTCATTGTAAAATAGGCAGACTCTATTAAATTTTTTACGCTTTTTGAATAATCTTTTTGATATTGAGTTTTACCATTAGCATCTGCTTTGAATATATATGCAAGTAAAGCTTTCTTATCTTTCTCAGGAACTTTAATTCCACGAATGTCTTTCATAGCGTTTATTTCACCGACAACGTCGTCCATAAACTTTTGTTGACGAGCTACCATTTGCTCATGTTGCTTTCTCTGATCTTCTAATAGCTGTTCCTTTTTAGTCTCTTCTATCTCCTTCATTGCTTCCAGAGCATCTTCAGCTTCGTCTTCTAAGATACCAGCATCTTCGTATTTTTCGATTTTACGAGCAATCTGCTTTTCGTTAAAACCTTTTTCAGCTAATAGCATCTTAACAATTTGCTTCTGATTACTTTCAATTGTAGTATCAAAGTTTTCATAATCGATCTCTGGAGTAAGAGTAAAATAATCATTAAGATCGCCGCCATTGCGTACAAATTCATCCAGTTTAGCTACGTCTTCATTAGCATACTGAGGAACTGATTGTTCTTTGATAACTTCTTTAAAATAGTTAACCAATTCTTCTACAGTCTTTGGTTTCTCTTCTTCTTCATCGTCATCAAATTCCCATTCTAATTCTTCAGCAATAGCATCGAATAATGCTGTAACTTTAGAAGATTCTTCTTCATCTACATCATCATCGTTATCATCGATATTATTGACATCATCATCTTCTTCTACTTTCTTAGTTTTCTTATTCTTTGTTTTATCGTCGTCGTCGATGTTATTGTCAATATCATTTACATCGTCATCATCATCAACCTCATCTTCTTCAGGTTCCTGCTTCTTGTTCTTGGCACCTGGAGTGGCTGGTCTAGCTTTTGCTGATTGTCTTTTCAATTCTTCTAACTCCTCATCAGTCATCGCATCGGGATCGTCCGGAGTAGGAGTAATTGTAGTCGTGTTAGAATGATCTTCTACAAACATATTAGATATTGCTTCAAATCCAAATAGTGTGTCATTACTATTGTTATCCATAATTATAATTAATTAGATTATTTTTTCTTTTTACTTTTATTCCATTTAGCAGCATTTTGCGCAAATATAGCTCTTTTGCGTGTTAAAGGATTTTTACTATGAGTTAATTCTTCAGTACTTTTACCTGTTCTCTTCTTAAGAGCGTTAAACTTACCTTTATTTTTCTTCTTTATGTGTATTCCACCATCTTTATAAGTTGGTATTGGATACAAGGGATAAATTTCTTCCATATTGATTATTCTTTATTTGTTTCATATCCGGCAACAGGTAATAGTAATGGAGTAATAAATTCCATTGGAGTTAAGTTATTTATCCTATCTACAAATCTAGATTTATTTCTATACATGTTATATTGCAACTTATTGGCATTATTAACAACACCTGTATTTCTAGGATCAAATAAAAAATCTTCAATAGTATTTTGATTAACCTTTGAACTCCAGTCATGTATCTTACCTTCATTTACTAAGGCTCTTTTCAAATGCAACATATGTGATTTTGATTCACTAGGATCTAGTAAATATGATTGCATATCAGATCCAACATTGATTCCTTTACTTCTCAATTCTCCTGGACCCATAATATTACCTTCATCTAGTAAATATGTTAAATAACGATTGTTTGCATCTGATGCTAATTGATCAGCTAAGTGTCCTAATTCATGATTTGCTGTTCCTGGTAAATATTGTAATGGATCTATAGTAATAACATAATCATCAACTACAGGTCCATAATCTTGTACGTCTCGTACTCTACTTATTTTTGCATTTTTATTACCTGGCAATTCTGCATATTTAATGTATTTACCACGACCTGTCATATCTCTTGCAGCTATTCTTTTGTATGCATCAAGATAATCTGTGCCATATGCAGTATCAATTCCTTTTACTAACTCATAAGTTTTCTTATCTGGTAGTATTGCATCTTCTATAGTCTTATTAATTTCTTTTTCATATTTCTTGATATTTCTATCCCGTCTTATTACTTCAGAAAATTCAGAATCATAATCACTTTCCTCTTTGACTTTTTTCTTATTCTTTGATGTTTTCCTACGAGCTTTTTCTGCCAAAATAGAAGGATACTCATCAACCATACTACTATGTATTTCAATAGGAGTGTTTAATGTGTTACTTACTCTAGATTTTATTTTTCTTAAACCCTTACCAACACCCCAAGGAATGGCATTCATTAATGTACTTACTGCTGCATTACCGTAATTACCTTTTTCTAATTCTTCTGCAGTAGTAATTGCATCTTTTATATAACCCGCAGGGGTTACATACGCTTCAGGTTGAACTAATTCTGCTCTACCAGATATTTGCTGTTGTCTCTTATAATACTCTGGAGTACCTGGAGTAAGACCCAACTCTTTTGGTGGCATTATCTTCTTACCACCATCTTCGTATTCAGGAATTAAGTCAAATTGTGATTTAATATCAAAGTAGCTAGCATTAGGATTCTCAGCTCTAACCGCATCATATATTTGTTTACGCTCTTTTAATGTTAGATCTGACCACTTCATTTAAAAATATTTCCATTTAAAATTTTTATATTTACCTTTATGTTTTCCATTTTCTCCCTCTTTACACACTTTGGATATATTACTATTATCTATATTTAATGCTTTTCCTGCATCTGTAGCAGATTCCCAAACGCACAGCACATTATCATTTAAATCTAATTGGATGATTGGAATTTTATTTATTTGTAAATTTTTTGCATAAGTATTACCTTTCATCAAAATAGATAAAGCTAACTTTCTAGACTGTGAACAAGGATTACCTTTTTTATTTTTTCTTGCCTCTGCTATTTTTCTACGAGTTTCTATAGATCGTTTTTTACCTTTATTTTTGATGCTTACTTTTAACCTACCTTCTTCTGATAAAGACTTTCTTGTTTCTCCACCTTCTGTATTATTATATCCAAAAATCGGATTATTGGAATTTAGTGTTTTTATTAAATATTTTTCATATTGAATAGCTTCATCTTTTGTAATTCCACTAAATACTATCTCGTGTTTAAAATTATCCCAGCCATACTTTAAAATGGCTTTGTAGAAATGTTTGTTCTTACAATAGCCTCTTCCGTTTGCCCATCGTTTTAGTGGATTTTGTTTCGTTATTCCTACATAATATTTATTTGTTGGAGATGTATGCAAATATACACAATAATTCATCATTTGTCAAAAAGTAAATTTTCAGTATAGAAGTGATAATAGTTTTTATCCTTACACACTTTAGCATGTAATCCTGCATGTATTAAACTAGGTAAACCTATTACTAATAAATACAGGGGACCTAAGATTTTCGATTGTCTAGTATGGCCCAATTCGTGACGCAAATGCTTAATATTATTAACAATAATATAATTCCCAAGAGTGATGCCACTCCGCATATTACTAGATAGCTTACATTTAATACATTCGCCACAAGTTTCTTTAGTACAGACTTCATAACCTTTATAGCAATGATACAAGGCTAACCCCAGTAAATTCTGGGGTAATTGCCAAGTATACAATGCTGCGTTTTTAATTTTATTTAACAGCTTTTTCATATTACTTACCTGTTTTACCAGTTTTACCACCTTTCTTGCTTCCGCCTTTCTTACTTCCACATGCCATAATTAATTCCTCCTATTTTTTAGTTTTAGATTTAGCCTCTCCTACCACTTTGTTTTTAAGGGCTGTTTTGGCTTTTAATTTTTCACGTTCCATTGCAGCTTTATCTTTAAGAATCTGCAACTTCTTAGCTTCTTCTAATTTACGTTTTTCTAAAGCTATTCTTTCACGTTCAATAGTAGCTTTAAGTTTTTCAGCTTCTTTCTGTGCTTCTATCTTGCGTTGTTCTATTGCTTTCTTATTATCTTCAGCACGCATCTTATTTGCAATATCCATTTGTTTAGTCATTGCATCAGATACAGCTTTTTGTCTTTCGATTTCTTGTTTACCTATTTCAATAGGATCAGGTACACCTGACATATCCTGATCCATATTCTCAGAACCACGATAAGCATTCAATTGAGCAACAGTAATCTTAGTAGCATTATCCTGATCAATCTTATATTTTTCAAGATCCATTTCAGCCTCTTTAAGCATAAGTTCTTGTTCTTTAACTTCATTCTGCATCTGAACAAGTTGCTGTTGCTGTTGTGCTTCTTGCTCTTGTAAAGCCTGTTGCTGTTGCATTCTATTATTCTCGATATCTCTAAGCTTAGATTTAATCATGCTTAAGTTATCCAGAGTAATGATCTCAGCAATATCTAATAATGATGCACCATTCTGCATTGCAGGTTGAATCAAACTATGTAATTGTTCAATTGCTTGATTATCCTTAGTACTATCAGATACAAATATATCGAAATCTTCGTAACAAAAGTTATCATCTATTTGCAAGAATACTCTTGTAACGTCATCTTGCATATAATGTAAATACTTTTTAGTATCTTTCCAAGCATACTTAGATGTATCTAATAACATTGATAAAACTCTTTTCTTTACCTGGTTGTGTAACCAGAACCAAGGTTCAGTAATATGTGCAGATTGAACTACAGATCTTTCAACATTACCAACTAATTCATTACTAGAAATAGCTCCTTGTCTCTGAGGAGATACACCAGATAATTCTGATACCATTTGTTCTATCTTATCTAGTAATCCGATATAAGTATTAATAGTATTAGCCATACTAGCATCAATAGAAGCCCATTGATTGTATGGTGATGGTTTACCACCTTCTCTACCAGGAATGTTCCATCCTTCTTCGTAAGGATTAACAAATACTACACCCAGTGCATTCATGTAATGCATCCATTTATCAACATCAATACCCATACTTTTTGGTATTTGAGTCACGTCAATAACTGGAAGTTTGCCTTTATCTCTCGCTATAGCTAATTCTAAACGATACCATAAAATAATATACATATACTGTAATGGTTTCATAATGGCTACAAGAGACTTAGCTTTACTATTAGTATTACTGTAGGCTACCCCAGTATAAGGTAATTTACCAGAATTTAATGTAGAACTATTTTCAAACTGGTATTCTACAGGTTGCATTCCAAAGTAAAGTGCATCTTCATCGCCTTCGTCTGCAGTTCTATATCCTTCCCAAGTTTCAGTAATCCATTTCCATTCAACATCTATTTCATTACCTGTTTCTTTATAAGTTTCATCTACTTCAAATTCTTCAACTGTTTCTGTATCAGGATTTATAATAGTTACAAAACCTATTTTCTTAAATGATTTCCAGCATACATGATATAATATAACATCATCTAATACCCTATCTTCCATATAACCGTTAATTGAGTTATATCTATTTAAAGTAATGTGATTGTAATCATCAACAGGACTTTTATCAGGACCGTAGCCAGAGGTAGGTTTCTGACCTACCAATTCTAATAAATGATTTAACTGTTTTTCATCTAGTTTATCATAATAATCATCATATAAACTAGCTACTGATGTACGTATTCTTCTTACACACCAAGATGCTTCATCTACAAATTCAATACCTTCTTCTGCAGGATATTTAAAATCCATAGTATTAACTCTCTCTGCAAATGGATCACCATTTCTAATACCTACGTAATAGAATTCCAATCCACCACATAAAGCATCTTTAAATCCTTTTTCAAATTCGTGTGGTAAATTTAATTTTTTCCATAAGAAGTTCAAAGAATTATATGCAGTTATTTCTGCAACATCTTTATAACTTTTAGTGAGATATTCTTGTATTTTTTCTGGTGTCTGTATTTCGCCTGTTTGTAAAGCTTGTTGAAATCTTTGTTGTTCTTCTGGACCTAATTGAGCCATCATTGCTGCTTGTGCATATTCCAGCAACATTTGTTTAGCTTTCTCTTGAATATCTCCAGCAGCAGCATCACTAGTTCTACATACATTGTAGTTAAAAGGTCTCTTTGTTTCTTCTCCTAATAATAAATCTATTTTAGGTCTAATTATATTATAATCCTGAGCCATTGCTGGAAAACCATCATCTTGGTTAAAAGGATTTGTAACATACTTAAGATCTTTTTCATTATATATACTATTATATAAATCATAATAACTCTGTAATTCCTCTTCATCTGGAATCGAGTTAGCAGAAGAAAAACCAGATATACCTATAAAATAGTCTACACAATCTCTACGCCATTCCTCTGTCTTTTTAGACATAGGTAGCTTTTGTACAGGCATGTTTGATATATTTCTTTCCATATTAGTTAGTAAACATATAAGTGGTTGTACTAAAACTGTTATTTATCTGTGGCTCATAAGTATTATCGTAATTTTTAAATAAAGGAGCATTAAATAATCTAATCTGTTTCTCCTTTTCAGTCTTTTGCTTTACTTGATAATTATACAATTGTTCTTTGTATATCATAATCTGTAGTAGTGCCATTACTCGGTCTACATTAATTTTTTCATTATATTTGATTAATTCCTCAAGTAATGGTTCAGACATAATGGTATTTAATCTTAAGGTATCGTTACCAAGATCTTCTTCAAGCCATTCTTTTATTCTATCAATACCCCAAGCTTTAATCTCTTTTGTCATATGACAGCCTTTTCCTCTGTTTACTTTAGAGGAATTAGTGATATCTCGTATGATATCTGGTTGATCAGCTAATAAGTAATTACAATGCTTATTATTAAAATAAGTAAAAATACCAGTATTCTGATTTTCTACCATTGCTTTAGCATTATAATACCTAAGTAACTTACGAACGTTCTCGTAGAACTCTTCAGCTGTTTTAGGTCTACCAGTATACTCTGCAACTATTATATCCTGATAGGATTCAAAATCTTGAAAACGTTTGTATATAATACAAGAACCAAGAGAATTAGTACCAGATTGATCTTGATCATACGGGTCAATACCAGCAATATATAAACCAAAAGGTGCATCCTTTACTGGATGTTCCCATATCACCACAGCCCCTGTAGGATCAGCAGTTTTAGGTAAAGGAAACTCTTTTATATCATTTTTATTTTTTGAGATGTTCCATACTATTTCTCCTTTTACCTCAGTAAGGTATCCTACTTGTTTAGCATTAGCTAATTTCTTATTAGTTCTTATTCTAGCTAATTGTTTTTGTAATTCTTTTTTGGGAAATATGTTACCCGATAGTTCAGTAAATGCTTCTGCTGGCGTCTCTGAATGTTCGGCACAATATCTATCGACCTGTTGAGAACTTTTAGCACTTTTTAATTCTTCTTCTCTAAGATTTAATATGAATTCTCTGGCTTTTTCATGTAATGTGTTGCCATCTTCATCCATATATAATCTTTTACCATTCTCATCACGTATATCTAGATTAGTATGCTGCGGTACAAAGAATCCACATGGTTTACCACCTTGCGCTCCTTCATCCCATATATTATCAAATTCTATACAGTTAAATGCTTTAGGATCATAAAATGCATTTCTTAAACCTGCTACATTATCACCTTCATCACCACCTGTACCAAACATAATCATTAAACCAAATGCTACACCATCCTGTTCTACAGAAGGTCTAGCAATTTGCCATGCAGCTTCTAATTGATTATTAGATCCAGCTTCTTCCCATAAGATTAATTTACCAGCTTTACCACGGACTGAATCAGGATTATCTTTAATAGACACACCCATTATCTCAGACTTGTAACCTATTTCTACTTTATTACCATAATCATCAGTAACAAGCATAGAAGCCCTGCGTCTCATGGCTGTATTTGATACTTGTCTCTTCTTACCCCAAGCAGTATTACCATCAATGAAGTCCATGTAATCCCAAGCCTTGGTAAGAATACCATCTTCTGTTAAATACTGTTTATTAGCAGCATATACATATGATTTTGAATTAGGTATTAGAAAGAAGTTTCTACACAGCATTGCACCACCTTTGTAACTATTGTGTGTGGGAATAAAGTCCTTAGTAAGGTATAAACTATTATCATGATCTACAATTATACATCTTTGCTTTTCTTTATAGCCTAAAGATTTAATAGATTTTAATCCTATAGCATTGTATTTATAAGTTCTATCATGACGAAGTTTCTCTAATTTACGAGGTAATTTAAAAATATTTTCTTCTGTGATAATAGTTAATTCCCAATGCGGTAGAGTATTTGAAAAGTTGCCATTACCAAAATCTACATTACTTCTACCAGGAATTTCATTAGATTTCTTACATCGTATACCTAGACTTCTACAAAGAAAAGCTACATCGTCTATTAATTGTTCAGAAGTAGACACAAATGTGGATGCCCCGTTTGTACAAGAACCATCGGTATCCATTAATCCTTGTAGTAACTCCATCCTATATTCAATAGGAGCTAATTTATATTCTAAAGGAATAAACTTCTTATCAGCTTTAACTCTTAAACCTAATGTTTTTAATTCCCTTCCTAGTTCGTGAATACCTTTTTGATTCGAAATTATCACATATTGAAATTTATCAGTCAATGGTTTAATAGTATAGTTAGGTAATCTCTTAGACAATTCTTCTACAATAAAAATATCATCTGTAGAAAATTTAATTTGACTTCCACAAATATAACCATCCCCAAGTAATACACCTAACACATAAGGATCTATTTTACCAGGTGGCTGTTCAAAATCAATAGGTCTTACTGAAGGTAATTTATAAGGATAAAATTCTTTTCCTTTACTACCTTGTTTTAATTTTAACTTACTGTATTCCTTAGTAGTTTTTATATGAAGTTTACCTCTAGTAGAATTTATAGTAGACCATAAATGATTTTCACCACATCTAACTTTTCTTCCATCCTGTAGTTCTACTTCGTATACTTCCTGTTCACCCTGTTCATTGATTTCGATTACTTTGCAAGCCCTACCATCCGGATTCATAACAAAATCACCAACTTTTAATGACCCCATTGTAACAAATCCATTTGGAGTTAACACTTCTTCAGATTCTGGTTGTTCAAAACCTTTACGTCTAGCTTTTGCTACGCATAAGTGTTTACCTTGATTCTCAGCTTCTTCTATAGATAAGAAATAGTAATAATCATAATCATAAAAATCAGGAAAAGCTGTTTCACGAGTCTTCTTTACTACATCATGTCCTTTTGCATCTTTTGTAATCTTATAGATAATTCTTTGAATAGGACAGTAATTAAGATAAAAATAATTATAACCTGTAATATAATCACCATCATCCGCAGTAAATCCATTAATACATCTATCCATTTCAGTTTCCCAAAACGAGAAGTATTCTGAAGTTCCTTTAGGGTATAAACAGTAAGAGCCGGTCTCCATAAACTGGATGGCCGGCTGTCTAAATTTATTTGAATTTATTATCTTCTTACTGAAATCAACCATGTTACTTTTTCTTAAACCAATTTTTGATCTTTTGCCAGGTTGAAATTTTAACAGGTGCCTTTTCTGGAATTGGCATACTACCCTTACAAGGTGTATCTAAATATTCCTGATGTCTTTTATATGCTTCTGTAAAATCCAGAGTAATAGTACCGTTAGCCTTGGCAGTTTTGCCAGATGTCTTAGTCTTAGCCATATCTTTATAATTTTATGCAGCAACGCTGCTTGGTTTTTAATGTTTTAAATTGTGTTTATATTGTTACAACTACTTCGGTAATTCGAACGGATTCAGCTCTCCGCCACCTCTTACTTTTGAATTTGACAATTCTTCTGCTCTTACAGAAGACTCGAGTAAATCTAGAGATTTTATAGTATTACCTAATGAACCCATACCTGCTAATATATCTTTTACTTTCTTTTCATCAAGTTCATCAGCTAAGGATTCACTATAGTATCTAGATATACTTTCTAATTTCTTTCTAGCATTTTGCAGTAGTTGTAGTGTTAAGGTGTTTGCAAATGCTATATAAGCTTGTTCAGCTTCAATTACTTCTTTAGGAAGTTTTATATTTTTATCTCCAAACAGTTCTTGTTTTAATCTTGGCTCTATCTTATCGCTGTCCATACTCTGGACATAGGGACTATCATATTTATTTTTAAGAACTATATATGAGATATATTTAGTAGCCATTTCTTTATCTGCCTTATCGGCATCCCATACTTTTTTAAAGGCTGGGATACCTAGGGCATCATTATGTATGACTACTTTTCCTGCCAAAATATCAAATAGTTTCATTAGTTCGGACAACAATCACAACAAACTTTTTCACAATTACCACAATCACGTGACTTCATGTAATTGTTTCTCATTTCTTTTAATTCTACTATTCTATTAACAGCAGAGGCACAAGGTACAATTACAATTTCAGGAGCTTTATCTTTTTCTGTAGTATACATTTTGAACAATATACTAGGTTCGGTGATTTCATATTTTTGACCCTCGTAATATAATTCTCCGGCTTCAGGTAAAATATAATAATAATCTATTATATCGTATTTGTCAAAAGAATTCTGAATATTTTTAAGAGAACCATCTTTACTGCTTAACAAATTGTTGTATTTTAAATTGTAAATCATATTAATCAAATTTTAAGTATCTTAATTTATAATGTCTATTTAAAGCATCAATCGCTTCTTGTTTAGTGTAAAACATATTTACATACTCCGGATTACGACTGTAGTTATTTATTATCTCCTTCAGTTGTTCCGCTATCTCGTCCTGATTCTTGTGTCTCATTTTCTGTCTTATTATCTGATGAACCAAAACCACCACCTCTATCTTCGCCAGCTAATTCTTCTGTTTCTACTGGTTCAATCTTCGGATAAGGCATAATAATTAACTGTGCAATCTTCTCACCTGGTTGATAGATAGTAGGTAATGCATCTGTAGTAAGTTTAAACTTACACATGATTTCATTTTTGTAATCACAATCTACTACACCTACACAGTTACACAGTGACAAAGATCTCTGAGATACAGATGATCTCATAAAGATAAAACCTACATATCCTTCAGGGATCTCTACTGCTAAATCAGTATGATACACTAATACCATTTTACCACTCTTATCAAATTCCTGAGTAAACCTAGTAGCGGTTAGATCTAATCCAGCATCATTTGGGTTAGCATAAGTAGGTAATACCGCATCTTGTGTTAATTTCTTAAACTTTACTTCCATGTTATTTTCTTACTATATTATTTCCTAATATTATTTCCGTCATTTGAGCTGCTAAATTTGCAGCATAATCTTCAGCAAAATTGCTCTTACTTACTTCTTGATATATTGCTTTTAGCATCTGCATCATTGTTGCCTGATTTAGCAGAACCTGATCTAGTTTTTCTTCCATTTTTTGCATAATATAAAAGAGCTAATGCATTCCAAGCGATTGCTGCTTCATGTCTTACTTTGGTTTCAGGATCAAATTCTTCCAGAGAAGAAGCATACAAATGTCTTAATAAAGCTCCTTTATAACGTTCGTAACCATTATCAAGATTCTGCCAATTATTATCACCATACTTCTTAGCTCCTTCTGTATATACTCTGGCTATGTCTTCAAGACAATCTAGTGGTATTAATTCCCATCTTGTTTTATCATCTTTTCTGTCGTTTTTCTTTCCTTCCATCGTAAATATTCTTCTAATTGATCCACACACCAAGTAACTAAATACGCATATTGTTCATTTCCCTCATCATAACCTTCAGTATTCATTCTAAGAAAATCATAAACTGCATCTGCATAATGAATTGATTCGTGAGCTAATGTGGAACATTCTACTTTAGATTTTAATACTATTAGTATGCCCATGCTTCCACTTTTCTTTTCTGCTACCAAATAAGTAACCCCTAATGCATTATTTGGTTTATCTGGTGTTTCACATTTATCTTCATTTTGAAGATGTTTAGTAGTTAAGAAAAAGTCAAAGAATTGAGTTATTTCATCCCAATTATCTATATCTGATATATAAAGATTTATTGGATACAAATTCTGAAATAGTAGAATATTACGAGGTTTGTTCAATTTCTTTGCCATATTTCTTTTTAGGTTTTATCTTGAAAAGATAACTAAACATTATTGGTTTGATATCATCAGCATTACTTATCTTTTCATTTGCAAACTTAAATGGATGATTACATATTACTTCTACTACTTGATAAGGTATGTTATATTTGTTAGCTAATTGGGTATATATGCTAATTCTTTTTTGAGAAATCATATGCCATTTTATAGTTTTCATTCCAAAGTAAATCATCGAGATCACTATCTGTTTTTATAGAATTAGGTCTAATGGTATTGGCAAATATCTTTAAAGAATCTATCCAACGATCTGCATCAAAAACTATTAAAGAATTTAGTAAATCAACCTCTTCTTTTGTGTAATCTTCTCTTGGTTCTAAAATTACTAATTCGTCATAATCAATTTTACCCTTAGTAATAGGGAAACACAATGTCGTATGATCTGTAATATAATGGAACTTATTGTATGATAGATCTATATGAAATGACTTACTAAATAGTTTAGTTATTCTCGAATATTCTTTCCAAAGTAAGATGCTACCAGGTTTAATTTTCAGAGTTTCCATATTTTATTTTTAATATAATAGTCAACTGGACTCTATCACCAATAATAACGGGTATTAAAGCTTTATTCACACATAATTCATCTTCTGCAGGACCAGCTTTTAATATCCCTTTATCTTTGAAAGACTTAATGTATCTACTCAGGTTATCTTTAGTAATACCTAGATTCTCAATAATCCATTTTCTATTGTGTCTATTAGCTACATTTTTATTTGTGTTTGGTTCTTTTTCATATTCAATATCCATTCTAATCAATGTAGCCATTAACTCTAATTCTCTATCGGTTAACCTGAGTATGCCATTAAGTGTATGTAAGAATTCTGTTATAAGTTCATCCTTGTTGACTTGTTTAACAAGCTTATTCATTTATAATAGATTCAAATTTATTTAGAACTTTCATCAGATTAAAGTAAACAGTATCATGTTCTACTTTTTGACATGTAGGCATTTTACCTGCTTCATATTTTTCTTCAACTACTTTATTACGTTGATTATATTTATTCTGTAATCTCTTAATTTCTGTATAAAGCTTTTTTACTTTATCAGAATTGTTATCAATTTTATCTTCCTTAGTAGGAGATAAAAGACCTGCTTTTGTGTAGTTATCGATCACTTTTGCAGAAATAACCATACTCTTTGCCGAATAAGTATTATCTGTAGTTTTCTCTGAACTCATAATGAAATTTTCATTTTCTTTATTATAAGAAAATACATCATCTACTTCTGCACACCCAAAAGGTTTAATAACTTTATACTCTGTAATCATATTACTTATTTTTAAATTCATTAATTGCAAGTTGTATCCATTTATTAATATCAAATTCAGTATCACCTTCTTTAATCGTAATACCGTTACTAGTATATTGTTTAGGTTGCTGAAAGATATTATATAAACTTAGTGCATCTTGCATGGATAAATCGATAGAATCAATTACTTCACTATTAATATCATTAATGTCTTTAATCACATTCAATCTAATTTGCCCATTTGGAAGGAGAGTTATAAGCTTACTATAATCTCCTAACATGTTTTGTATCATTTGTTGTATCATGACTCTATAACGTAATAGTTGTGTTTTTGTTGCAACTTTTTACAAATAAAAAGGGGTTAAGTAAAACCTAACCCCTAGTGACACCACATACAACCACGATTTAATTAAAAGACTAACGCTTTAGTCTAGTTTATTTTTTAATAAAAGCTACTACATTATATGGATTTACTAACTGAGAATCTTTAAATAGATCAAAATCAATTGTAGATTTTCTAGAGTAAGCTATAATATCACCTACTTCAGGATGATTATTAGGATCTGTCCATTGATAGTTAGCTGGAATTGCTAATACTATACCTTTCTTAAAGGTTGTAGGTACTTTTTCTGTAACTGTTTCACTATCTGTAATCTGATAGCCATTTTCATCTGTTTCCCCAGTATTGATAGGCTTTGTTATTTCTTTTTCAATGTATTCTTCTGGTAACGGTTTTACCAAAATATCTTTAATAAATTGAAACTCTAACTTAGACAGTACTGTATTTAATAATTCTTTATCTTCTGTATTCATGAATAACTTAATTTAATTGGTTACTATAACGTAATAACTCTTGAAAATGTTCCAAAAATATTATAATTTGTATTTTAGTATATTACCACCTGTGCAGCATATATCTAAAGCTATCTTTGGACAATGTTCTTTATCTTCAAAGACACATCCATCACAACTACCGTTAGGTTGAGGGTGTACTATGTATTCAATATCGTTGATTGTTACTAAGCCTTTTAATATAGCTTCTCTAGCTTCTGGTTCTCCCATTTCTAATCTAATCATAATTAAACTCTCCATCACAAGGATCTATATCAAGCTCTTCATCATTGCAATAGTTATAATCTATATCATCCATAAATAGTATTAAGTTAAGTGATCTAGAGTAAGAGTAGATAGTTTATAATTTATTATCTTTACTCTGGATTATATATCTATTACTATCTATTACTCAGTAACAGATAACGTTTGATATATCAATTTTGTTCCACTTTTAGTAAAATAAAAATAATTTTAACATTATTTATGATTATTTAACGAAATTGAGTCATAGATATTTTCTTCATATTTGCCCACATTTGAATAATATTCTACATTTATGATTTCATTGTTAGATACTTCTATCTCTAGTATATCATCTTTATTGATTTTCTGATATACTAGAGAAGTGTCATAGTCTTTTATACATATAAAACCGTGTTGTTCTAACCAATTTGTTAACATAATTTAACTATTTTTAATATATTTTATAATTTAAAAGTGTTAATAAATCATAAAATTTGTTAATATTATCGAAATATAATGTATAACAAATCTTAAAATATGTTAAATTTTCAAAATAATTATTTAAAGATATTGCAGATATCTTAATACATTTATCACCATTTACCTTAGTATGTTCATCCATAACAAAACTTAATACTTCAAATTCACTATATTCATAGTACCATAGCTTACTAGATTCATTATAAGTAAATCCTTTCTCTAATAGTTCTTTTTTAATTGCTTCTATCATGTTCGTGTTTATTTATGTGTTTGTAAACTAATTTTGTCCATTCTTTAACTGCTTTTCATGTGAGTCTGCACAAACCATATAGTTTCTAAATTGTATACAATGTTTACGAAAATATTCAACATTACATAACATTTTTAGTGCTTCCTCAAAATCCTTTGCTGTGAAGTCTCTCCAAACTACTGTATTATCAAATTTTACTTGATTGTTTTTCATAAGTGTCTAGTATAATATTCATTACTTAAACGCATATGTGGGGATATAGTTCAAAAAATATTTTATAAAAATTTTTGAATAGTATAATAATGAGAGCGTGAAGCAGTACTAAATCAAGTCCCCTCTCCTAACAAGTAGGGGAAATACCCCCTTCAAAGAGTTACTGTGTTTAAAACCTCGCGATGCTACAAGGTTAATCGTATAAGAACATGGCTTCTATCAAAGAGCAATCAACAGCTAAGTATCAGCTGGTTTCAGCTGAAATCAAAAAGTCTAAGGATGGTAAAACCAAGTATGTGGTTGCAGAGTTTACTAAGGCTGGGCTTGATGAGCTTATGGCTCAACAGGAAAATGGCATCAGGTTACAGATACTGCCGAAATACGGCATATCTGAGGAAGCTGCCAACGCCTACCTACAGAAGTGGGTAGATAAAGCTAAAGCGGGTGACTATGAAACCTACATTGGTACATACCTGGTAGGTGACTATGAACCATTCCTGCGTAAAGATGCTGACGGTAAGTATCTTACACGCAAGAAAGACGGCAAAGACGTTAAAATCCAGTTCACAGATGTAACAATCTACTGGTTTAGTGACGAAGATGGTATACCTGTTAAAGGTAATAACTACATCATACGTCGTGCTGATAACTTGTTCCAGAATAGTACACGCATTGTGACTGTTGAGGAGTACAAGAAGCAGCAAGCAGCAGCTAAAGTAGCTAAAGAAGCCGCTAAAGCTGCAACTGATGCACTTGTAGCAGATGCAGATGCTGGCGATGAAGATTTGTTGTGATAATGTGGTGAGTGGGTAAATGGGTGAAGGAGTTTTCCACTCACCCTTTTAACCACTCTTAACCATTTCACCCATAAGCGATTTATATAATATATAGCGTAATTTAAACTGTTGCAAGCTATTTTTATGATTATTAATCAATAAAATCACATAATTAAATATATGTATCATTTACTACTACCAGTATTAGCTATACCAATTATGCTAATACTATTTTTTTGTTTTCTTGAGATAATAGAACGATATGGAGATTATCGTGATAAATATGCAGAGTATCGTGAGAAACGATTACCAGGTGAAACATACAAAGAGTTCTACAAACGTATGCATGATATTTACTTAAAGAACATACTATGTCAAGAAAAGATGATGAAATAGGATGCTTATTACAAATAATAATTGTATTAATATTTGTAATAATGTATATTATTGCACATATTCATTTCGGTGAATTAATGAATGTATTCTGATCTTAAATAAGCGATCGTGCAAATTCGCTACCAATAGTGCATGAAGTAATGCACGACAGTTATTAACTCTAAATTTATAAACAATATGAAGAAAATAATTGGATGCTTCATGTACATTGTGCTCACAGTTTACGTATTAATAACAATAGGTATATTGTATAATATGGCAACTGGTCCACATTCTGAATACTTTCCAATGGCTTTATTTAACTGTTTAGCTTTTAATGCTATTTGCTATATTATAGCAAAATGGTTATTTAATCGCTTTAATAAAAAGCCTTAGTATTCAGACTTCCTGGGCATGAAGTAAAACTGCCTTTTATGATTTAAGTAATACAGATGGATATTAACTTTAATTAAATAATTATCACAATGAAAGAGTTATATGTATTAATATCATGGCCTGAAATACAAGATTTTATGGAACATGAAAGATGGGAAGAGTGTATATTTTGCCAAGAAATAGAAGGACATCCTTGTCCTGATAGCACTTATGCAGTACCGGTAGATTTATACAAAGAAATATATAATCTATAGAGTTTACACAAGATATTTATAGTTAACTGTCTTTTGAATATCTACTCCTCACAGTCGATTTCCTATATCGACTTATCATTGTGAAATGATTGTTCCTCGCTAAGTAATAGTTAGTAAGTGTGCGTTGATGCGCCAAGGTACAGGTTAGGAGACTTGTATACTGAACACTATTACTCTCACCTCTCCAAAGTAATGACAACCTCATCGTAGTTACTCACTCCTCTTAATTTTATCGTTTGCTATAATCACATAAGAGTAACGGGTTTTGGAGTCCAGTATTATAAGACCAGTGGAACACTAACACATAGTAATATGTATAGCATACTGGCATAGAAGCTAATAGTCATTATTTCTCTGAATATTAAATTCATAATATATATGGTTAGATTAATATTAGAGAACAAGTACGAAACCAGTTGGTTTCAACAGTTTCGATTTCTCAAAGCAGAATTGAGACTAAAACTACGAGAATGTATTAAATTGTTTTATCATATTAAAAAAGGAAGAACAATATTAATACAACCTTGTAAAGACAAACTTCCTCTAAATTTAAAGCTTGATGTTTCATATCATAGATTAAAACCTTATTTCTATGTAGAAATGTCAGATATATCTTCAGTATTTAACAGTTTAGTTGATGCAAATCACTATACTTGTTATATTGTAGATTACTATAGAGGATATCGTATTTACATTTCTCGTACGTAAATTTAAAGAGTGAGTATTGCATTAATTCCTGTATTTGCTTTTACTCACTCTTTTGTCTTGAATATTAATTTAAAACATTCATATTATGAAAATAGAAATCAAATTTGGAAAAGATTACACCTGTTGGTATTTAACTCCAGCTATTGGTATAGGGAATTTTAGTCTTTCTACTATTATTGGTATAGCTTTCTTATGTTTTAGTATAGAATTAAAAGTTTATAAATCATGAAAGCAGAACGTGGTAGTTTAATACAACAGCTTATAGGTAGAAAAGTAACTATCATAAGCCACAATTTAGTAGGAACGATCATATATATAGATATTGCTAAACATAGCAGATCTGTGAATATACTATTAAGGGTTAAAAAACTTGATAAACGGTCTTACAAAAGCATTATAGAAGATAAAGAGATATCTCTTAGTCTTACAAGCTTATTAAAAGATGTCAGGTTACATGCCTTAATATAACTTTTATTGAACTAATTATTCATTAAAAGACATAGTCTTATAGAAAGACAATATCCGAATTAACTTGTTGAATATGTAAATTATAGACTCTATCTCGGATGACATGTGAATGGACTAGAGATTAACTTAACCATAGTGTAGTAATATAATAGCAGCTTGGCGGCGTTAGTGAAATTATTACTATTACTATGGTTATTTATTATTAATGCGTTTAAATCAATTAAATCATGGGAATAAAACTTTTATTTAATTACAAGAATTTAAATCAAAAACTTCGCCAAATAAAAATTTTACAAACATTGTTTGGTTTAAGTTTAAAGGAAGCTAAATATGCTGTAGATTGTGGAGAATTTACCCTACAAGGTGAATATGATAAAAGCTTAGTTGAAACGATTAGAAGTAATTCTGATGCCAATATTGAAGTAGTAATACTTTCTCCACAAGAAACAGAAAAAACATTTCAACTAACAGTTTATTCACATCTACAAAATCTATTCCCTCAAGAATGTATTCTTCTTAATAAGAAAGAGTACGAGAAAGAGCGTAAAGAATTAATGAAATATAAATCTTTATACTTAGATCTCGTAGGGAGTATATACAGTATTATGAATACGTTTCCAAAAGAATAATTGATTTATATCAATTATATAGTTCAATTTTTATTAATTAATAAACGTTTATCAAAAAATGGAAAATGAAAACAAATCTAGTGTCTTTAAAGGCACAATGATTACAATCATGCTATTATTATTGGCATGTGTAGGTTTAAATACCTACAAGTATGTAACAGGAAATGATATTCCTGACATTACGCAATCTTCAGTAAATGAAGAAAAAATATCTACGATGGAAAAAATTCCAACAGTAGAAGAAGCCATGATAGAATGGCAAGATCTCAAAGAACATAATCGTTGTTATGAGATTTATATGAATTTCCCACCGGAAATTATGCAAGCATTGTTTGAAAAATTGGGTACGCAAGAACCTGTAAGAAGTTATGTATATGAATACGAACGTAATAGGGAGTATTACATATCCTTACAAATTGCTAAACAATTAGAAAAACAAGGACTTGATAATCCTGGAGTAGATGGAAAAAGAATTGAAGGAGTAGAAATAACTACTAAGTTAAAGAAAGAAAAGGAACCTGAGAAGGTACCAATTCCAGCAAAAGCTGCCAAGGATACAATAGTGTATTAATAACAGTTTACAACTTCATTATTTCTTCAGTGACTGTACTTGCATGTGAATGTAGGTGCAGTCGTCCTTTGTAAACGAGAAAACAAGCAAGAAGTCTTTACTGTGAGAATCAGTGATAAACTTGTGGGGCTCATGTCTTATCAAAAGGGTGGCCAACTTTTAGATAGCATTAGTGCGGACGTTAAAATCAAGTAGATGATAAGAATTGTACTGACAATACAATTCTGCTGTATCTTAAAACAAGTTTTGATAGTCAAATTTTCCTAAACCAATCCTCGTTATTAGGTAAAATTTCTTTTTGTTTATGTATTGCTACAACAATACCCTCACTGTTCATTCGTTATTTGCATTGTAGTTGTAGATACAATGCCGTCATCAAATGTCAAATTTAAAACAATCCAAAAAATGAAAGGAATTGTATTAATTGTGATGCCAGATGCATCACAACACGTAGAAGTGAAAATACCTAATGGTATTACTCCTGCACAGTTTGATGCGATCATGAATCGTATTAAGCACGACTTCTTTACGACAGTAAAACCACAAGCTGATGCTGATTCATTAGTTGTTACAACTTATGATGAAAGTGAAGCAAATGCCATACTGTCAAATGCAACATCTATTAATGCTGCAAAAGTATTAATTGACGTTGTAGGTAATCCTCAAGACTCTGATTGGAGTGGAAGATTCTTTACACTCTATGGTAACGGAGATCCAAAAGTAGCACAAGCAATCTTATTCTTAAAACAGAATATGGATGCTTCAGCACAGAATTATCTTAAATCTAATGGTTTAGGATGGTTATGTGACTTCTTAGGTCTTGGTATAACCAAATTTAGATTCTAATGGGAAAGACATTTAAAGACATGAAAGCATCCAAATCTTTACGAGAAAATAAAAATTCTCATAAGAAGCGGATGCTTCCTTACAAAAGAGAGAATAAAAAATATGATGAAACTCGCCAGTAACATCAAATATTTTTATTATATGGTGGTTATCCCCAAGAAAGTGTAAAAGTCCAGAGTCCTAAGACAAATCAAAGCTATATGAAGATATATAGTACGTCGATAAAGTAGTTGGGATATTGTCGAAATAAGTTAAATGAATAAGACAAACACTTTCTTTTTATTCGCATCTTAAAACAATCAAATATGAAAGATAAAAAGAAATTATTTTTGTGGTTATATATACCACAAAATAGTAAAGTACAGTTTGATCCTTACAAGAGTTCTGTAACTCGAGTAGAAGTAGAATGTACTTTTAAAAAAGTGATACGTGATAAACATTCACCAATGGTAGAGTATACTTATACTCATCCACGACTTAATAAAAAGCTTACAGGTATAATACCTAAAGCTTTGTGGGAGGCATAATATGTTAAGAGAGATTATAGAATATGTAGTATTCTTCATATGGATCTTTGGCTTTGTTATGTCATATGCGTTTGGTGATATTCCTGCGATACTATATATCGTAATCTCTCTTATAATTATGTGTCGTATTCATATACGAGGCTTAAAAAAACTATTTTTATTAATAATTAAATCAATTAATTATGCGGACGAAAAACAAAATTACACGAGAGAGAAATCGTGTAGAAAAAGCACAGAAACAAGAAATTAAAGTCTTGTATTTTGCGCAAGATCCTCAGGTAAGTTCTCGTATCCTTGCCGTTCTCCATGTTGGAGCTACCAAAAGTGCTGTCCCTTTGTATGAAAAGAAACAGGGAACAAAAGACATCTTTGTCTATAATAGAAAGACGAAGAAAAAAGAAAAGAAAACAATTACTACAAGTATTCATGTATTTAACGGACAAGCGATTAAAGAAATTGAAAGATTTAAAGTAATTTGTGGTTCAAACGGTAAAATGGGAACTTGGTACAACACTATTTCTGGTGTACGTGATGCCAGAGCTGGTGTTGAAGTTTCTGAAGCTCAAAAGTTCTGTAGAACTAGAGTAGGCAGAAAACTAACAAATGAAGAATTTCTTAAATTGTATCCACAGCAATGTAATGCATTTAAAGAAATCTTCAAAACAGAATATAATAACCTTATTAAAAAGTAAAAAGTATGGGTTGGATTGATGAACTTATTGAAGCTGAGTTTGCCTCTGGTAAAGATCCACCAAAAGATCCACCAGAAGAAAGAAAAAGTAAAATTAAAAAATTAATACGAGAAGAATTAAATAAAAATCCAGTATTATCTAATGTCTTAAGAGAGAATAAAGCTGAAGGTAAATTTATAAAAGAACTTACAGACAGAGTTACTCGCTATGGTTGGGGCGACGAAATGGCAAGAAACCATATACGTATTGCTCTTAACTCTAAGAATCCTATTGATATAGCAATAACTTGGAGACAGACCAAACAAGGTCATACATACTGGAGTAAAATTAATGATATCGTAAGGGACAAATTATCCGAATAAATCTTATTTATTAACAATTAAAATTATCAAAATTATGAGCGAAATTAAAGACGAAATCCGTAATGGTAGAATCATTAACAAAGAAGTAGTAACTGCAGCAGCTGAAGAACTGGCTAAAAAACGTAACGCAAAATTGACAAAGGAAATGATGAGTATTGCCGTTGACTCTGAATTCGAACGCAAAAATGCATTGTTGAATTTGCAGCGTAACCGTGATGAAGAAGATCCAATCAAGGCTTGTTTGAAGGCTAAAGAAGCAAATGAAATTGCAGTAAAAGAAGGAAAGATGACACCGGAAGAATTTCGTGAAGCCAATCGTAAAGCCGATGATGAAAAAGCTAAAGCTTTACGTAGTATTTCTGATGAATACTACACTCTGCGTAACCAGTTGCAGAAGCAATGTTATGACGTCCTGAATGATTGGGATGATTAATAACAACTCCGAACCTGTGCCGATAAGTACTGTAAAGCTTATCAATTAATATTAGTGTCTTTACATTTGTAGAGACACTAATACTAGTTAGTGCCGAAAGTTATTAAACCGAATGGATTTAGTAGGTAATTAAGTTGAATTGACAACTTCCCTCAAGTGCTATATGCCGTAGGGTGGAAAAACAACGTGCCACTGATCATGTGCCGAAGATCATTACTATTGTTTTAGCTATTGTACTTTATGTCCTGCATAAAAACAATAGGCTCTACTTGTAGAGTTTTATAGTAATGGTTATCAAAACACATATAGAAATTGTGCTTTATGCCGAAGTTTTATTTTTAATATATAGTATAAATGTTAAGTAAATTATATTTATATAATTTTTAAAATATTTATACAAACTTCAATTTCTATCAGTCTATCAAAGGCACAGAATCCTAAGTAATATAATGCTTTATGCTTAAATATTATTTATAGAAGACAGAAATGCGTAAAATGTTCATATTCTGATGGTAAACGTCTTTAGACAGTAGAACCGAAATAGAATCCGACAACTTACGGTCGCTCTATAAAGAAGATTTAGTATTACTTAGGATAAACTCTTAAAATTCACAATTATGGATTGGACAAGAGAAGACTTAGAAAATAAGTCAAAAGAAGAACTCATAGATATTATTATGAATATTCAAGAAGATTTGGAGTATTTTCCAGATCTTTATGATGGTACATATGATGACTATGATAAATAGAGAGTAAGGAGAGAGATCTCCTTACTTTCACTATCTCCATGATTTTTAACATTATTCACAATATAAGAACTGTATTGTGTCTTATTAGGCTTATTGGAAACTTGTAACACGAGGGTTCGAATCCCTCATCCTCCACTAAACAAAAATAAAAATTTAAGGGGGATACTTGGATTTGACTATAAGTGAAAGATAAGATAGGTTCAACATTCTATTTAAATGGCAATTATTCATTTGTCACTGATTATTCTTGCGTAGCGTAAGAATATGACGCGTGCTAAATACGAAAGTTAGGGATACTTCTTAGTTTAACTGGTTAGAACCGTGGATTTTACCATGAGATGTGAGTTCGAGTCTCACAGAAGTAACAAAATCTAAAAATTAATATTATGTCTTGTTATAATTCTTATAATGACGAAGAAGATCCTCGCAAAGCGTGGTCAACAGTATTACTCATAATACTTTTATTAATTGGAATCATATGTTTAATTTCTTAAAAAGTAACTTAGATGAAAAAAGTAACTTTAAACCAATTACATGGTAATTTAAAAACATTCAGCAGAGAATTTATAGGAGCTGGAAGTAGAAACTGTGTAGTTGGATTGTATCGGAAACTTATTGAGTTAGGAGCAATTCCATCCAGTAAGGAAAAGGATAATAGTCTTATTAGCTCTAAGCAAAAGATTGTTATTCTATGTGTTAACGATGGAATTAGGAGTAAATTCGCTCGTATCTCATTACATGAAAGATCATGGTGGGATTATTGGCATAACAAAGCACACAAGCATTGTAAACCAGCTTATATTACTTACAATGTACCAAAACAAATGAGTACAGTAATAAGTAACTTAAATATTAAAGAATTAGAAACCCTAATCCCAGAGTAATATGGAACTATCTTATTGGATTTATTTTAAACCAGGTGAAAAAGATAAGCTTAAACAGATTATCGATGAAAATCCTAATCCTTTAATGGCAAATATTGCTATTCAAGAGGAATTTGGTGTATCTCTCACCGAAGCTGAGAAAATTATTGAGGTGTATAACAATAAAATTAATAAAACATGTCATCAAGAATCATAACGCTTAATAAACCAGGTTTATATGTTGCAGAACACAATTCTACTGGTAAGCAATTTTTAGTAAGTATAGGTGGTGAATTACCTATGTTACGTGTAATTAATATAATCAATTTATCTGACTTTGTTAGTGGTTTTTATGCTGATAATAAAGATAAACAAAAATTACAAGATGACATGGAAGCACATCCTAATACATACACTTATACTCCTATTCAAGTTAAATTAGAAAAAGAGTATGAAGAAGTAAAAGAGGATATTCTTGATTTATCTAAATATTCAACATTAGTTGAAAATAAAGATAAATTATTGGAAATGGATGATAATATGGCGGTTATTACTATATGTAAAGATGAAGGTCTTGACGTAGCCACTGCCACTGAGATTTGGAAACAATTCAAATTATCATTACGACCGTGACTGCGGATGAAGTAAAAAAACATATTTACGATAAATCTGCAAAGCTATCACAGCAGTTTATTGACTTCATTAAACATGAAGGTGTTCCTAATTATTTATTACCATTATTTGACAATAATAGTGGTTATAGATGTGATTGGAACATAATAGGTGGAGAAGAAGCAAAAGAATATTTTAAACCTTATTATAAACCAATAAGTGATAAATTTATTCTTAGCTTAGAACAAAGAAAAAATGTACAAACTTGGTTATATAGAGTTAGTACTAAACTTTTTCTACCTGAATTGATGGTAGGAAGTCCTATCGCAACCGATAAAGTGCAGCTACGAATAGCTACATCTTTAATCGACAAATTAAATATTCCAAGACAATATCGAGATTATCTATTTGATAACACTATATATTGTTTTTGGACTCGTAAACGAGCATATAGTAATTTCTTTTGGCAAGAAATAGTACAGCTTCCGTTTGCGCCAGATTATCGTTTAAATATTAAATGATAATAGGGTAAGAGAGATTGGGTTCTCTCTTACTCACTAATCCGTAGGCCTATGAAAGAAGAAGAAAAAATTCTAATTGAAAAGGCGAAGCACGGTGATGAAAAGGCCTTTAAGCAATTGTATGATAATTATTATCGTTTAATACGATATATTATATACGATGCAATAAAAGATGAAGAAGCAACAGCTGATTTATTATCTGTTACTTTTACTAAGGCCTTCAAACGTCTCGATTATTTTGTTGAAACTATTTCTTTTGAAGCATGGTTAAAAACTATTGCAGTAAATACAGTCATTGACTATATTAGAAAGAATAAGAATCAACAAGATAATATCTCTATAGATAATGAGGATAATACAATTCAAATATCTAGTGATAATGATCCCGAAACTGATTTAATTAAATCAGAGTCAATAGATATTCTTAGAATTGCATTAACTCGACTTAGAGCCAAATATAGGAACCTTCTAGAACTCAGATATTTTGGTAATCTAAGTTATGAAGAGTTAAGTGCTGAGCTTGGTATACCGGTTGGAACTGTAAAGTCTGACTTAAACAAAGCTAAGCATAGACTCAAGTATTATTTTCAAAAAATTTCAAAAACTAACAAAACATGACAACATTCATTGTATCTATGCTAGTAATTATCGGTATTGTTGCAATTGCACGATATTACGGTAGTTCGTCAATGGCAAGCAATTTATTGCTTACTTTGGCATTTTCTGTTGTCGTGGGTCTTGGTATTCAATTTGCTACTAAGGGAAACCATAGTAAAAAAGAAAGTATCAAGATTGAAAATTCCATTGCAGTTAGTAATCCTGTATCCACACAGTCTGTTTGTACAGTGTTGGAACCTGTAAAAACTAGCCATTCTGGGGCTGTGAGTCAGGTACAGGATTATAAAACTGTAGTAAAGGAGTTTCCACGATTAAATTCTAAAAAGCTTGCGTATACTGAACGTATAGCTCCACCATTCCCAGATTCATCCTAGATGAATATAACGGGATCACATTATTAGCTTTATAAAATAATTTATTAACTTTTAATATTCGAAAAGGCGAATTAAACATTATCAAAATGGGAAATAATAAGAATAAAGGTCAAAAAATTGACGATAAAACAAAGAAAACTACTGCCGCTCCTGCGGCTGCACCGGCTGCACAAACTAAGAAAGAACAGCCGAAGACGGGATTAAAGGAAGATAAAACTCCTAAACCCGCAGCTCCTACAGCTTCTAAGAAAGAGGAAAAGGAGACAAAAAAGCCTACTACTGATGCTACTGGTACAGTAGAAAATGTAGCAGCAGAAGAAGTAAAGAAACCTGTAGCTTCTCCGTTAGAATCACCTAAAGTAGATTCCCTGATTTCACTTATGGGTCCTAATGATCTGATGGATGCGAATCATGCTGCAGAATTCTTATCGGCGCTTGAACGTCGTACTGCCCGGATGGATCGTAGTAAACCTATTACGATTCAGATGGAATCCATGCTGGATTACAATATGATGTGGTATGCTGTACGTTTGTCTGTACAATCATTTGCACAGAAACGTGAATGCAATATGCTTACGCCGAACGATGAACTTATTGTTCAGCAAGCTATTGATACAGCTGCATCTATGGGTGTTGCTCTTGAAGCTCATCCTACAGATGATCCTAATCAGATGCGTCTTGAATTTAAGGATATTTCCCCTGAAACAAAAGCAGCAGCTGATGCAGAGAATGCCGCATCAGGTTTAGCTTCAACAGTTAAACCACCTAAACATATACAACTTACCGAAGAACAGATGAATCCTCTGAATTGGAAGAATGATGATGAAGCAAAAGCTGCAATCACTCAAGATTTTCAAGAATCAGGAGAAACTCCATCTAACAAATTCTTACGTATCTTGGGTAAAATCAAGACATATCGTGAGAATGCTACGGAAGATCCCGTTCAGAAGGGAATCTGGAGTAGTGCTAACTTAGGAACTCTTGCAAAAGAGTATTTCAACATTATCGGTAAGAAAGGTATTGTTGTGCTCTCTGGACTTATGTCTTCTACCACAACCTCGTTGAAGTTAGGTCAGACTATGATCTTTGCACATTCTCTCTTACGGAAGAATATGAAAGGTCTGAATGATCAAGATGTAGTAGACTTGATTAAAGCGTTTATTGAAGTAATGCACGCAGATCCTGCACAGCCTATCGAACAAGATCCTTGTGTAGTAAAGGGTATTTTGGCTCCAACTCGTGATACGTTTGTACGTATTGCATTGCAAAAGCCAGCAGAAGATGAACTAATAGATTGTTTCAAGAAGATTATGGGACCGTTCTATGACATCTATAAAGATGAAGTGGGTTCTAAATCTGATGAAGATTTTGCTCTGAAAGCAGCAAACAAAATGATTGAAATACGTAACATGTATGTAGATAAAGAAGCTGCATTCCCACTCTTTACAAAAGAAGATTTTAAGGCTGTAATGGGTAAATAACCTATTATATCAAATGAAAGGTAAATTTGCTTATTTAGCAGTATTCGTTGTAGGTCTTATTATGTCCTACAATACTAACATTTTCAAACCCGAAAGTGTTACGGCAACAGAAACCGTTAAAACGGTTCAGTTACCTCCAATTCCAGGTAATTTTAAACTTAACCTGGATTTAGAGACAGGTAAAAGTATCGTGGAAAGTAATATACCCGTTACAAGTACTGATATAACTGTCAATCACCCCACGAAAATCGTGGAAAAGGTAGTATATAAAAAATCTAAACCCAAAGTAGTATATGAAACAAAAACTGAGGTACAAACGAGACCGGTAATGTTCACTCTACCAACTCCCCGCTCTCACAAATTTGTACCTGAGTATCCTAAAAGTGTAGAGAAATGAAGCAAAAAATAACTAAAACCAACATAGTATCATTAATTGGTATTATTTTATTCTATTTATTTTGTTTATTTTTTGCTTATTGTATTAGTGATTAACTATGTGCTTACCGTAGAATGGCACCGGGGAAAACGAGTCTCTCCCCCGTAGTAAGAAGCAGGGCATTATATATAGTGGTATTGTAGCTGTACACTTTAAAAGCAATAAGACAGCATATATATATTAGGAATATCAAAGGCCAAGAGGATTCGTATATATAGATAAGTAATACAGGATATGAGAATATGATAACAGCTAACACTGTGATTCAAAAGGTAATATGATAGCTTACTATGGATTTATTACTTTATCCGTGAAGAATTAGTAAGAAAATGGGATAGCGTGCTAAACCCATAAAATCTCAGAGAACCGTCTGGCGGAGATTTAAAAAACGCGATCTAGGTCAGCAGACACGAAGACAAATTCAGCAAAGGTATCGGCATCCTAAAGTAAATATAGTTATGAGATGTATTTATGAGTGTATTGAAGTCTACACAAAGGAGAAACCTATGTCCGTGGGTACAATCATGTACGAAATCAAGAAGGGACTAAACACGAGTTGCCCCTTAGTAAATATCCAAAAATTTACTAAGTTTTGACTCCTGACTAACGTTCTTGGGTGTGTCCAAAGCATCCATTCTGAATCTATTATTGGAAGATATAGATAAGATAAAAATGCTACTGTAGTGTTCTCTACAAGGTACCAAATGGTTTAAATTGGAACGTATGTTTAAATACATATAAAAGTAGATATGAAGGCAGAGAGATTAATCGAGGGTGCTATTAGGTGCTACGTAAAGAAGTAAAACGGTACAATTCCGTAATCTTTTACTCTTAGAAGTAAAGGATAATAGTCTGTATTATTACTTTGAAACATATGGCTGAGAGGCTATGATCCATACAATGAACTTTAAATTCATTAGAATATAATAAGAATTCGAGACTTTTATTATATTTAAGTATGACAGATTATCCGGATTAGGTGCCAAACCTATACTTAATAGAACGATTAATACAAATGTGTCAGTGTTTGCTTCAAGTTATGACACAATAATATATGGAAAGAAGCAGGTTGTAAAAGTGTCCTATAACACTAACTACAGAATAACGACACCCTTTAGCAAGGTGGTTACTTCGCAAGAAGTGAGAGGGATCTCAATAATTTACGTTATCGAAAAGTTAAATACGCCGGTAGAAACACCGTTACCTGAGAAGAAAGGTAGAAGTTCAATCAGATCTCAGTCGGCTTTCCGAGAGATAAAAGGCGAAAGTTGGGCTAATGTATAGTCAATGGGCTAAATTCAAGTCTGTTAATCCAGAGAAACGTAAATGTTATGATATTTACCTGAATCCAACGATTCATCACTGGCCCGAGAGTTAACGTCACTCTTAAATAAAAGCGTGGATAACATGTCTAACTAAAGTAGTGGCTACGCCTACGAAATAATAAATCCAGGGGAGTCCCCGCTAGGGATAGTAGAATCTGCTGTTGTATAGTAGTATATGTTTCCTGACTGCGTCCTTGGCAAGCCAACCGTTATTGCTAAATAAAACTAATAGAGTATATTGCGCAACAATATATGTTCATTAGAAAGCGTTTCATGAATCTTCATAGACTGGATACCTGTCGTGCGGAAAGAGTAGTGAAAAGTAGGTGGAAGTCCTCAATATTCGTGCTTGTAAAACAATCCTATGGACGGTTATATAATAATATATATTATTGTATGTAATTCCGTATAGGAAACTTAAAACCGTTGCTGCATTTGTAGGGCAGAACTAGTTAAGTAACGTTAGAAAACGACCGTATCTGTAACGGATTCGATAAAGTGGTAAATATTAACTTCTGGGTAATCATAAGCTACATGACAGGCCAATCTGCATGTGCAACTGTCTTGCAAACAGTTACTTTGTATTTGTGATTACTTGCTGAGATTAACCCCGAGACGCCGGGAAATACTAAGTTAATATGATGAGCAATAGTTCCTTTCTTTTAAGAGTAAAAGAATTGTAAAATCTAAAGTAATGGTATATAATATGTATATTAAATGTCTTAGATCTCATTAGTCTAAAGAAAAAGCTGTGCAGTATCAATAGTATGATAAGCTATTAATTTATTATATGTAGACACTCGTATAAGTAATATTAATTCTGGTATCCGAACTACTTTGTAGAAGCAAGGAATGCAGAAAGGAAGAGGAAGTATCTACCTTGATTTCGATGTAAGTAAATCATTAATATGAAGATTATGCGTTTAAAACGAAAATATTTATACTTTGTAAAGGATTGTACTTGAATGTACGTAGACGATTAGACATATCCTCTATATAATAAAATCTATACAAAGAGAGCAAAACTCGTTAATTTAAACTCATAAAATATGTAAATCAATTGTTTAACATCTCCGTAGGTGGAATCAACCACGGAATCAAAAAAGGAATTTAAAAATGGATAAATCAGTTATTTTGGCATCACAGTGTGGTGCATCATTAGGTAAATATATTCTCACTATAGAGAAGAACTCAGTAGATCCGAATTATTCACGGAAAGTACAGAACAATGAATTACGGACTAGTCAGCAGATTAATCTGTATTCAATTAAACCTATTAAGGTTAAAATGGCTCAGGAAGTAGAAAGTGCTGAAGGCACTAAATTTGTAGAGTATAACGGCGATTCGAAGTTACGGCTTCAGATTTCCGGTATTAACGACATTGCGGATATTATCCCGAAGCCCAACGCAGAAAGCGTAAAGAATGCGATTACTCGGTTCGAATCAACCGGTGAGATTACAATCTTTATTGATTATCCTCAGTTGACAAAAGAAATAGTTGCTCTGAATATGGAATCACGGGCTAAACTTACAGCGTTTGTCAACGAACAGATGCGGTTCATTAAAACATTTGAAACTGCAAACGAAACTGAAATTGCTGCTTGTAAAACAGCAATGGCCGCTGAAGGTATCGAAATTAACAATTATTTCGGATAAAGTAAATTATGAGTACGCCTTTAACGAAAGAAGCGTTCCTAGACCTTCAGCATATGTTTGCTGATAAAGACTTTATATCTTTGCTATTCATGGATGAGAAAGAGATAGCAAAGTATATTCATGTCGAAAAAGACGGTAGTGTAACGTTAGGCAGAACACAGTATAAATTTATCAATAGACTCTTTAAAGATGAGAAAGTATTGAGTACTAATGATATTTGTTTACGGCTTATTAAAGTCATTACTGGAAAAGGTGGAACGCGAAACAATGAAGCTTTTGATTGTCTTGTAAAAGATTTTACTAAAGCTTTAGATAAAGGAGATTACTCCTATGCTATTACTCGGATATTTATTGGTTATCGTCTAGGATATCTAAACGATGTTGCAGCAATGCAAGCTTCTTCGGAAAAAGGTGAGGTAAGACTTCCGAATAAGCGAGTATTGGTACAAGATGGTTTCGGAGATTTCTATGCGATTAAAATAGGTAAGTATCCTAGTTAATAAAAGTTGACTATTCTAAAGTAATAAGAACATTGAATATATAATAGCAGATGTAACGTAACAATATATTAAATGTAATTATTACTTTTCAAGATATATCAAAGGACTTGCAGATGTAAGTCAAGTCCTTTCTCTATATCTTATAAGGCTATGATAATGTATCTGTAATGGATACTAAGTGAAGGAAAGCTTCAAGAATAAGACGAAGATGTCATATCGGGATGAACATAGCCACAAAGTACAGGTAGTTGATCATATTTGAGTATACTTTTATGTTTAATCAATTAAAATCAAAAGTATATGAAGAAAATTAAATCAACTGAAATTATTGAAAATCGTAAGAAGTATGACAAAGAGATCAAAAAGATGTGGAATATTATTCGTACTGAAAATTTGATCGATAAAAACGCTACACGAAATTACGATATGAAAGCATTGTTGGATACAATTACAGAGATGTCCAATAATCGAATTCAGACCAAGCTGGATTCAATTGCTATTAATCTAGGCTTTAAGAGTCGTAAAGACTTTCCTAAAGAAAGTATTTATCCTATCATTTATACTCTATCTGAAAAGAATGAGTATTTAGTTCAGTTGGGATCTATTCCGACTATTAATCCTGGTTTAAAAGCTAAACTTGGTAAAAAGAAATTGTTTAAAACTGAAGAAATTACTGCAGATTATATTACTAAATTAAAGAATAAACTGCAGCTGGAAATCAATGCTCTGAAGAAGAAGCTTGAAGATTTCAACAGTAATGCTGAAATAGATATATCTACTGCATATATGTATTTAGCAGCATAAGGTAAACTGGTCTCCGTAAGTTATTTTTAAAGTTCAGTATCTCTATTTATAACTGTGAACTATTCTAATAGCATAAAGTAACATTAAAATAACGAGTGGCAAGTGGGGTTCGAATCCCCGGAGACCAACAAGTCTCGAAATATTAATATTAACATTTTAAAAAGTAAAGTCATGGAAAAAGATATCAAATCTCAAACAATTGACAATTCTACCAAAAAATATCCGGTAGAAAGTAAAACATGGAAGTCTGATGTATATCAGGCTTTGAAATTAGGTTATAAAGTAGAAGCTTTAAATGAAGAGCAGGCTGAATATATCAAGAAGATTGAAACCAAGCTTGCAGAAAAAGCTGCAAAAGCCAAAGTAAAAGAAGAGATGAAACAAACTCTTCTAAAAAAGATGTCAGATATAATGAAAGCTAAGAAAGCAGCAATTGTATCTGCAGCCAATGATCTAGCTGATAGAATTATTCTTCGTGCTATCGAAAAAGAAGAGCAGAAGAAGAAATTCGATGAAGCCGACAAGAAAATTAAGGAGAAAGTTAAAAAGGACAGAATGGCAATAGCCGAAAAGAAACGTAAACGTAAAGCAGAATTACGTAATAAAACTATTCCTAGTCCTGAAGCTATAGCTAATGCTAAGAAACAACAAGATTTTCTTGCAAAAGCTCACGCCGCTAAACGTGAAGAGATTGAAGCAATAAAAGCTAAAAAAGAAGCTGGTAAAGCAGCTTTTAATGCTGAAATGAAACGTCAAGCATCAGAAATTGCAGCAGACCGTCAAGGTTATGCTAATCGCGTAGAGAAACGTAGACGTACTGAAACAGAGCATCTTGCAAGGATTGCAGAGCGTAGAAAACTACGTAAAGATAAGATTTTTACAGAACATCTTAAACAACAAAAGATTCAGCAATTGAATCTTAAACGTTTTATAGAGTCTGAAAAGGCTCGTCTAGCACGAAAAGAAGAAAAACGTGCTAAGTATCTTACTACGGGTGGAATAAAAGTTCCCAAAGTAAAGAACAATGTTGCTGTAGATAAAACTAGAGCAGAAGAATATATTAAAGCTGCAGAAGCAAAAATGAAGGATGAAAAAGTACGTTATTTAATACGTATTGCATCAATTGCTTCATCAGAAATTATAAGTGATTCTGTTTGTGCATTCATCTGTAAGCCAGAAGAACTTAACAAACGTATGAAAGAAGCTCATAACAAACACATGAAAGAAGAACCTGATACATATGTAGGTATTTATGCTTACTCTGGCATCGGTAAAGATCAGAAATGTATAAGTGAAATGCTAAACGATAAGTTTAAAGATCGTAGTAGACTTTCTAAAAGTAATGCAGCATAATTATTACAGGGGTGCGACTGTTCAACGCACAATCTAGCGGGATGGCGCAAAGGTAGCGCGTAGCTTTCACGAGGCTGAGGTTGGTAGTTCGAATCTATCTCCCGCAAGGTCACTAAAGTAGATACTTCCACGTAGTGTGACTGGATTAAAACTAAAATCTACTTAAAATAAATAATATGAAATCAGAACCAGAACAAATCGCAGAAGAAAAAGGATATACAATAACAGATAAAGGTATTGTTATTAGTCCTTATAAAAGGAAAGTAGGAACGTATGGTAAAAATAAATATTTATATTTCGGTATACGATATAATAAAAAAATAATAAAAGTCTATTTTCATAGATTTCAAGCTTACAAAAAGTTTGGAAATCAAATATTTGATAAAAATTTATGTGTAAGACATCTGGATGGAAATTTTCTTAATAATTCATATAGTAATATAGAAATGGGTACTTATTCTCAGAATTCTTTAGATATTCCTAAAGAAATTAGGATAAATATATCTAAATACGCTAATATGAAATATGATGAGAATTTAATAAAATCTATAAAAGAAGATAGATATAAAGGAATGTGTTATAAGGAATTAATTACGAAATATAATATTAAAAATAAAAGTTCTTTATCATATATTCTAAATTGCAGATAACCATAGTACTATGAAAATTAAAGGAAAAACTTGCATAGTCTTTGATATTGAAGTTTTAAAAAACGTATTTACTTGTACTTGTAAAAATACTGATACAAAACAAATAACAGTATTTGAAATATCTCCAAGAAGAGTAGATGTACAAGAATTGGTCACATTCTTTTATGAAGATTATTATTTTGTAGGTTATAATAATATACATTATGATAATCCTATACTAAACTATATTATAATGTTATATAGAGAACATTATTTTGATAGATATAGTACTAGAGAATTAACTGAGTCAGTATTTAGAATGAGTCAATTAGTAATTGATAAAAATTCTGATTTTGATTTATGGAAAGAGTATAAATACGCTAGAAACTTCTTATCAATAGATCTATTAACAATGCTATATTCTAAAGCTTTACGAGTATCTTTAAAAGAGATGCAAGTAACAATGCAATATAAGAATGTAGAAGAATTCGTAGTAGATTGGCATCAAGATCTTCCTGAAAAGGATATAGATAGATTAATATCATATAATATAAATGATGTAGAATCTACCGAAGAATTACTATATAGATGTAAAGATCTATTAGAATTGCGTATAGAAACTGAAAAAGATTTTGGATTACCTTGCTTAAGTTTAGATCGAGTAAATCTAGGAGATAGATTACTTCAATTAAAAGTAATGGAAAAGACAGGATTAAATAAGAAGCAATTAGAGAATATGAAATCTCCAGCTAACTATGTAGATCTTGAAAAAGTAATATTTCCTTGGATAAAATTTGAATCTCCAATATTGCAAAAAAAGTTAACTGATATGAAAAATCAGCATAATGTATCACCAGGTAGAAAAGGATATATAAATACTTTTATGTTTGGTGAAATGAAAGTAACTATTGGAGTAGGTGGAATTCATGGTGATAATGGTACTTGTATTATTAAACCAAATGAAGATGAATTATTATTAGATAGCGATGTTAACTCACTATACCCATCTCTTATGAGAATGTATCATCTTTATCCACCTAAGTTAAAGGATGTATTAGGACAAATATTTCCACAAATTATTGATGATCGATTAGAATTTAAGAGGACTGGTCAAAAAAACAAAAACGAAACATATAAATACATGTTAAATGGTGTATCAGGTAAAATGCAAGATGAAACATCTTGGTTATTTTCACCGTTTACTGTTATGCAAGTAAGAATTAATGGTCAATTATTACTTTTAATGCTCGCTGAAAGACTCCTAAAGTTAGGATGTAAATTATATCAGATTAATACTGATGGTATTTTATATAAGCTTAAAAAGTCTAAATATGAAGAATTACAGCAAGTATTAAAAGAATGGGAAAAGCTCACTATGCTTACTCTGGAAACTGAAGAATTTACTCAGTTTTATCAATTGGCAATTAATGATTATTTTGGAGTAGAACCTAATAATAAAATAAAAAAGAAAGGATTCTTTCTGACTGATATTGAATTAGGTAAAGGTTTAACTCCTAAAATTATACCTGAAGCAATTATAAATTACTTTGTACATAATATTCCAGTAGAAGATACAATTAAGTCTTGTAAAGATATATGTAAATTTTTACAAGCAGAAAAAACTGGGAAACAATGGACAGTTGAATATAATGATCAAATTCAACAAAGAACTAATCGTTTCTACGTTAGTAATAGTGGATACTATTTGTGGAAATGGAAATTAGATGATACTGGTAAAAAGTCTTATCAAATAATGTTAAAAGATCATGGAGTAAGATTACATAATAAATTTTATTCTGATGAGGATCTTCAATGGAAATACTCTCAAGGAGAGACATTCCAAAGTATTTATGATATAGATTATCAGTATTATATTAATCAGTGTATAAAAGTAATTGAAAAACTAAAACCGAAACAGTTAAATCTGTTTAATTTTGACGAATATTAACAAAGAATATCATACTCTAGAACAGATGAATTAAATTAATTCATTATGATACTAGAAATAGATACAAGTCTATTAAAAAAGATAGACAATCTTTCATTAAGTCAGCTAGTATTTTTAAATCTTGTATTAGACAATAATCAAAAATCTATCAAAGAGGTCAAAGACATCGTTAGCCAGGTCAGCGACAATGATATACAAGATTTAATCGACAGAGGATTTCTTATTAGAGAAGAAAAAGCTAAAAAAGTTTCTTATAAAGAAACTGAACTATTAGTGAATATTATTACTGGTAATGCAGATTTATTTGAAGAATTTAAGAAGCATTATCCTATAGTAGTAGTAAGACCTGATGGTACTAAAGGCTTTTTACAAGGTAATTCAAAGAAATGTAGAACATTATATAATAAAATAGTTAAAAATGATACTATTTTACATAATCATATCATTCAATGTCTAGAAAAAGAAGTATCTGACAAACTTATGAGTGGTAAGATAGGTTATATGAAAACTATGTGGAAATGGCTTACTAACTCTGAATGGGAAATTTATGAAGAACAAATTAATGAACCAATAAAAGATAATCTCTATGGAACAGAACTTATCTAGTCCCTTACCATACAAACATATATCTGTAGCCGCTGATGAAGCTGTTACCTATATAAAACAGCGTAAGAATCATGAAATTGAACCACTTAAAAGTAGGTGGAATAAATTTAATTTTATGTGCTGTGGTGGTATTGAACCAGGATGCGTTTATACTATAGTAGGTGCTTCTGGCAGCGGTAAATCCTCATTTGTAAATACGCTTGAAACTGACTTAATTGAACTTAATCCTGATAAGGAATTAGTTGTATTATCATTTTCTTTTGAAATGCTCTCTAGTAGACAAGTAGGAAGAAAACTATCTAATAAGTTGCGTCACACAACTTCAGAGCTGTATAGTGCATCAGAAGATGTTTCTGATAGTTTGCTACAGGATATTGAAAAAGAAGTAGAAGTTATTAAACAATATCCTATCTATTATGTAGATGAATCAGCTACAGTAAGTAAGATAGAAGATACTATAACATATTTTCAAAATACGATTGCAAAAGATAAATGGCTTATCATATTTCTAGATCATACATTATTGGTCGAAGGAAATGACACTAATGATGAGCGAAAAATTATAGCAGCATTAGAAAGAGTATTTATTAGAGCTAAGAAAGTTGGTAAAACAAGTATAATTCAACTTTCTCAGATGAATCGTAATATTGAAATGCCTGAAAGGATTATAAATCCATCAAGTCATTATCCTATGAGAAGTGACTTATCATCCTCAGATTCTGTATTTCAAGGCAGTGACGTTATAGCAGTTTTATCAAGACCTGAAACATTAGGTATTACTGCATACGGACCGTCACGATTACCTGTACAAAATAAAGTATATCTACACTTTTTAAAAGTTAGAGAAGGCAAATTAGCCATACTTGAATATGAGAACGATCTGCAATATAACAACTTAATTGAAGTAGATAGATCTGAGAATAAACCACAGTATTAATTTAATTTTTGGCTAACATGACTACAACATTTTTGAATAAAAAGGGTAACAATAATAACTTTAACTTTAACACTTACGATTTCTTGAATCCGTATTACGAGAAAATCAGTAAGAAAAAAGATGATAATTATATTGATAATCTTCTGACAAAAGCCTTTAAGAATCTGGTTCCTTGGGCAAAGAAAGAAGATAAGAAAGATAGTATTTATATCATCTTCGGTGATGAACCGACGAAGAAATATACGTTTGAGAAGCCGAGTTTTACAATTACAAATATTTCTCCTACTTCTCTGAATCTGGAATGGAATAAAGCAGCTACACATTTGTTAGAATGTGCATATTATGCTAATAATCCTACTTATGATTTTATTATCTGTGATACACCGATTAAAATTCATGGTAATTATATTCAGGTAGGTTCAGAAATTATTCCGACATTCACTCGTTCTGATTTCTTTACAACTATGAAGAAAGAAGATCAGATTAATATTTATAATATTGCAGTAGAAATTAACGCTATTTTTGCTGCGTAATTGTTAACAAAACTTTTCAGATTCTTTCAAATTTTATCAAATTCTTTCGTAACTTATCAAATTATATCTGGAAAGGTAAAAATATCTTAATATGATAGTATTACCTACAGAAAAAGTAAAAGCAAAAGTAAATAATCCTAGATTTTTGATTATTTACGGTCGACCTAAAACTGGTAAAACTAGTTGTGTAGCAGCTCTAGAGAATAATTTAATTATTGATCTAGAGGGTGGCTCTGAATTCTTAGATGCATTGGCAGTACAAGCGAGAACTGTTAATGATTTTGCTGATATTGCAAATGCAATCAGAGAAAAGATCAAAGAAACAGGTAAAAAGCCCTATAAATATATTACTATAGATAATGCTACACGACTAGAAGAAATATGTCTATCTTACGCAGGTACGCTCTACAAAAATCAGCCTCAGGGTAAGTCTTGGCAAGGTACTGATGTTAGATTGCTTCCACAAGGAGCAGGATATCAATATATCAGACTTGCTGTAAGAAAAGTTATCGATATGTTTAAAGAACTTACTGATAACTTAATTCTTATTGGTCATACTAAGGATAAAATGATTAATAAGAATGGTGAGGATATGACAGAAATGTCCTTAGATCTTGTAGGTAAACTAGGAGATATTATATGTGGTGAAGCTGATGCAGTAGGTTTTATGTATCGAAAAGGTAATGAAACAATTATCAATTTCGATAGTAAAGATGAAACTACAAAAGGAGCAAGAGCACCACATTTGCGTGAGCAAAAAATAGTAATTGCAGAAAGCAATGAAAACAATGAATTAACATTTCATTGGGACAGAATTTATTTACCAGAAGTTTAAGTTAACCAAAATTAAAGAGTATGTATAGTTCCGAAAGAGCCAAGACTATTGTAAAGAAAGACGTAGCACACTTGTCAGCAGGTATTGAAGATAACGTAATGTTAACTGCAGTAAGATTTGATAAATCTATTAATGGTAATAGTTTTATTGAATTTAAGTTTGAAAAAGAAGGTAAATTGCTGACGCATACTGAGTGGGAACCTTCTAAGAGATCTGATGAAACTGAAGAAAGTTTTCAGAATAAATGTGATAATCAATTTTCAAGAATTGAACAAATTTTGAAATGTTATTATCCTAATGCTGAAGATCGTAAATTTATCGGTGAAAACTTCACTCAGTTTGCTCAATGGGTAACAGAAATGCTGAATAAAGCAGATTTGACTACGCCATTAAGAGTTAAAATTGTATACAATAATAGTGGTTATACTACATTACCAAAGTATGCAAAATATACGTTTATCGAACCAATGTCTTTGGTAAACGAAAATAAATCTGTTATTGTAAAATTAGGTATCGATCAATTCGAGAAGCCTATTGTAGCAGATTTAGAAAAATCTAATCCAAGTCCTTTCTCTATGGGAAGTTCTATGGATGAAAATAATAGCGCCGATCCTAATGGATTGCCGTTTTAAGATATAATTCTATTTGCGCAATAGAACGAAGACTATACTACCTCTGACTTTTGTCATGTAAGTATACCAGATCGTAGGCTGGCACTGACCACACAGGGGGTATTGTTAAAGGTGGAGAAGAGTAAGCACATATTTCTTTAATAAGAAATGAGCAGATGTGTGAATGGGCCTAATACAAATGCTAACTAGCATGTATTTAAATGGGGCGGTTCGAGTCCGCCACTCTTCACTTTATTTAAATCTATATCATATGTATGACTCTACAAAAATAAAACAGCAAGATACTCCAATTACTTTGGATTATATCTTATCAAAAGTCACAGAATATGATATTTACGCTAGATATATTGGACAATTTAAGATTGGTTTTATATATAATAGTCCATTTAGAGAAGATAAAAATCCTTCATTTGGAATATTCAGAAGTAGAAAATCAGGTAAATTACTATTTAAAGATCATGGAAATGGTGAATGTGGAGATGTTATTAAATTTGTAGAGCTTTATACAGGTTTAACAAATTATAATGACATATTAAACCGTATAGTAACTGATATGTCTATTACTAATAATACTAAACTTAAAAGTACAAAGCAATATGAATCTAAAGACACTGTAATAGGTGTTGTTAGACAAGATTGGACAGATGTTGATAAACAATATTGGTCACAATTTGGTATTACTAAGGAAACATTAACTAAATTTAATGTATCTAGTATAAAATATTATTTATGTGACGGTATTGTTAAAGGCATATATAAAGATAATAATCCTATGTATGCTTATAAAGTATATGATCATTTTAAGATTTATAGACCATTAGCAGATAAATATACTAAATGGCGTAATAATTTAGCTCCTTATGATATTCAGGGATATGAACAATTACCAGAAAAAGGTGATTTATTAATTATTACTAAGTCATTAAAAGATGTTATGTGTTTATATGAAATGGGTTATACTGCTATATCACCAGCTTCAGAAAGTACATTTCTTACTCCAGACGTCATAGATGCACTTAAGCTTCGATTTAAACGCATTTTAATATGTTTTGATAGAGATAACCCTGGAGTAAAGAATATGCGTAAAATAAGCCTTAAAACAGGCTTAAATGGATTCTTAGTACATAAGAAATTTCAAAGCAAAGACATATCTGATGCTATTAAGAATAATGGCTTTGAAGTAATTAGAAATTGGTTAAAAGAAACACTATGATATGGTTTACTTCAGATCTACATTTCTTTCATGACCGTATATTAGAATTTCATCCTAAGCGAAAAAAGATATTTGGGGATACTGTTGAAAAAGCTAAAGAAGCTATGATACAGTTATGGAATTCTAGAGTAAACAAGAAAGATACTATATATATTTTAGGTGATCTTGCATTTGGTGAAGTAGAAGATAAAAGAAAACTATTTCAAAGACTAAATGGAAATAAAGTATTAATACTTGGTAATCATGATAAAGTACCAGATCACTTAAAATGCTATTTTAATCATATTACTCAGATCAAGAATATTAAATTTAAGAAATCTGTATATAATTTCTTACATAAAGATCTAGAAGTAATAATGTGTCATTTTCCGATGTTAAGTTGGGAACACAAAGATAAAGGATCTGTTATGATACACGGTCATTGTCATGGAAAAGTAGATAAAATAAATACAGATTCTAAAGAATTAAGAGTAGATGTAGGTATAGATGGAAATCTAGCTAATTATGATCTAATATCTTTAGAAAAACTTGCAAATCATTTTACAAAAATAGAAAAAGACAATGAACATGGAATGGTTAAATAGTACACCAGGTCTAACATGGTTACAATTAATTCTGATTAGTTTTATTGGAAATCTTTGTGGAAGTATACTTTGTACATATATTGATCGTTATGAAGCAAAGAAAAACAAAAAGAAAGAAAACGACAAATCAGAAAGTTAAGAACGCTACCCCTAATGTATATGATGGTATTAAATTTAAAAGTATACTTGAAACATATGTTTATAAACAATTAAAGGCTCATAATCTCAAAGCAGAATATGAGCCTATTAAGTTTGAATTAATACCAGCATTTACTTTTTGTGGTAAAAAGATCCGAGCAATGACTTATACTCCAGACTTTGTTGGAGATAATTTTATTATCGAAGCTAAAGGAAAACCTAACGATGTATGGCCATATAAATGGAAATGGTTTATGTGGTCATTATTAAATAAAGGATTAGCTGAGAAGTATAAGTTATTTGTAGTACATAATCACAAAGAGACAGATGAATGTATTAGACGAATTCAAGAACTATAAAAGAAAGTTCATACAGATATCTCATCGAACTGCGATATTAATGCATATCTTTGAAAAATCTAATGATGATTTTGAGGATATAATTCTAAGTGATCACGAAGAATATTATAGACAAAATCATAATATAAACATATACAAAGAAGCTGCAGATCAGTTTTTTAAACAATTTGAAGGACATGAAAATCTCTACTTTGTAGAATGTTTAAGAGATAAATGCAATGAAATGTTAAAAGAGCACGAAGATAGAGTACAAAAATTGAAACTAAATGAAAGTAACAGCAATTAGTGATTTACATGGTAACCTTATTGATATAGAACCATGTGATCTGTTATTAATATGTGGTGATATATCTCCATTAGATATTCAAAGAGATTATATCCAAATGACAAAATGGATATTTAATGAATTTCAAGAATGGATAATGAAGATAGATTGCCCTACTATTATACTTACTCCAGGTAATCATGATTTTTGGTTTGAAAAGATGATTACTCAATCAAATACTTACTTATTTAATAAGTTAACTATATTGATTGATGGAGAAACGAAAGTATATAATAGTACTGATGACAAATGGTATAAAATATATGGAACACCTTGGTGTAAACAATGTGGACCATGGGCATTCATGGCTAATCACGCTGAATTAGCTAAGAAATATGAAAAGATACCAAAAGATTTAGATATATTAATGACTCACGAAGCATCTAATTTCGGAGAAGTTGGAACTACTCATGACAATGGAACTGAAATAAAATACGTTTGTGCTGCATTAACTGATGAAATTAGACGAAAGAAACCAAAGTATGCATTATGTGGACACGTTCATACTGGAAATCATAATATTACAGCATGTCCTATATACGATTATGTATTTCAAGAAGATACAGAATGGACTAATGTACGTGTAGCAAACGTAAGTATACTCGATGAATCTTATTCGATTTATTTTAAACCATTAACATTTGAACTATAACTTAAAATTTACGATTATGAAGAATTACGAATTAGTTAACTTACAATTAGACGAGCAAAATATGAATAATGAAGTAATGTCTCAGACTGAACAAGATATTTACTTTGAAGCAGACGAACTTAATGACATTGCATTCGTTAATGAACTAGTAGAAGCAGATCGTTTAAGTAAGTTAGAAGAGTAATTATGGATATAAGCATACCTTATTATGAGGATATGTCTAGAATATCTAATTCAAATATCGGATGGTTCCTTAAAAAGGGACCCCAATATCTAAAAGATATGCTAGATGGAAAAATTGAAGGATTAAAAGCAAGTTTCTTAGATAAAGGAACTATGATTCATGAATATATCCTTCAACCAGAAGAATTCTGGAATGATTATATTATTTTAGACTTTGCAGTACCTAAAGTAAAACAACAAAAAGATCTTCTAGAATTTTATTCTACTGCAAGATTAACCGATCCTTTTGCTACTGAAGAAGACATATTATTAATGAGTTATAATGCAGCTTATAGTAATAATAAATCTATCGATAAAAGAATTCAAGAAGCAAAAGAACTAGTAGAATTATACAAAAACTACATTGAATACTTTAGAAACAAAGATAATAAGAAAGTTATTTCTTTTGCTGATTTGGCTCTTCTAAAGACCATAAAGCAAAATATGCAAGAGCATAAAAAAGCAAATGAGATTTTATTTGCTTATCCAAAAACGTTTGAAGTTCATAATGAATTTCATATAAATTGGGAATTTCCAAATGCTTCTAAGTTAGGAGACTTCCCTTGTAAATCTTTACTCGATAGAGTAATGATTGATCATACAAATAAGAAAGTAGTACTCGTTGATATTAAAACTACAGCTGATGTGTATAATTTCAGACATTCTATAGAAGAATTTGACTATTGTAGACAATTAGCTTATTACTGGTTTGCAATTTATTGGTATTTTAAAAATGAATTAAAACTAGATTTAGAAGAATATACACGAGAAACATATATAATAGCTGTTCAAAGTCATGACGGTTATGAAGTAAAGGTTTTTAATATTGAAAATCAATACATTGAAGCCAAAGTGTGTGTTATTGAAGATGCTATCAAACGTATTGCTTGGCATAGAGATAATGACTTATGGGATCATGTAAAAGAATATTATGAAGGAGATGGAGCAGAACTACTATGATTATTAATAAATATACAAAACATAGTATATTTTCACTTCCTCAAATATTTTATGATACCTTTACAAAATATGATTTGAAAAATAGTGAATTTGTAAATATGTACACAAGTGATATGAATAATCCACTACTTTCAAATCATATTTTTTTAGTATTTCATAATACTAAAGCTTACTTAATAGAGAGATTAAAGAAACATAGACTATATTATTGTGATTATACTTTAACAATAGATAGAATTAATTATAGAGTATTTGCCTTTAATAAGGCTTATTCAATTCATTCCATCGTAAACAAGATAGATCTTGGTTTATATGAACGCTTAGGATATCAAGCTAAATTACAAATATTAAACTTTTGGAATATTAGTGTTGATAGTAAAGTTCATGAATACCTATTTAATCCTCTTGCAAAAGTAACAAAACCGGTAGGTGAAAGTATATCACTACAAGATTTAAAATATAGAAAAGCCCCAACAGCAAAAACTGAAGGGGCTTTATTGTAATGGCCGTTAAAATTTTTGTGGCTTTAAAAGTTAAATATTGAAATCATATTATCGTAATACTCCATTTTTGATCTTGGATCTTGTGCTTCCCATATACTTCTTAAAGGAGTGGCCTTAATTAAGGATCGTTGGAATCGGTTCATACCCTTGTATGGACCTTTTTTTATCTCCTGTGTAGGATCATTCAACATCATTGTAGTTAAGTCACCCCAATATTGTAAAGTAGACCATGCGGCAGTAGGAGTATTAAGTAAGTTAATTACTTCAATAGGTAATATGTTACCACGTGTCTCTAATGAAGCTCTTAGAGTAAGATACGCTGCTTCTTGTTTCCACCAATTACGTTTGTCATCATCTGCCATTGCTCTAATAAGAGAAGAAATGATCATGAAACCTACTGTGGAAAATAAAACTTCATAAGTAACTCTTTTAAGACATCCTTTTTCGAAATCGTCCAATTCATCATAATGATTTTGATATAGTTCCTTTAATTGATCTATTTTGTTCTGATCAAAGTAATGTCTATATACATATTTAACTGCAGCTGGTACTTGAGCTTCGCTCCACATGCCTGTAGAATAGTTAAATTGACGTTTAGTTAAGAACTTAGTTTGTAAGTTAACTAAAATAAAGTTACGGAAGATAAGTAATAATTGTCCAATTACAGTTGCATGTAATTTACTTCTATCCAAGTCTGTTAATTGCGTGTCAATTCTGGTACCTACTTGTTTTGCCGTATTTCTAACTTTGTTTATAGTAGCTTCATCGAGAGATTTAGCGTACTCTGGTTTTATTACTAGTTTGTTGTTTTTAACTTCAAATGCATCATAAAAAGTTACACTTAGAGTATTCCATTTGGCATTGCCTTCCTTTTTACTCTTAAATCTTCTTAGGAATTCGTTTTTATTTAAGAATTTACCAGATTCAGGATCATATTTATAGTATAGACCAATTGCCAATGCCATTTTACCTTTTGTTACATAATCCGACATTTCATGTCCAAAATACCAAAAGTGTTGATTTAATGCTCTTAAAAATCTAGATTGATTAAGTTTACTAAAGGTTTGAGCATTTTCTCTTACTACACCTAAATACTCCATATAACATAGAACCTTGTCTTTGTTGTTTGAATGACCTATGTTCTTTATTGCATTCGCATATGACGGTATGATTAATTTTGTTGCTTGTGCAAGTTCCTTATTTCCAAAGTATATACCAGAAATTGCTTCGAGTCTATTTTGTATTTTGTTTGTAATAAGACCAGTAAGAATCACATTCATATTTTGAGCTATGCCTTGTATTCTAGTGTATGCAGCTAAATTAGCAGCTAACTTACCAACACTTACTGTCACATGTTTGCCTTTTGGTAAAGGAACATCTAATTCTAATGCATTCTTTTCCATACCATATACCAATTGATCTAGTACAGATTTTAATTTATCATATGTCTTACTTTCCAAACCTTGTATTCTACCACCCTTCTTATCGGTAAAATCTGTACGACTAACAAAATCAAGAGCTACTTCTAATTCTGGGGCAATTTCACTCATTTGTTCATAATTTTCTGCCATTTTGTAATAAGCAATGACAGATCCTACTATATCGTTTGTTAAAGCGTCTGGATTTGATAACATCTTAATATACCTAGTAGGTATAAGTTTAACAAGTGACCCATCTGATCGTTTAGCATTTTCCAACATATATGCAGTGTCATCATCCTTTACAGTGTAAGTATCTTCTATTGCATATGCTAACCCCTTTAAAATATTGTCCTTACTTCGGATTTGTGTCCATGCCCCACCTTCTATTTGTGGGAGTCTATATTTATTTTCATACTTTAAGAATTGAATCTTAGAATTTGATAATTCCATTACATCAACAAGTTTATCATAAAGCTTCTTTAAGTTTGAATCAGAAGTTATTTTACGATAATTTGCACTGTTGTCATACAATTCAGGATTTGGAATTCTTGTTTCTCCACGATCTGCATATTTAGTAAATCTTTTATCGTAGAAAGGTGATTCTTTATCGATTTCAGACCAAGATCTGTTAGGTACTTTGCGCATGTATTTAGATCTTAACTCTTTCTTCGGAACTAATTTCTTCCAAAAGGAAGCTGGTACAAGATTTCCTTCATAGTCATATCTAGCATTTATAGAAACCCATGCATTATATTCAGCTTGACCTAATTTTTCAACTCTTTCTAATTCTTCATAGAATCTAGGGTTTACTTCCCATTCAGCTATGTCCATTACTTTGGATTTCTTTGATTTATCACGAGTTTTCAAACTTTCCTCAGAAATCAATTCATCATAAGTATTAATCCACGACTTTACTTGGTCAGGCATGCTATCAACATCTACTTTACCATCTTCTCTGGTGTAAAGTCTTAACATGTTCTTTCTAGCCGTTTCATATAGTATTTGATCATCAGATTTATTTGTGTTTGATGAAAGAGTTTTAATATCGTCCCAGAATTCTTCAATTATTTGATCAACTGTATTGCGTTGTTCCCACTTAGCAAATTTCTCTGGACTTAAATTCTTCTTTGCCTTTTGTAGAGCTTTATTAAACTTTTCCATATTTGGAGTATAATGTAATTTCTCTCTTAATTTTTCATTATACTCTCTCATTTCTATTGCTATTTCTTTATCTAATCCAACTTTTACTGAACCATCTGGATAATATGGATTAGCTAAATTTCTACGTCTAGTTTCTAACTCTTGTAATTTTAGATAATCTTCATCGGATAAATCTTCTCTGTGGTAATCTCCGTTCTTATCAACGGTAGTACTTAACAATAGGTTTATTTCCATATTTATGGAATCTCTACGAGATCTTGCTTCTTCACTAAGACTGTTAGTTAGCTCGTAATACTCTGGAGTAAACTTACGAATTGTATGTTTAGCTTCCCAATCATTATTTGCTTTATTCCATTTCTTTAGTTGCTCTGGATTCAATAAACCAGGCACTTCAGCAATATCTTTATCTCCAAATCCTAACTTTTCGGCTAACTTTTTTTGATGTTCCAAGTAATCTTGATAGTGTTGACCGTAATTTAAGTCTCTTGTTATAAAGCCTGTTTTATGACCATCTTTATTTTTTTCATGCATATAAGCTAACTTAGATTTATCTACATGTGATAGTATTTCTACAAGCTCTTTACCTACTTCTAGTTCTTTTTCAGCAACATTATTTTTAGTATTAACTATCTTGTTAAGAATTATACGTACTAACTCACTATTAGAATATTGTGTATTACCTGCCCACTGATCCCATAGATTTATATCCACATCACCTTCATCTAATATTTTTTTAAGATGATCTATAGTAAATGAACCGGCTTTAGTTGCTTCTCTAATAAAATTATCTTTAGCAACAATGTCTGCTAAATTGTTATAGTTTCTTACTAATTCATAGTAGTCACCTACAGTCCTTTTTAAGTTTTGTTTTGTATCCTCAACTAATTGAGGATCATTTAAATAGTCAAACGTAGATTCATCATCCAACATGTTCTGGATATTAGTAGCAATGTTGCCATAAAAACCAATATAACCTTTCTTTATCATATCTAATTCTGCAGAAGTTATATCTAGCGGGTTATTGTACTTTTGGTTTTCATTTACTTTGGTTTGTAAAGCCTTTACTTCATTTAATGCAGATATTACATCACTTGCCATATAATCTACAAATTCAAAAGTAGCTTGATCGTTTTCCAATTGGTTTAATTTAAATTCCAACGCTCTTAATTCATCTACTTTCTTACTGTCACTATATTTCGCATATTGAATGTCTTTTATTCGCCTTGTCAAGGCTTGAATAAGTTTATTATACGTTTCATGTATTTTTTTTGGAACGTATGATGGGTTATTTATTTTATCTGAATTATTTAATAATACATCTATAGATACTTCCCCATCATTATTTAATACAATGTTTCTTATCTGTCTAAATTGTGCAGAATATATTAATGACTTTGTTCGTATAGCTTCTTTCTTATTACCATTAAAATGATTAACTAAATCTGAAAATAGCTTAGATGGCTCCCCATTGGGAGCCTTATCTAAACCATAACCATTGTTTTCTGATAACACATAATATGCAGCATTTTCATTACCCAATATCTTTGTATATTGCTTTAGTAAAGCTGCAACCTCTTTATTTTTAACATTTAAACACTGCATAATTATTCACATTCTTTTCTACGTTGTTTACCATTTGCTGTTAACTCATCAATTGAATCCTGCAAAGATGCATTTATTGCTTGTTCTTCTGTAGCTGGTTCAAATTCTATATCGTCTAATAAATCTTCTTCAGCTATTTCATTTCTCATGGAAACTTTCTTTTTATTTTCAGCTTCTGAATTTATTATAACAAAGTTTTTAGCACGTGATACAGCTACATATCTCAACTCGTTTCTTAATTGCATTACATCTCTACCATAACCAAACGTATCAATTTCATTGGAGAGTATTAAAACTTTACTGTATGTACTACCTTGTGATTTCCAAACAGTTTGTGCGTACCCATAATCAATTGCTTTTCTAATTTTTAACCTACCTTGATTGTCTTCTAAATTCTTGGTAATGTTTAATTCATTATCAATGTTAAACGCCATTTGAACCAAATCTCTATATTTAGATATTTGCTTATCCTGTTTGGCTTCTTTAGCCATTCTCCACAATCTGTCTTTATATTCTACTATTTCAAATAGCTTAGAATCTGGTTCATTTTTATCAATTACAGTAATCTGGAAGTCATCCATAATAGTACTGCCAGTAGGTCTGATTGATAATTTGAATGCTTTAAATTCTATATCACCTTTATCAGTTTTAAACTTGACAGTAGTGTCTGTTATATTTTGAATTACATAATCCCCAGAGTTTACTAATTTATAAGATCCATCAGGCTTTCTAAGTTTATTAGAATAACCCATTATAATATCACCTTTTACAAAGGGTTTAGCAAATTTTCCGTATCTTAAAGATCTAATCTTTGAATTATACGCAGATACTGCAGCATTTGTAGCAGTTAAAACTCTAAAATGTAAAGGATCAGCATTGAACTCTTCAGAAGTAACAATCTGTTTCAGGTTTTTATCTATAATTGCATCATCCGAAGTGTACAATACTCCTTGACCTTTATCATTTATATCAGTTTGGTAACTCAATCCTTCACCTCGTCTAAGTCTGGTGGCTTCTTTTAAAATAGGATTATCACCAGTTCTTTCTACTTTGGTTAAAGTTATTTGAGGCACTCCATCAGATGTAAACACTTTAGAAATATGATCTGATTTTACAGGCCTCAATTGTGCAGAATCCCCAACATATATTACACTACCGTTATGTTTAGCTACAATTTCTTGAATATATTCATACAAGCCATCTTGTACCATTGAAGCTTCATCAATGATAATTAATTGACCTGGTTCGTATTTCATTTGATTCTTGGCTCTAAACTCCAGTTCTCTTAAATCCAATGAACCTTGTTCCATTGCTATATCTGTATCTGGAGTAAATCCAAATAGAGCAGAAAGCGTATATACATTAGCATTAGGATTATTTTGTTTAGTTATAACATTTGCTCTATGAGTAGGAGCAGTATATACAATGTTGCCTCTACCAATTCTATTATTCAACCACTTACTAAATATACCAATGATAGTAGATTTACCTGTACCAGCATAACCAGATAAAGTAATTTCGGTTCCACCATCTTCAATAAACTTCTCTAATTCATATAGAGCTGATTTCTGTTGATCATTTAATGAGAATGGTAAATTGATCTTAAACCCATCATTAAACGTAAATACGTACTCTTCTTCTACTTTCTTAGCCTCTTCGGATGCTTTTGGTAAGTCTTTTGCAAGTAAAGCAGCTTCATCAGTAAAACCAAATTGATTAGCATAATCTAAGAATTCCTTAGTAGTATCAGTAATTGCTGGTTCAATGTTTGATCGGTTCCTTAATAATTCTCTTACTTCCATCAAAATTTTTGGGAATTCTGTACCCCATTTACCTTTATCTTGAGTATGAGTAAGAGTTGCATCACCTGTGGATAATAATTTATTTAAAGCTTCTGGATTTTGACTGAAAGATTCTAACAATAAATCTTTCATAATATCACTGGATGCTTTATCCCAAGAAACTGTATTTAAATCTTTAATTTTTCTACCAATAGATTTTGCTTGACTACCTGAAGCAGTTTCTAGTCGTTTCTTAACTGCTTCTTTTTCGTCATCTGACATAGAAGAAAATACTAATTTTTGAGCTTGAAATGCTCCTTCTACTGTTTGAAAATTACCACCAATGCGTATAGAAGATTCTGGTTTATCACCAGATATAGTAAAAGGTCTAATTGCGAAATTACTTAAGTCTGCATTTTCACCAGTACCAGCATATATATTAATTGTTTCTGAAGGTTGTTCAGATGCAAATAAATCTTGTTGAGTAGCATCAGAAGTTCTTAATTTAGTCAAAGGTTTTGTAACTAAAACTTTTACAGATTCATTTCCACGTTTCCATTCAATAACATCACCTACTTGAGCTTGTTTCCAATAATCTAGGTGTCCTTGTGATTCATATCTTGTAGTTGCTGTTCTTTCTCCATTTCTAACTGCTTCTATAGTTGATTTAGATTTTAATCCTGGTCTGCCATGTTCTCCATAATCGAATGTCATATTACCTTTGAATTTAGCTGGAACCGATTGATCAGGGGCTAACTCATATTCAATTTGCCATGCTTCATTTATTTTTGGTAATACTTTGGAATTAAAATATTCTGTAGACCAACCTTCTTTTTGAGACCACGTTTCTGCAAGATTTGTAGGTATACTAGATTGTTTTGAAGGTTGTTGCAATACTTGTGATTTACTATATTCAAAGTTATCCAAATACTGTTGATATGCTGCTTCTGCATCAGCTTCACCTTTTTGAGTTTGATAGTCTTTAACCCATTCTTTATAAGATAATGGTTCAGTTGCTTGTTGAGTTTTAACCGTTTGCTGTATATTAGCAAACATGTCTGTGTTAAATTCACCAGCTTGATTAAATGCCTTTGCTTGTAAGCTAGCTTTTACCGGAGTAAGATCAGTAACCCAAGTTATTTGTTCTTCTGGCATAATTTCATAACCCTTTGGTACAACATTATTGTACTTTAAAACTGATTTACTACGACCATTTTCTATTAATACATTACCTCTATATGCAATTCCCTTTTTATTAATTAATCGATATACTGGAGCTTCATCTTCATTGATACCTATATATTCATATAAGAATGTTGTTCTAGGATCATTATTTCTATCTAATTTTACTTTTTTAAATGGTGGATATATAGGTTGACCATTTTGATTGAATGAAATTATAGATTGAGACTTTTTATCATATATAATGCCAGGAATTTGTACTTCTACTCCTTTCTTGTTTACTACAGTAAAACCACTATCTTCGTGAGGTAACGCCCTGTATACAGGTCTACCTTCTTCTTCAATAGTTTCTCTACTAGAGTCTAATACGTAATAATCAATAGTAGGAACTACGTGGTCGTTCCACCACAAGTCTTTTATTACTTGGAATACTTTAATATCTTTAACCGCATCATCAGGATTTCGTTCTAAATCTCTAATGTAATCAAAATAACCTATTTCTTCTCTAATTGAATTAGGTACATATCTAAAGATATTGTTCTTACCAAATGCATCCCCAGAAGTATAGAAAGCATACAATGCAAGATCTTTTGCAAAATCTCTTATTTCCTGATAATCACTATCCCACAATTCCTCCCAAGCTCTAATGATCTCATTTTCTAAGTTATTATCACCACTCTTGTTTGGTTTGTAAGCAATAAAATCAGGACCATTTAATTCAGTTGTATCTTCCTTTGGTCTACTAAAGATGTTATTAATAAGTACATTTTCAAATGAACCATCACTACTTAATAAATCTGGATATTTGCCACTTCTTACATCAGATTTAATTCTATCCAATCTCTTAGAAATACTATTTGGACCACCTAACAAACTACTAAGCTTTATTCCATTTTCAGCTAAATACTTGTTAAAGAAACCAGCTTTATACGTAGCTTCCATACTTCTGGTAATATTATTAATGTACGTATCATCACTAATTGCATAACCTTTAGTATAGAATTCTATTAATGTTCTTAAGTTTTCAAATTCTGGAGTAAGTCTAATCATTGTGTTTTGGAAGGCAATTCTAGGGAATATTAATGCATCTTGCATTTTCTTACCTAAGAATGTATTTGAGAATACCTTTATAGGATCTTCAAATACTTGTTGCTCTACCATGAATTGTTTCCATTTATCCAAGAATGCACTTTGTAAACCAAAATTATTACCAAAGCGCTTAGTATCAATTTGAGATAATGTAGTTAATTCAGACAAAGATCTTGAGAACGGATTAAGTTCTTGATAAGTCTTCATAATAAGCAACTGATTGTAGTACCAATCAAATGTTTCTTCTTTTTTCAATTGCTTCTTTAAGTAATTGACATCGAACATCTTTTCTCTTTGTTTAACACCTACACCTTTATCATTCAAAAAGTCTAAAAGCTGATCATATTTACCTTTAGATAAAGATTTTGCTTTCTCAAAATATGTATTCCAAATAGTTCTATATGCTAGACTTTCAGGATTTTTGTTTTGTGTATCTACATTATAAAAGCCAGAGTATTTGTCATATTCTATTGCAAAGTCTTTTAATATTTGTTGAGGTAAGAAATAGAATGTACTTTCACCTTTACCAGATCTTATCAAGAAGTTAGTCATATTAAATGTTAACTTCCTTACATTCAATCGAATGATGTATGGATCTTTTGCAACGTCCACATGAGCATTGATTAATGCTGATAACCAGTCAAGGATATTAATCTTATTTCTATCATTACTCTGGATACCATACAAATTGCTTATGCCATAGTCTCTTAAAATTTTATTTGGTTTAAATCTTAGTTTAACCAATTGAGTAAGAACTTGATGAGCATTTGCTAATGCAAATGGACCAATACCAAATTTACCACCATTCAATTCCGCTTTAGTTCTACTCTGGAATGCTGGAGTGGCATAATACAGTTGGGATTTGCTTGTACGTTTACCTTGACCAGTTATTGTATCTACTTCTTTAAGAATAGTATCTTTTAAGTAATCGGTTACTGTATCTAGTGGTTGTCTAGCTTCTGCGAAGTTCAATGGGTTAGAAATAACTGATATATACATATCAAGAAGCATATTTTCATTTGCTTCCTTTGAATTAGCTTCAAAATCAGTTTTACCATTATATCTTTCGTAGACTTTACGAACTATGGTTTCATCATCTAAGCCAGCTTCTCTAAGTCTATTAGTATAATCTTCTTTGGTCTCAAATTTGATTCTATTACCATTCTTATCATAATTGTACCTAGCAACAAATAACTTATCAATATCAAACGATCTACTTTTACTTTCATAAAAGACTAGACTATATCTTCACCTTACGGTGCTCCCCATTTCGCCTTTCGGCTACACAGCGTGTGTACGCTGACTCAAATCATATTGAATTTTGTGTGCCATCGAAGGAACCTGTTCTACATATGGTTTTACTATGTTTATAAATTTTATTCCTTCTTTTGTTCCACAACACAAAGAGTAACTATCTTTTTTTCTACCTTCGTGAAACATATAAAATTCAATATTCCAAACATCTTTAAAATAATCTATTATTATTTGTAATTCTTCTTTTGGTAAACAAGTTGCAATTTTTATATAAAATCCATGAATTTTACCATTGGTTTTTCTATAGTTTATATGACCATCATCCATATACCAAATTGCAATTCCTCTAGCATCAAGTCTATTTAATAGTTTTCTATTTCCTAGTTTTTTATAAGGTTTATAAAAAACTCTTCTTAAGACTTTTATAAAAGGTATGATACTTAATTGAGTATAATATACTTTTTTATTAATATTAAAACCTCTTGCACTAATGTATTCTTTCAAACCATTGTTTCTAAGTCCCGCATCTTTGAGTTGTTTTATTTTCCATTCAAGATAATCACGTTGTTCTTCACAATGACTCAATTTAAATACATTGTTGTTGCTTATTGTTCCATCACCAAGTAAAAGAGCGATTAACAAATTTCTAGATTCTTTTGTTATTTTTGTTTTCATATTTGCTATCCATTTAGGAAGCTTCAGTTGAGTATTAGTCGTTGAACCTTCCGATTAGTTATATAGATAACGATCGGCTTGGCTGCTGGTTGCCCAATCCTTTGGATTTTTACTACGCTTAGTACCTCAGGCTCTAAGGGGTTTCCAGCAATTAAAGGAGTTTTTTAGATTATACTGGTTCGAACAATGATGTGTCTATCCGAACCAGTAAGAGATGTAAATTCATCAGGTAATGTGATAGTATCACCAATTTGCTCAGGATACAAATCTACTACTTTAAGAGCTGCAGTTGACGCTTGACCTTGAGCAGGGATACGATAACCCATTGCAAGAGCTTTAGAATTCGGACCAACAATATCATGATCTATCAACCACTTTTTAGCTTCACTGAAAGTCTTTTTATCGTAATCAGGAATTATGTGTTTCAATAAGTTGATTGAAATAACACAATCCATAGTACCATCGGTATTTGCGAATCTTAACTTTCTTTCATTTTGTACATCTGAAGTTACAGCAATTCTATTGTACAATATTGAAGACATTTGAATAAACATACCACCTGGTAAGTTAGTATCAACAATTGACTTATTCAACATTGATATAAGACCACTTTCTATCCAAGAGTTATCAGATAAACCAGAAATTGGTGCAACAGTTTCACCATTTTCAACATCCAAACCATTAATAACATTGTCATTCATGTTTGAACTTAAAGCTTTGCGTTGCATAATTTCAGCAAATCTTTGTACACTTACTTGAGGTTTATCTGGAGTAATACCAAAATCTCTTTCTATCTCTCTTCTACCAGCTTCAGTAATGGCATTGTGAGCACCGTTAAAATTATTAATCAACTCATCACCATTATATACTTTACCATCTGGTGTAGTATATTTCCATGCACTTCTGATGTTACCCATGGCAGCTTTTTGTGCTTGAGATACAAACATTTGTCTTTCTGCATGGTGAGGATCAGTAATTAACTGACGTCTAAAGTTAGTTAAAGACTGTTTATGAGTAGGCATTGACATTAAACTGTCCATGTCTATTTCTTTATTAGTCTTATCTTTATAGATTCTTGATTTAACTTCTTTAGCCCTTTGTCCTACTTTTACTGCGGAATCAAAAGCAAGCATGTGGATATTACGTGATTGCATAACTTCCAACACTTTACCCATATCCCCAGTAGAGAAGATACGATGTACGGGGAACATTGCCATCTTATCAAACACTGGTATATCCCTTTTAGCACCTACATCGTAGTGATCACCAAAATACATGAATTTCAAAGGCTTCAATGTAACAGCTAATGCTTCGGCATATGTATCCATATCTGCTTCAAGATCTGCATTTGGATCATTAAGTAAATCAAATGCTTTTGCTACTTGTGGTGTCCATCCATCTACTCTACGTACTAGTTCTTTGTAAAACTCTGGAGATATTAGTACTGTGGCATCAGTTTGATTTACTTTACCTTTTGGATTAAGATAACCATCAAATTTATCTCTTACTATAAGATTAGCTGCATCTTCTACATCATTGGGTAAAGCTTCAGAACTATCATAAGTTCTAATTGCTTCATCTAATGTCATGTCATGCATTTCCTGAAGTAATCGTATAGCCGCAGATCTTTTAGCATACTCTGCAATTTGATCAGCTTGTCTACTTACGATAACATTATCTGATAGTGTACCTACGTTCACTTCAGTGAGGTCTGCCATTGGGTTTCCTTCTTCGTAGTCTATTCTTGGAGTAACACCGGTGGATAATACTTCACGTAGACGTTTAATTTTATCTACAGGATTCTTATAATAAGCCGGATCTTTTATGAAAAGTTTTTCAAATTCAATTACTGAAGAAATTGTATTTGCGAAATAATTACCGATCATTTCAGCAGCACCAAGATTCTCACTATAATTAGAAACTAGTGTAGATTTCTTATAATGTGAAGATGCTTCTTCTAATGCTTTCTGAGGTAATGCTAAACTTGTTACACTAGCTATTTTATTGCCATCCCATTTAATTATACCTAATTCTTGTGCATAATTTAATTCATCTTTAAATGCATCCCATAGGTAGTTATTCATTAGATTTGCTTTTTCAGCATTACTGAACTTATTCCAATTATTTCTTATTTGAGAAATAATAGAAGTTCCATATTCATTACCACCAAGATCTTCTGCTAGGTCTAATGCTTCATTAAAGTTTGAAAAATCTTTTTCAAATTCAATACCATTTAATGTAGGTCTTTCTTTCAATTTAAAGAATCCGTTGAAGTATCTGAATCTATAACCGTTTCTGTTTCCAGTATCATAGTTCTTTACTTTTTGTTCTTCAGTTAAATTATCTTCATTCTTGTAATTAAATTCAATAGTATCTAATTCAGTTTCAAAGTAATTGATAAATCTTTTAAGAATCTGAGCATCGAATTTTATTTCACCATTACTTACATCAAATGGATTTTTAAAGTTATTTATTGCAGTACCATACAACGTATTATATGTTTGAGAATCACCCATAGTAGGTAAGACAATTCTACCTGCTCTGGTAAATGTCATTTTAGCAATATAGTCTTCAAGAGGGGATATTTCTGTATACTTACGTCCTTTATCTGCACTACCTTGTTCCTTAAAGTATACAAGTGTTTCAAACCCTATTTTACCTTTAGTATCCGCATTATTATACAAATTTGTTAACAATACAGAACCCTTGAAATAATTAGGATTGTCATTATTACCAGTATTGTATAGCACTTTGGTAAGTGCTTCTACCGTTACTGGATCATTATCCAATCTTTGAACCATATCAGACAAATAATTGTGTTCTGATATAGGATATAACAATTTACCATCAGTAGCTAATACTGATAATTCATCAGAAGAAGGATGCAACATCGCATATGTCTCAGCAAGTCTTCCTAAGAATTTAGAATCAGCATAATACTTTGTAATACTTCTATTGTATTGACCAGGAATTACACCACTTTCTTGAATTTTTGCCAAATCCTTTACTTTGGAATTAAAGAAGAAGTATATACTCTTATTGGATCTATCTGATAACATTGAAACTAATGACTCAGTAGAATCTGAATTATAATATTCCTTAGTAAGGAAGGAGTTTAATGATTCTAAATCAATTTCTACTCCAACTTTATTAAGTAAATCAACTATCTTATTCTTAATAGTAATTAACTTCTCTGGTACATACTCTTTATAAGTTTGACCATTTACTAGTTTCTTGTTAGGTGTAGTTTTGTATTTTTCTACAATCTTTATTATTTTATTGAATTCATTGTTGATTTCTCTAGCTACGAATTCTTCAGACTCACTAACTTTTGCTTTAAATAAGTTATCAGAAGTATCTAATACACCACTGTTTGTTATTAAATTGTAATTCCAACCCTCTAATATATTTTTAGATACTTTATTTGCATTTTCATCTTTAACATACAAGTTAGTTTGTTCATTACCGTTTTCATCTTCAACTTTTTCTGATAAAATACCAACTAACTTGTGTCTAGCTTTACGGAATGTGTTTCTAAACTGAGTTTGTAAATTCTCTCTTGCTATTTTTTGAACTTCGTCCTCTTGAATACCTTTCTTTTGTACATATTCATTTGTAATCTTGTATAACTCGTTATACAGAGTTTTAAATAACGGTGCTACTTTAGCAAGTTTTGCACTCTTGTCCATCATCCCTTTGAATGTGTTTTCAGAGTGGATCTCATTAATAATAGTATTCCAAGATTTATCAAAGTCGACCATTAGAGGTAAGCCTGTAACAGGACTCTTTATTGCAGCAACACCTTGTACTTTAGTCACAGTGCCATCAGGATTTGTTTTTTGTTTCATGACAAATTCTGTTCTAGGCATTGTTGCAATGAAAATCTTTATAGATGCAAGAGCATTATCTTTAACTGAAACAGCTAATTGTTCTTGAATGTAGTTAGCCATCTGATCACCTACATCATTACCAACTGCTTTCTCATCAATCTCTGCATCAATATTTTCCTGCTTATCCACTGCTCTTATTTGATACTCATTTAATTTATTTATAATTTCTGGTTTAAATACAGTATCAAATGTATTGTATATTTCATTTCTAACTTCCCCTTGCTCCTTAGTAATAGTTCCTTTTTCAACTAACTTTGCTGTTATTTCTGGTTTTAATGCAGCTTTCAACACTCCGTAATTAAGATTCTGTAAATCATCACGCAATCTTACATTATTTAATGTAAATAAAGCACCTATAAGTGAATTTACAGTTTCTTTAAATTGTGTGTTATTAATGTTTTTAAATTTATGACCTCTTACCTTAAATGGGGCACCCGCACCTTTATATGCAGCAAGAAATTCATTTACAGCATCTGAATTTTGTTTAGATCTATTATAATAACCAGAAGCAATTCTATTAAAAATATTATCAATGCTAGTATCAGTTCTCCAAACCCATTTACTTATGAAATTCTTAATAGCTTTCCAAGCTCTTTTAAGAAGATTTAATTCAGGATCTACTTTATTTAGCATGTACTGTCTAAAGTCTTCTGCTAAAGCTTCCTCTACTTGTTTGTCACTTCCAACAAAACCAGTTCTATTTCTATAGAATTCATAGATTTTTTTTCTTTCCTTTGGAGAAATGGTTAACAATGAAACTCTATGGAATGCTTCATGATACAATGTACCACGTTCTGCACCTTTCCATAGTATAGTAGAATCTTTTCTAACAAGACCCATAGCATATTCATTACCACCAAGTGCAATAGCATCTTCAACAATATGTAAGGAATCTTCTGGTAATCCTAATTTATTTCTAAACCATTGAATTTCCTCTGGAGTTACTACTTCTGATATGTTACCTGTAACTTTACGAGTAGGTATATCAAAATCTTCATCAATACCCAAGCTCAAAGGATCTATTTCTCCATCATTAGTTATTTCATCTATATAAGAATCATCTTGAGTGGTGGCTTCAGAAGTTGTAACATCTTCAGTAATATCTGCCTGTGGTTCTGGGATACTAGGAATATTTGGCAATGAACTAGCTTTATTTTCAGCAGCTTCTTTTACTTCAGGATTGTTGATCTTTCTTGGTATCTTTTGAACATCTTCAGCATATGCGAAAGAATCTTTAAATAGTTGATCATCTAAGTCACTTCTTATTATACCAGCTTTTTCTAATACTCCCATAGTATAAACTGGAGTAGAAGAAATGAAGTCATCCTTAGTAAAGGATACGCCTGGAATAATATCAAGTGAGTCAATAGAATTATGATTAAAATAATCATATATTGAAGGTAATGCCTCTTTTACTGGTCTAAAGAAATTTTTTCTAGCTACACGCCAATGGAATCCCATTAAAGCTTCAACTATGTCTTTTTTATCCTGAGTAGATAAATTGCCTATATTGAATGTTTTTTCACCAACTATTAGATTGGATTTATCATCAATATACAATTGCTTTTCTTTTAACCAATCAAATGTTTTATCTGCAGTGGTTACTTTGGTAGCATCTCCAAATCTAACCATAAAGTCAATTAATTCTCCAGCAATAACTCCTGTATCTCTATATTCAGAGTTAGGATTAGTGCCATAATTAATTAACAATTCAGCTAAAAACTCAGCTTGATTTCTATCAAATCTTTGAAGAGTTAATTGTAATGGCAACATTTGATTTGATAAAGTACTAGATTTCGGTGGATAAATAAATAATTGTCCACTACCCCCTTTACCTGGCAACATTTCACCATTGGCTCCTATTATATCGGAATCTTTTACAATACCATCACTTATACCAAATGTTACATTTTCTGGAGTAATGTCAGTAATTTCTGTTGGTACTTCTAACCCTTTTACTTCATGAATTGGTCTGAACACTGCTCTACCATCTTTTCTAACAACATTAGGTATTCCTTTGGTTCTAACTATTGTGCTAGGTACTACAGCTTCATCATTTGTTGCAGACTCTATTGTAGAAATTACTGCATTTCTAAATCTACGTAAATCTGCTATAGATAAATCATTAGCATTATTAATAAGATTAATATCCTCTTCTGTAAGCCTTTCTTTAGGTATGCTAGATAATTTTGCTGCTAAGAAAGTTCTAGCTCCAGAAGGAGTTTTCAAAGCCATTGCATAATCGCCAGTGCCATGATGAATTAACATTATTATAGATGCAGAATCATATGTACTAGGATCATTTTCTTTATATGGTTTATGCCCCTTTTCTGTATAATCTTTATTTATAACAAACTCACAGAAACTATCATTAAAAAAGTTTGGATCTTTTATTCTCTCTGCTAATTCCTTGCCTGGCTTGGTACCAGGATAAATAGGCGTTGTAGCATCAGGATTAAAGAACAGTGTATGAGATACCTTATCTTGTACTAATTCTTCCATTTCTAAAGATTCATCCAAATCTCTAGTCTCAGAGTCCATATCTGTTCTCCTATTCATTGTGGATTCTGTAGCAATCTTCTTACGGGCCCATTTTACTTGAGATTCTTCAGTTACTTCAGGATTAGAAGTTTCATAAGTTTCAGATACTTTTTTATCATCCTCGTCTGAAACAGCTTCAGAATTTGCAAGATCTATCAAAGCTTTTTCATCAGCTCGCTCAAATTCTATTTCATCTTCTTCGTCTTCTTGAGTTTCAACAACTGGTTTAGGCTCAGGTTTAGGTTTCCTTTCAGTATCTTCTTGTTTTTTTTCTTTTACTTTGGCTAAGGTTTCTTCAAACTCCTTACTTAACTCTTCTAATCCTTTAGTAGGAAATTCTTCATCTTCTTTTACTTCCTTCTCTACTACTGGTATTTTAGTATCAATGTCAGAAGTAGCCCTGTCATCCATAATAGGAGTTTTTGGAGACGTTGCCTTTTCTTGCTCTACTTCAGTAGCTACTTGATTATCTACTTGAGTTTCGTTGTTAGTAATAGGTTGTTGATCATCACTTTGATTAGCTGCTTCTCTAGACATTTCTTTTGCAGATTCTGCTTCAACAACATCCTTTGCATTTTCTTCTACTATCTTTGATGACTCATCTGAATTGTTTATATAATTATCAATTCTTTCTTTTATCTTTTTACCTATCTTCTTTTTTGATTCATTAGAAGCGTTGTTGAAGTTTATAAGTTTACCATCTTCCAAAGTATTACCGAATATTTCATTCATCTTATGCTCAGCTACCAAAAGGTCATGATTTGCAATCATTGTGTTGACATAACTATCAATACCTTTGTTAACCAAATTTGGAGTGGCTATGAAGTTTGAACTGAATCTAGTACCTTCTGATAATTGATTTAGTTTAGCATCTATGTCTTTTAATATATTAGGTATTTCTTTTGAAATAGATTTACCAACAGCATTTGACTCATTCGTTATACCAAACTTTTGTTGATTTTCTTCTGGCTTAGATTCGAGTGCTGTTTTTAATTGTTCTAATGCTTGCTTTTGAATGTTTAACTTAGTTAATGCAACAGCAGTAAGCTTTTCTTCTGGAGAATAATGGTTTAACATTTGATCATTTTCCAGAGTAGTATAGAAATTATTATCTGCTTCTTGTGCCTGATTAGCATTGTCAAGTGCTTCTTGTGCATCTATTGTAGCCAAGTGTTGCAATCCAATTAAAGTATTATATTCAGTAGTTCCAGGATTGTATCCAATAGTCTTACCAATATTTTGGTTTACTTTGGATTTAGATAAACTGAAAATGTTATTTGCAGTAGCTATTTCATCATTTAAATCTTGTTCAGTAATACCTTCTGGCAAATTATACTTATAATTTTCAAGTACATCAAGTACATTTTGTTGATAATTCAACTTCTTATTTGCCATTTCAGAGTAAGACATAGCTTTGATCATTGCATCTTTTTTACCAATGTGATCTGCAACTACGTCTCTTACAAAAGAGTTGGCAGTCATGTCTTTGTAAGTCTTTAACCCAGAATGATAAGCAATTGTAGGTCCACCCATGTATAAACCTAATGCAAAACCACCTTTTACATCATTCCAAAATTGTGGATCATTTGCTAATTCAGATTCAGTATCTATTCCAGATAATATTTTTGCAGTACGATAATTGGCGTTAGCTAAGCCCATTAAAGATTGAAAAATACTGCTAGACTTTCCATCATACTTACCAGAAATATAATCATAATCAAATACATCTTGATTGGCTTCTTCAAACGCTTCTCCAGTAGCAGAAAAACCCAATCTACCAAGTGCTTTGGCAGCTTGCAGACTAGCATTTTTTACTGGGGAATTGTATGCAAGTCTAGCATTAAACCCAGTATAAGCGTCTATAAGTTTGTTATATTTACTTGCTGCAGCTTCGCTTAATTTCGTACCTGTTTTTAATAATGGATTTAAAGCAGTTTTAATTGGAGCTGTTATTATTTTGCCCATAGCTTTACCAAGAGGTGCAAATACTAAAGCAGATTGAGCAACATCCATAGCAGATAATGCCATGTTGTTATCATAAACTCTTTCTAATCCATCTTTTAAGGATCTTTTGGCATTTACTAGAGTTGCATCGTTTATGGTTATCTCTCCAGATATAACTCTATCTATTATCTCATCATCAGAGATCTTAGAAACATATATATTGGGGTCTTGTTGTTTTAACTGGTTTCTACCAATTTCAGCATATTGTTTAATGTCAATACCTTGTTCCTTTAAACTATCTTCAATTCTAGATCTATACGCACCATATACTTGAGCTAAAGATTCTCTATGTCTACTGTATATATTACCAGCAACACTAGCTGCAGTAGCTGCAATTGCACTACCCCACCCAATTAAATTAGATGCAGCACCAATTCCAGGGACAGCGTTCAATGCTCCAGTAGTAGCATAATGTCTACCTAACCATAAAGCTCCAGTAGCTAAAGCATCTGCAATATAACCATTAACAGTTGCCATAGAAGAACCTGTTAAACCTGGACCAGCGTATAAGAAATAATCTGGGGAATACCAAGGTTTATCTTGAGCTCTTTGTTCTTTTATTCTAAATTCAGAAGACGGTGTATAATTTTCAGATCTTTCTCGTAAGTTAGAGTATATATTATTTATTTCTTCATTTACTTTAGATCTTTCTTCTTCCCACGATTTTCTAGAATTACTTAGATATTCAATTCTCGCATCAATGTTATCACCTTCTTTTTCACCATATTTAGACAAGATGCTATCGTATTGCTCTTGTCTATCTGCTAATGTTCTTTGGAGTTGAAAGTATTCAGATATTGCATTTTTGTATTCTTCAGAATTCTCATCCAAAGTAGGAATAGTATTTTCAAGATTTTTAAGCTTTTGCTTATCACTAAGAAAATTCAATTCATAATCAATATCATCTAATACGGGATTTATATCCTTAGCTAATTTAGCTCTTTCCGACATTAGATTGATTTGATCTCTACTATTCATAAAAGTGGTCCATGCATCTTTTAAGTAGCTCTTATCTTTAAGAGTTTCCTCTGGATTTTCTTTGTCCAATAGATACATTTCTTCATAATCATCAATTGGAGTTTGTTCCAATTCACGATCATACCCTGTTTTAATTTTTGTTAAAGGGGAATGCTGTGCATTTACTTGCCGTATAGCGGCAGTAGTGGCATTGGTTTTAGAAGGAATTAAACCAGCATTGTATTTGTCTAATATAGATGTTTCCATATATTATTGTAACAGATTAAGCATAGTTTGATAAAGTTCGATATCAGAAGAATATGATTCGTTATATGAACTATCATATAAATCATTTTGTAGTTTAGACCCACCATGTTCTTTATTGACTTCTTGATCAAAAGTCATTCTTGTCATACCATGTGGATCAATTGGTTCCATTGCATCAAATGTAAAGTATTCTCCAGTAAGAGCTGCACCACCTCTAGTGTCAGAGTGACCCCACGCATCTTCCACACTTTCACCTTTTATTGGCTTAACACTTAAACCAACTTCAGATGTTAAACCCATAGTTTTATTAACCATTTCTTTAAAACTGTCAACATCATAGTTAGCCTTTCTTATAGACTGAATAGGTATCTTAACACTAACCCTTTGAAATAATTGTGGTTGGCCATTGGATTCACCTACCATTATTTTGTTTCTAGGCACTTTTATAACGTCCTGGAATACTCCAGATTTTAAATCTTCTGCAAAGTTTCTATTAAGTCTTGAATTATCCTGGACAGTGTATTTTATAGAAGGTACCTTCATCACTTTGTTTACAAAGTCTGTGGACAATATTAATCCATTAGTATCTGGAATAGTAAACCCATTAGTTATAGCATCATTACTATTGATTTCTACTTCTTTAGAAGATTTTATTTTATTGTAACGGTTCATAACTAATCCTGAAGTAGGATAAGTAAGCTCGTTCAACACCCTGGACGCAGTATCATAGTACAATGGTAACTTTTCTTGTTTTACTCCAACAGCTGGGAATATATCAGATTGTTTAGCAAACATATCCCTAACATCCTCTGCATAAGCATTTGCCATAGCTTCATTACTGTAGTTCTTTGATGCAGATTCTCGGTATGCCTTATACATAGTGTTGTATTCTTCTGGAGTAATAGCACCTAATTCTAGAGCATTAGCAGCGTCTGTCAAAGTCTGTATCATAGATGCTTGACCTTCTATAAATGATCTTGTTCTAGTTAGATTTGGATTATTTTGCATTTGACGCTTTTCTTGAACTACTGCGTCATTATACAATTTAGTATAAGCATCTGGATAATCAGTTGGTTGTTCACCATTTTTTCCTTTTCGTGTAGCTGCAACTCTTAAAGCTTGTTGTTCTTTCAAAGCTTGCATTGCATATGGGTCTACTGTAATATTATTTCTAATGTATTCTTGATTATCTATATATGCTCTTTCCATAAAAGCATTTGCAGCATCTTCAGCGGTTGCTCCAGGGTTCTGTTTTAAGTACACTTGCATATGCATTTGAGCCTCAGGAGTAGATAGTATACCACTTTTATTTTCATCCAATATTTTTTTAATTTGATCCCCAGTTACACCAGTATGAATAAAACCATTGGATCTACCCAAATAGCTATCTTTAAGATTATTTACATATTTATCTGTAAGATCTTTTATTGATTGATAACCTAGTGGAGATACATCATTATAAATACCTGAAGTAAGTGTGTTATAACCAGTGAAATCAACGTCATGCCATAAAGGATTGTATTTTCCCTCTAGCATTAAGCGTTGATTTACTTTTTGTCTTTCTTTTAAACCTTCAGCACTTTGACGAAGCATGCTTAGTTTAGCCCTGTCTACATTATTTATTGCTGAATATATTTTGGATCTCCCTTCTGCGGTTTTTATCATGTCTAAGTTTTTAGACAGTTCTTCAGCCACAGGCAAAGCTCTACCATAAGTTTCATCATAGTATGCTTTTGTGTCAGCAGCGGATGGAGATTGAAATTCAGCCCATTTATCCAAAGCTGTTGAATAATCTTTTAATGCTTGATCTACGTTTTCTTTTGCCTGCTTCCCAAGTGTATACAATTGTTCAAATGGAATTGGAACGTATGTATTTATGAACTCTGCTTGTGCAGGATTATCATATCTATTTACCATATTAAACTCTATTTCTAGTTCTTGTTAATAAATTATCCACTTGTTCTTTAGTAAATCCTTGACTTAAGAAATCAGCTAAGAATGGTAGTGTCATTTGATCCCTATTGTATTGATTTTGCATTTGTCTATTTACTTGAGACCATTTACCAAGTTGACTAGTTGCAGTTGCTCCAAAGTTTCTAGCAGCAGCTCTGTTTCTAGCATTAAGATCGTTGTACATATTTTCACTTTGTACAAATTGTTGTCCTAAATTATTAAGAGTATTTGCGTATTCTCCTAAGTAAGCATTGTCAGCATTTTGTTTAGTGGCGTACATGTTTGCATTAGAAGCATACTCATCAACAGCGGCTTGAGTTCTTGCTGCTAAATTAGCACCAGTATTAGCATTAATATTTGCTAAGTTATAATTTGAAATGGCCCTTGATCTACTGTTAGCTAATCTTGCAGGTTCAATATTCATTCTACGTCTAGCCATTGTACTTCTAACTGCACCAGCATATGGATTTAATACTAATGGTTCTTCTTCTGGTCCTCTTAATGATTGTAAAGTATTATACACTGTAGGAGCCAATGATAACCAATCTGGTGAATAACCACTTTTTGGTTTACCAAGTGCACGTTTCTTAGTAGCTTCATCTGCAGACGTTGGTATATTTACTGGAGTAACAATATCCTCCCAATCTATTGCCATACTAGTGTTTACTAGTGGTATTGTTGGTTCAGATAATCTTTGAGTAGTAGTTTTAGTAATGTTAGGTTTGGTTGTCTGTTTGGTGGTTACAGAACCAGTAGTACTAGGGGTTTTTGTAACTTGTTTATTCGATGCATTTGTGTACGTGTTTGTTAAAGTTGGTTCAGATTCAATCGGTAAAAGAGGTATATCAACAGCGATTGGTTCATCGTTTGCATATGTGATTGCATCTATCATTTGTGTTGGATATGAAAACCAAGCACCAGTAGTAGGAGAGCCAATTGATAAAGGATTCATAGATGTACTTCTGTTAAATACTTTACCAACGTTGGAGTCACCAGTGTAATTGGTAGAAGTGACAGAAGGCTTTGTATCTCTTGCAGATTTTACAGCGTCAGTTATACCCTCGTTATTTATAAGAGGACCAAATATGCGTTTTGGAAAATACCCCAATGCTTCACCAAATTTATTTAATCCTGTACCGAGTTCATCGAAGAAATCAGAATATGCAGCGTATGTATCTGCATTCATCTTACTTCTAACATCGTCTACAGTTTTACCTTTACCATCTGCATATGCAGGTATTCCTTTTACTTTGGGTTTAACGCCCTTTGCAGCTTTAACGGCTTCTTGTTCTGCTAACAATTTATTATAAGCTTTGTTAGCATTTATTTTATTTAATCTGTTTGTATTTTCAGCAAATATATCTTTGCCTTTGCTAGGTTTTGTCATTTTAGATAATATTTGTCCTTCCTTAGCAAATGTACGATTTGTACCTGGTCTTTTAATCTTGTCAGATAATACAGATTCTAAAGTAGATGCATCCACTAGATGATTATCTGTGCCAGGTTGTGTGTTTGGAACCTGAACAATATTACCAGAGTCATCTCTGACCACTTCGTTATTGTCCAAGTACGCTAAGTCTGGGAGTATTCCACCATTCTCAAATGTATATGCAAGATCATTATTATCCCAATATTCCCCTTCAGTTTCAGCTGCAGCATTCATACCTATTTTGGTCTTGTTGAGGGTTTCCTTTCTGCGTCGTAATGCTTGCATTTGCTTTTTGCGTTTAATTGAACCAATAAGTCCACTTACCAATCCTAATCCACCACCAACAGCGGCGCCAATAGGACCACCTACAGTGAGACCAGCACCGGCTAACGAAGCTGCACTGCCAATAGTACTACCTGCAACATCACCTGTTGAACCTTCTTCTGATAAACCAGAAATGGCAGAGCCAAATACATTAGCTCCACCAAGGTAGTTTGACAACTGATCCATGCCAAACGCATATGCTGGTATAGTCTTTTTATTGTTTTTCTTTTTCATATTATATCATTGAGTATCTATAAGCTGTGCTAATATATGGTACTTTAAATTCATTACCACCATTACAATCATACTTATAATTACAGATAAGATATTTTCCTTTCATCCTATCTTTGTATGATTTGTTAGCCAGTTGTTCTACTTCATTAAGCTTCAAAGAATTACGAGGGATTGCAAATTTATAAGTATCCTCCCTGTAATCAATATCTTCACTAGTTAATGTTTCACTAGTCTGTCTTTTTGTAGTAAATAAGATCAAATCAAAATTAGTATCTGTAGTAAAATCACCACTATATTCAACATTATCAAATGTTTTGGTTTGTGGATAATCTTTGTTAACTACAAATTCTATTTCAGATACCTTTGCTTTGTCAGAATCTAAATCAGCTTGTTCACCACCATTATATTTAAACAGTTTCAATGATTTAAATAAATATAGTTTATCACTAAATTCTGCGTAATAGTCTGGATTATAGTTATAGAATGAAGTAAATACTCCTAATTGTTCATTAAACGCTAATGTTTTATCTCCTAGAGTAAACAGAACTTCATTATATTTCTTATCATAGACTGCAATAGGATCTTTTTTAAACAAGTCTTTATTCTTATTCAAATAAGATTGAACTCCTTTTAATTTAGATACTGTTTGTAATTGACCATTAAACCCACATATCTCATTACGTTTACTATCATACCAGTATACAGTACTATCTGATTGAGTATTTGCTCTCAACTGGTTTGGACTTTCACCATTCATTGTAGTAAAGTAATCATATCTGTCTAGTATACCACCAGTACCTAGAGTAAGAGCACCTGGGTTATTATCAGTTATAATAGAACGTTCATTTACTGCAACTGTGCCAAAAGCGTCTGTTTGCCAGAATACTAAATTGTTTTTAAATAACTTCATATCATTAATTGGTCCAAATCTAGTATCTACATCAAGATAATTGGCTACTTTGAATTTTGTCCATGAATCAGTAACTTCATTATTTGTTTTAAGCTCTGAAGATATGATACGAGTATCTGTTAATAAATTATCTATATTGTAAATAGATTTAGCTACAAACTTTTTTGCATTAGGTTGAGCAGAGTAAGCATCATTGTATGCATATGATGGAGTGTTCTGAGTATATAAATCACCAACAGTAATTATATCGTCTTCTACAAAGTGGTTAGCATACCCATCACCAGCTTGATAAGTTCTATTTATAGATGAATCAGCATGTGTTAATGCTAGATTAACACTTGACTCGCATGGTATGAAAGCCCCTAAGAATAATCTATTTGCTTTATTGTTATAATAATCGTCTGTATTATAACTAAACATACAGTTATTATAATCAAATATGTTTAGATATGTATCACCACCATAGCACAGTACTGTGGAAACACTAGATTCAGCGCTAGCACCAGTAGTAATATATACAGAATTCTGTATAGCAGAGTATGAATTACCGCCATATGCATTTACGCTTTGCTTTATATTACACAAAACAACTGCATTGACATATCTGTAACTAGAAGTACTTACAGCTAGTGGTATATTAGCAACCATGTTATCACTCTTAAATATGGCACATATTCCATGAGGACCATATTTTCTAACATTATTTGCGTCAGTCTTATCTACTTCACTGTCTCCTGCAGTTCTAATATTATCCCACACCCAGTTATAATATACTTTATCACCAATAGTAATTGCTTCAGCATTATACCAAGGTTGATCACCATTTGTTAACCAAGGACTACTGGGTCCTGCATATTTTGCACTTTCTATTGCAGCAGATTGAACACCATTTTCAACATATAAACCATAGTATTTAGCAAGCAATGCTGAATAAAAATCATCATTGTTTATTACTATTGCTCCACTAGACACATAACCATTACTAGATTGACCTCCTAATGATTTAGTTGGTTTTATTGTGGAACCGTCATACTTTATAGATCTAGCATTTGCTAATACTTTTAGAGAACCATCTGTAATACCCCAATCACCATCCGCAGTAATAGGAGACGTCATAACCCCTACCTTTTCAACTGTTTGAAACTTATCAATTAACGCATCTGCATTTTCTCTGTTAATTGCTATCTCTGGAGATACAAACATGAAATAATTGTTAGATTGTGTATCTGACAAGTTAAAGGTATATTGAAAATCTCCATTATTGCGGGTCTTTGCATAATAGCCATGCTTATTTGAATAAGCTAGATATGGGAATGGTGTTAAGATGTTAGAATCTCTATCATAATTCGTAATGCAACTTACTACTCCTTGAGCTAATATAGTTCTATCAGATAGAGTTCTTTCGCATCTAACTATCTCGTATCTTACTACATCTGATGGTAAATTCTTTACTTCAAACTCAATACCAAGTGGTTTAGTAACAACTGATAAATTAGATCCATAATCACTAGCCTCATTAGAAGTAAAAAACTTATAACCTGTATCTTTATTGGATGGCATTCTTATGTCACCTATCCAATGTACCGGTGATGCCAAACCTTGCTTATTATACAATACTATACCAAATCTATAAATCTCATCCCTCATATATCCTTTTACTTTGGACTCTATTTCGGCATTAGAATAGTTTGGTATTTTGTTACCAGATGATAAACTTATTGTATTTGATTTATCATTACCTTCATAGTTAATACCTAAACTAGTAAGTGATCTTGAAGAAGCATTGAATGTAAATTCTTCGTTTATCATTCCTCTAGATGTAGTAGATGCATCTTCTAGTAAATCTGTAGTAATAAACCTATATGACACATTCTTGCCTTTTCCACCTTGTATATATCCTCCTGTTGGAGAAGTAGTATACTTGTATGCACTACCATCTACATTAAATGGGCATATACAATCGTGGTCTTTAGGTATGTTTGTAGTAGTTAATGCTGATAGAGCAAAGCTTAACGAAGAACCAGAGTTAGATAGCAATAATACATTACCAGAAGAATTAGCTCTAAATGCTCTAGCATCATATTCTACATCCCATGTTTCCTCAGTAAGATTAGCAGCAAATAATCTATTGTCTTTAGATTCTATTACTTCAGGTACAAATGTGTAATTAGCTAATGAATTAAATTCATCAATACTTAATTCTGATACTAAACTACCGCCTTTATCTTCATAGTTTATTACAGAACCAGTTCCAATAACTATATCATCTACTATAGATATTACAGGTACCTCATTCTTTGCCTTATAGAATAAAGAGATTATTCTAAGTCTATCAAATCCAGTGCTATTATTTCTTACTTGCAACTTTATAGACTTACCAGTATTTTGTCCTTTAGAACTTCCTTTTACAGCATTGTAATTAGTTTTTTGATCTCCGTCACTCAAATGATAAAGAGGGGTAAGTGGAGATATTGCAGACTCTGTACCTCTTACTTTAAACAATTGATAACAGTACTGTATCATTCCAGATTCTAAACTACCTGTTCCAAATCCATTAAATTCAAATGGAGGTAATGTAGCCTTTGGTAACATTACTATATTATCTGAAGTAATATTCTCATTACTTTTTATATGGCTATCATCTACGTTAATTACTTTGATTTGAGCATGCCCATCTGCCCAATATACTTTGACATTATCTACAGACTCCCATCTACATACACTGCTAATTGCAGCTACGTTGCTAGATGATACTTCTATATCTAAAGGCCTATTAGTTACCACTTTTGTTACAATTGGTTCTTCCTGTGATCTAGAAAAATCAATCCTATAGACATTATTATTGCTAGTACCATTAATTTTAGTAAAAACAATCGCCCAATCTCTTACTGTGGTAACATGTATGATAGTTTCACCAGACAAATTTGAAGAAGGTCTACACGCTAAGAATCCTTCTATATTTTGCATTGCTGCAAAAGAAGATCCTTCATTCGTTAGTATACGAATGTTCTCTGCATATATATACTGGTTATCTTTCAATACGGAATAATCTACGTCCATACTAAGACCCCCAGAAAATGTATTTGTTTGTCTAGTAGCGTTCATTTGCGTTATAAATTATTTGTCTTTCCCCAGTATGTGAATAAAAAGTATTGTGATCTCTAAATTCTGGAACGATTTTATTCCAATTATTTTTAATAGACTCCATACCATCTTCATTTGGCATCAATGCCTCAGCATATGCTTGGTTTCTATAAAAATTCCAAGATCTTCTAATATCGTAGTACACTTCTCGATTTAACTTACCATTCAAATACTCAGGATACTTCAGTTTCATTGTAACATACCAGTATATAGCCTCAGTATAAGAAGTTAAATCTGGTATTAAAGCGTATCCATCTTCATCGGTAGGTATCGCACTGTATGATAATTTTAAGTAACCTGACGGAACATTACACATTATAAATCCAGGTTTGATACTATATTGCAATCCACCACTAGGATTTGCTGTATTGAACCCATCGTTATGTGTACGTTCGTTTATAAGATTTGAAATAATTGTACGTAGATTTTGATTGGTATTTAGTAATTCTAAAGCCTCTGTTTTATCTATGTTACCAATCATATCCACTACCAAGTTAACCATTGTATCCTCTTGTACAATCATATTTGGGTCACAATGTTCACAGCAATTATTATGACGGCATTCCTTTTTGTGGCCAAGTTCATCATAACAACCACAATTGCAACAACATTTGTCATGTCCCCAAACAGCAAATGAACCTGTAGCTTTCCTCATAGGAAACCAAGGTCCATCACAATTGAAAGAATATGCAACTTGATGTAATTGATGAAGATCACATGGTAACGATGCTTGATGTCCACACAGTTTTGTAATTGGAGTACCATCTTGACCAGATACTTTTGGAATAAACTGTGTAACAGCGCCAATCTTTTCAATTGCTTCTCCACACCAACTTCGTACATCTGATATACGGATGTCGTCTTCTTTCAAATCTAGATCAGCAATTATCTTAGCAATTACCGTTTTAATTGAAGTTAATTTTGTAATCATAATTCTCTATAATCTCTAATATGATTTTTGATAATCTGAGCAAGATGCCTTTTATTATCCCTTGTCATCACCAATTGATATTTGGTTTTATTTGGTGTTATCATATTCTGTTTATTCCAATATATTCTATATTTATAGAAGTTAGAATGTTCATTTAAATGATAAATAACTTTACCGGCTTTCTTGCTCTCAGCATAATCAATTCGAAGACTCTTTCCAGTATACTCTTTAGGTTTATGTTTTACTATTTGAATAGTCCCCATTCTACAAGGTAACTTAACCTCTTTTCCGTTTTCTATTAACTCATCTCTAAGATACTTGAAATAATCGTTTATTATATCTCTAAACACTCTATACTCAACTTGGTATAGTGGGTTGTCTTCTACATACTTAGAATACGAATCATAAAAATTGTGTCCCGTATAAGCTTTCGTCTCCATTATTGAACTTTTACATCATTTGTACTATTGTTAGTAGTATCATTTGGCATTTGCAACATCAAGTTTAATTCTTTAGTAAAGATCATATCTTTAATTGTGGGTATCATGTTTGCAGGAACAGGATATGGTGTATCATCCCTATCAAAACATTCACCAATTGATGTTGGGTCCTCTAGTATACCATCTATTCTAACATACTCTAGATGTTCTGGTCCCATTATGTACAAATGATTTCCTTTAAGATATGCAATATAATCATTGCATGTATATTTTCTATTAATTTGATACTTTGCTTTGGTTTCAGTTCCAACTTGAATCAAATTACCATCTAAGTCTTTTACACAAATCAATCCAGATCCAAAATGTAAATCTATAAACTTTGGTAGTTCTTCATCAGATTTATAATTGTATCCATCCGTAGGGCAATTACGTACTTTAGAAATATGTAATGGTCCTATTGTTTGAACATACGATTCATTTATGTCTCTGCCTTTATCTAGATCTTGTTTGATCAAGTATGCTCTGTATTGATGAATCCATTGCTCTACTTGTATACGACTTAGATTTTCACTTTCTGATACATTATTATCTCTTAAGATGTTATAAATGTCGTCTATAATTGCGTTTAGTGAATTAAATGTCATTTCCACAAGTTATTAATTGTTATTGTTATCTTTTCTTTGTTGTTTGCAGCTTTCTGGAGTAAAGACATGAGTTCATTAAAAGCTATTCTAGAATTAGAAATCCAATTTGTGTCTTTGCCATTCCATTCACCAACCCCAATACATCCTTCACTCTCTTCAGCTTTATTTAAACTATGAATTCTAATACCACTAAAATTGGGAACATTTAGTATCTCTGGTAATATTTTCTTAAACCTTGGTGAATAAGTTAATTTAACTTCATATGTACCTTCAGGTATTGCAGTTTTACCATAAACTTTTTCTCCTTCTGGTCTCACTCTATCTTCAAGAGTGTCTGCTATGTGTTCCCCATCAACATACAATTCTCCAATGGTTGCAGAACTACCTAGAAAGATTCTATTTAATTTTAATTCCATTTTATGCAGCTGGCGTTTCTAATGCAGCAACTCTAGCTTCTAATGCTTCATAGTCAGTTTCTAATGTTCCCACTCTAAGAGCTAAAGCTGAGATTAATTCTCTTACTTCGGCATCATTGTAATTAGACAATCCTTTTAACTTGTTTTTTTCTGCAGTAGTATAGTCTTCAGTCGATAACTGTTTATCTTCTACTTTGTCAACTTTATTAGTTTTTAAATCTTCAACATCTTGTTTTAACGTACTGATGTCTTCAGTGGCTTTGTTGTTAACCAATACCCATGTATTACCATCAAAGTATTTCAAATCCCCACCATTTGGATTAGATGATAAATCTGCCCAATATTTAACAGAAGCAGGGTTGGGTTGAATTGTACTAGCTAGGATATCGTATTTGTTATTGTATAATGTGCTCATATTGTTTAAAATAAAAAAAAGTTGACTAAATAGCCAACCTTTGTGTTTTAGATTTCTTTTTTTATTTCTCCTTCCGGTTCTACTTTTTTGTCTTCAGTAGAATTAGGTGGAGTATTTTTTATTACTTCCGGACGAACAGCAGATACGTTTTGTAAAAGTTGTTTAAGCTCTTTCACTTCAGCTTTTAAGTCATCAAGTTCTTTGAAATCTTTTGTCACATTGGTTGTTATATCCGAATTTACATTAAGTATTTTTAAGATGTCTTCACATCTCCGCATTTCCTCATCAATCTTACTCAGGCTCTCCTTCTTGATTCTGCAATCTTCTAGAGACTGTCTAACCATGTTAACAATTTGTGATTTTTCTGTGGCTATAGTAAGACCGATGGATGAATCGGTCATCATTGTTTTATCTTCAGATACTGACAGTTTTCTTTGTTCACCATCACACGAAATCACTAGATCCACGAGCTTACGTCTATTTTGCATAGGCATCGGAAATTGTGTCGGTGGCACTGGTTCGTCATAGGGTTTTGATACACTGACTACCGTTCCTAAACTGTACGTTGTGTTCTTTTTAAAAGTACCTGTTATTTCGAGTACGTGTATTCTAGTACCCGACGTTAACTGAGAGAATGTCATATCTTTATAAATTTAAAGAATATGGGCAACTCTCATAGCTGCCCATATATCTTGATTAATATTTAGGCAGCTGGTGCAGGAGTATAATTCATCAACTGTATTACATTGTCGCATTTATTAAAATATGCGATGTATCTGTTCCCAGCACTAACTTGTGAACCAGTAATTGGCTCACTTGAAGCATTTACTAAAGGTATATTGCGAGTATTTGAAGCAGTACTTACAGAACCAGAAACCGAGATAAACACAGGTAGACTAGCTCCCGATGCTTCTGCCGTGTGGCGTACCTCCAAAACAATTACACCTTCTTTAGGTAATCTACACCATACTTTAGGACAGATACCTAATACTACATTTTCAGTGGATTCACCTATTGCTATAGTTTTTACTTTAGGTATTACTAGATCTAAAATATTTACGGTGTTATTTCTACCAAATGGATTAAATACGAAAGGATACATAATCGCCTCCTTTCTTATTAAGCGCAACAGCTATCGCCGTATCCATAAGGATAACCATAACCGTATCCATTCAACCCACCATTGCATCCATAAGGATTACATGTTAAGTAAGCAGGAACCGGACAAGGTCTAATTTGACTAACGATATTAGAAGTCTGTTGTTGTAGCAATGCAGAAGATTGCAATGCATTCTTTTCGTCACGTAATGTGTCGATCTTATTCTGCATTTCTCTCATCTCTAATTGACAGAACTTGTCATTTATCATTTGAGTCTGAGCATCTATCTTAGCACCAAGAATGTTGAATCTTGTAGCATTTTCACTAGACAAGGTATTGAAACCTGAAGTAATAGCGTTCTGCAAAGTATTAGTTTGCTGACAGATAGACAATCTGTTATCAGCATTCATCTGAGTCAGATTCAAATTAACTGAATCAATTGAACGTTGAGTTGTGCAGCAACAGTCACTAATAGCTTTGATAACATTGCAGTCACCTGCGTTAACTGCATTAATTACTCTTTCTGCAGAGAAACCTACTTCACCGCCAACTTTACCAATTGCATTCTGGATAGAACACAAAGCGTTGTCAATTGACTTAACGTCGCAGTTCAGATTAGTAGATAATGTATTGATTGCATCTTTATTACCATTGATTGCTTGCATCAATAAGTCTGTATTGTTGTTTTGATTACCCATAGCAGCTAAACGAGCGAAATCCGAATTTGTTTCTGCTTGGTTTCCACGACCGAAGCCATTTCCACCCCATCCGCCCCACATCCAGAAGAGCACGATGATGAAGATCCACCACCAACCACCGTTACCACCGAACATGCCATTACCATTGTTCATCATGGCCATTAAAGCAGCGGGGTCAAAACCTTTATTAGCATTCTGCATTAACGCAGCGATACCAGCATCAATACCACCACGGTCTTGTACAATAATTCTTTCGTTTTCTAACATAATGATTTATAATTTAATTGATTTATATATAATTTGATAATTAGAAATATCTAACAGATGTGTTACGTCTATCTCTGGATTCTTTATCACGGTCACGCATTTCTTTTTCACGATCCCCATATTCATACTCTAGTTCATAATATCTATTACGACCAGGTCTTTCATACTCGTCATAATATTTAGAGTAAGGATATCGGTAATCGCTTTCTTTATTTGCATATTCCATTCTACCAGAACGTCTTGCATAACGACCATATTCTTCTTCACGATCTCTGTGCATACGTTCGTATGCTTTATAATCGTTTTCTTCGTCGTCACACATAATGTACACATAGTAGTGCCACATCTTGCCTTCTGAAATGTCTTTGTCACAAAGCCAAGCTTTAGCTAATTCTGCGAAATATTTGGTATTTGCGCTACCAGTCATTGCTACTACTGCTTTATAAAAGTCTGAATATATCATATTCATAGCAACAAACCAGTCCCACTTGTTATGTTTCTCTGATTTTAAGTTTATGCCCATTTGATTGGCAACGGACGTTGTCTCTTCAACCGTCCAGTGAGGTCCTTTTGTACCATCCTCATTTTCCATACCCTCTACTGCGTAATGAGCATGTTCCTCATCAAAATGAGGGCCATTTATAGCTTCATACATATTTGCAGCCAATTCTGACTTTAAAATAGTGAAGCCTTTCTCCAACAGGCTACCTTCATGCTTCTCTAAAGCTGTTGCCAACTTATCTATAGCTTCTGTAGGGGATTGATGGCGTTTAATTTGTTCTAATATTTTGTTCAAATGCATAGTTTCAATTTATTTATTGATTAACACTAAATTGAAATGTATTGCAATTATTCTGATATGTGTATTACTCTAGTATCTAATACTTGAATTAGATCGTTAGAGTTTATAATTTGATATTTACTTATTTTATCTTTTTTAAAATCGAAGTGAATTAATCTTTGAAACCAATTCTTATAACGTCTTCTATAGACTTTATCTTCATATACAAATAAATCTTGATGATTTAGTATTTCCATAGTATGTGTGAACACGCTATCTTTTCTAGCCACCGTGATGGTTGTCAATTGATTTGGTTTTAGCTCTACACAGAAATCCTTTTCTTTCGAAGGGATTATTCTTACTGTGGTATCTCTAATTACGGTCTCAGTAGATGCTACTTGACGTAGTTGCTTATCTTTGATATTTAGCTTCTTTTGTTGATCTCTGGCGACCTTTATTAGACTATCATTAGAATTTTTAAAATCATTTACTGTCAATTCCAACAACCTTGCTTCATTTTTATTTTGATTTGCAATATCTTCCCATACTTGAGCATTGTTCATTGCAATCCCTACTTGTTTATCTAAGTCATTTACTTTCTTGGTAAGTCTGACATTATTAAACAATAGTAAACTAAAAATAACAGCAATTGCTAATTTTACTTTGGAAAATATCATTTTATTTTCTTTACTAATTTCTTTATTTTTGGTAAATCATCTTTTTCTATTGTAATGTCTAAATACTTTTCTCCTTTGCTACGTATGAATTTACTAAAGATTTTCCACGGTCCAGTAGGATCAATTGCTTGAAGGTTTTCGATCATCGACCATAGTTCAACTCCACAGACAATACCAGAAAATGCTTCTACTAAATGCATGTCAATTGACTTTACTATTTCTGTGTCCATAAGATGGCAACAAGAAATTATCATTGCACAGTTTCCGAATTTCTTTAAAGTAGACCATAATCTTCTAGATTCAAACTTACCACCATGAGTAATTGATACTTTGGTGCCAAGAATTGCATCTATAAGTATAAATACACACACTACAACAATTACTGTCCATATTGGAGCAAAGAATGTAGACAACCAACCCATTGTACCAGACAGTAAACAGGCAACAAATTTAATCGGTCCGTCATTAACTAATTCTTTAAAGTAATTCACTGTAGCTACACTTTGAGCCGTTAATATAATATTATTTAGTCTTTGTAACATTACAATAATTTGAAAGAGGATGATTGAAAAACAAAACGCTAACCAATACAAGATTAGCTAGCGTTCTGATATCTTTTGACAGTTTATTTAGTAAACGTCAATAAGGTTTAAAAGTTCTTTATTTATAAATTGACACTACCCTAAGTAATAGCGGTTATTAACTAACCTAATTTAATTACTGGAAGTGCTGTGTTAAGTTCTCTTTTTGGTGAGGTGGTATATGAAGCAGCATTGACATCTAGTAACCAAGCTGTAGTAACATCTTGTTGAGTAGAAGACCAAAAGGGTTTATAACTAAAATAAAAAAAACCAAATGTATCAATTACCCAATCTTGTAATTCTGATATATACTTATAAATTATAAGAAGTTCACCAATAGATGGTAAATACCAATTAGTACCAATCGGTACAGGAGTAAAACGATATGCATATCCAGCAGCATACTCATTTGATCCAGCAACATTTTGAAAGATATCGTACATTATTTCTGTATTTTGTCTACCATTAAGATCATCAACACCAATTCCAACATCTGGTACTATGAAAGTATCAAAATTTTCAGGACACCACCTGTAGCCATTAGATAGATTTACTCTAGGTGGCAATAAAAACGAACCTTGATTATCTATAATAGCAAATCCAAGAACTTGTGATATAGCAGTATTGGATAATTTTTGAAATTCAGGAAAAGTATAAAATTTCTTATCCACGTGATATACATATACTCCTTCTACTACAGGTAGATTTGGGTATACTTTGGTATTACCAAGAAATATTGCGTCTACCTTAGTTGTTCCCAACATTACATTTGTTATATCTGTACTTCCTAACTTTATCATATTAACCTGTAATTATATATAACGTTGTTGCTGATTTACTTGATAATGCATCATATGCAGATTGAGTCATAACCCTAATGCTTGCTACACCAGATTCATTTTTAACAGGTGTGTAGCCTAATGCGCTAGTTACATTACCACTACTTAAAGAAATAGTTCCAGAAGAATTTGTAATATTACTTCCAGTTTTTACTCCACCCAATACAGAACCGGTTGCTGTTGGTAATGAATAATTATTAGCATTAGTGGCTACACCATTTAATTTGGTTACCATTGCAGAACTCATTAGACCGTTAGCGGATGTGGTAGCAACTGCATATGTGGTATCTTTAGCAGATATACTTAATTGTCCTGAAGTAGGAGTAAGGGTTACATTACTACCGGCTACTACATTAATTGTTTTAGCTGCAGATCCATTAAAGGTATACAAATTTGTACCTTCTGTACTTCCTCCTGCTACTTTAAATATAAACGAATTAGCAACTTTCGATGCATTTACTGCAGTACCTCCACTAGCTAACGCACCAACTTCAGATGCTGTATAGGTAGGCTTAGATGATCCAATCCAACTAGGTTTACTTGTAATTTCAATCCAAGCATAAGTTGGTTTTGTACTAGCTTTAGCCCAAGCACTAACATCGGATGCTGGACGAGAATTACTTAGTCTTGAGTCATTTCCTTGACAAGCAGTTCCAGCTGCAGTACCGTATGTTACACTAATTGTACCAGATGAGTTAGTAATACCAGTACTAGTTTTAACACCTCCTAACACAGATGAAGTAGCTGCAGGCAAACTGTAATTATTTGCACTAGCTGCAATACCAGCTAACTTATTTTTTTCAGCTGTAGTATAATCATTTGTACTAAGGGATTTCCCTGATACTTTATCAACCTTGTTACCTAATGCTGAGTTCATTGCAGCAGTAGTTGCATAACCAGATAAATCTACAGTTTCACTGAGTTTATCCCATGTTGGTGTAGTAGATGTAGCCACATAGTTTGCACCAGTATCATTAACATTATAAACATCGCCTATTGTTACATCCACAGTAGGTAAGTTAGCGTAACTAGCAACAGACCCTTTTACTCTATAAACACTACTAACTTTACTATCTACTTCAGCTTTTGTATATACATTACTTACATTAGCTTTAGTAGCTAATTGTGTATCTACATAAGACTTTGTTACATCCACAGTAGGTATAGTTGGTTTATTACTAAGGTCTGCATAACTACCAGAAGTGGCAACTGTAGCTAAACTTGGTCTACCAGTTAAGTCATTATATGCACCACTTGTAGCAACTGTAGCAAATTCTGGTTTACTTAATACATTATCCCATTCAACTGAATCTGCCATACCACCACCAGTTGCACTAAGTACTTCCCCATTCATGGTTAAACCTGTACCAACTTTAATACCACCTTTAACTGTGTCTGAAGCTGTAGGCAACGTGTAATTGCTTAAACCTGCTAACTTAGTTTTCTCCTGAGAGGTGTAGTCGTTAGAACTAAGTCCAAATCCATCTACCTTATCTACTTTACTTTGGATAGCTGTAGTATTAGCAGCAATAGCAGCAGTGTTTTGAGATATTTTTTTATTTATTTCAGTAAAATCTACTTCTGGTATGTTGACTACTGTCCACTCACCACTTTGTCTAGCATATTGTTTACCGTCTAATGGAGCTTCTGGAATTATTGGATTGTTATCCGAGCTCAGGTATGGTATCTTAACCCATTCCCCATTATTTTTTACTTTAATTACCATAATTAGATATTAAATATTTGTCTACCAACAGATTTGGCATTGTCTCTACAATTTTGAAATGCTTGCCATTCTTCAAAACGACTACGCATTATTTCTCCATTCATGAATTGTTCAACCATATTAGATTTTAATGCTGCTTCTTCATCTGCACTATATTTAGTTCTAATAACTTTACTTACGAAAGATTCATAAGTTGGTTCTTCATTAAACTTTAATTCATAGTAAGCATAACCATGTATATCTTCAGAATTAATTTCTTCAATATCCCATCTAACTGCCCATTCATTCATTCCTAGGTATTCTATTACTTTAGGTATATTATCACCCTGTACTTTTTTTAATTCCATCATCACTTAATAATTTTTGTCTATAATCTTTAAAATTATAAGATCTCGTAAAGCGATACCATAAATTATGACAGCTTCCATATTTACACCATCCCCAATAAGCTGCTAGTGATGCTAGCCTCTTATTATTACTTTTATAACTTAATTTATGAATAAACTTCTTTTTGATATCTTTCCTGAGTAAAGTATGACCGTGGTAAAATACATAACCAATAAGATCTATACCTCTTACTTCTACAGGAAATATCTGCCAATTACGTTTTATTTTTAATTTCAAGTTATCGGCTAGATATTTTTCAATCTCTTGTAAGCAATATCTTAAGTAATCTTTATCTGGGTGTAATATAACAATATCATCACAATACCTGTAATAATATTTTATTTTTAATACTTGTTTAATCCACCTATCGAACCAAGTCAAATTCAAATTTGCTGCAAATTGAGATATGTAATTTCCAATCGGTAAACCTTTTGGTGTAGAATAAACTACATGATGTAATAATCTTAATAGTTTCTTATCCTTAAATATCTTTTCAAATTGTGAGTATAACACATCTTGATCTATAGAAGGAAAGAACTTTTTAATATCTAATTTTAAACAATATTTTGTGCCTTCTTTATCAGCTTTTAAATCTCTTTTCAATCTCTTTACTCCATAATGAATACCTCTTCCTTTTAAACAGTTAAAGGTATCTGCAGTAAATCTACTAACAAGGTAAGGTTCTATAACATTCATTATAGCATGATGGACTATTCTGTCTGGATAATACGGTAGCCTATATATTTCTCTTTCTTTGTTACCACGATCGGCGATGATTGTATATACGCAGTATTCCGAAGTACGATAAGTATCTTCTATTAATGCCTTTTGTAACCGGACCAGATTTTCATGTGGATTCCTGTCAAATTTCTTAACGCCGTATCTTTTAGTTTTACCTAGCCTAGCCTTCTTTTCAGCCCGGACCAGATTTTCATATGATATTATCCTGTTAAATAAATTGCCTATTCTTTTCATAAGCTATTTTGGTGGTAAGACCCGTTCGCACAATACTACTAGGGTCTCTTCAAAGCACCTGTTATCTTTTACCTAGAGGTAAGGCTGATCTAAGTTCAACAAACATTTTTGTAATTATCTGAAAGTATCTGTTAGTTCCAAAATTTCACTGATATTCGTCTATGAATTCGAGGATGCATTATTAGCATTAGCTATGAAGACTCTGCATTGAGAACCATTATCTGAATTACCTGACTGTTTTTTCAAGTATGAAATAATGTGACAGCAGTCTTACTATAAAGTCATCTCATAGTAATTCTTTTAGATCCCGCCCTTGTTATTAATATTTAATTATCTATATTACTCAGGACTATGCCTGCATTTTCTTAAATGTATCTGAATCAACTACAACGATCTTACCGTAAAAGGCTAATCTTGCACCGATAGTCGTCGACGAACTCGAGGAAGCATGACGAGCATAAGCCACGAAGACCCCGCACCGAGAACCATCATCCGAAAGACCCGACCGTAGAAAGATTCTATTTCCTGTTGGATTAAACCAACTATGATCGGAATAGTAAGTAGTTTCAGATCCACCATGTACTGTAGGAAGTACATCACCATATTTACCTTGAGCTATGGCTTTGATCCATCCATTATATCCTGCTGTTGCAGCTGGATTAGGTTCATATCCTACAACTCTAATATTAGTAGCACCTGCCGCTTCAAGCTCTGCTACATCCTTATCTGGGAATGAACCACCGTCATATACAACGTATTTACCTTTTAAAATGTTTATTCCTTGTACAAACTCCCACTTACTGTAATAGCAGTCTTCAAGTCCTAAGAGGTTAGTTGAGTAATATCCAGCATCATTATTTACAGCTGCTTTCCCATCTCTATTACCTAAAGCCTTTGTTCCACCAGTCCAACCGTAGTCATATCTCTTAGTACCTCCTGAACAAGGAATAGCACTATTGCTTGTACTAATATTAGTAGTCTTATAGTAAGCACAAAACATTCTAGCTATAGTAGCATGAGACCTATAATCACCAATACCATACATTGAACCATTTACCTTTGCTGCTGCAACGAACTGTGCTATAGTTTTAGATGCTGTTGATATAGAAGATCCAGTACTAGTCAACGCTCCTCCATTTTCATCTGAAATTATTCCTTCAAATACACCTAATAATAATTCTGGTTCCTCAATGTAGTCATTATCAATTTGTTGTTCTGATATGTATGTTCTCCAAATACCTGGGCTTATTTCTATAGTTTTGTGATAGTATTTAGGGAAATGTACCATTAAACTCTCCTTTCTAACGGTTTCGTAAGTAGCACCTGTACCATCAGGCCATTTATTACTATCTGTTTCGTTTAAGTAACTAATCAATGCAGCATCATCTCCATATGGTTTAGCAATACATCTTTTAAACTTACTTCTTAATGATTCAATTACATTTCTATTACCACCTGTTGCACATGTTGTGGATGAATTGTTTTCATCATTTTCATACCAGTATGCTAGAGTATCTTCTAGATTAGAAGTATCTACTAATGTTTTATAATACCAGGTTCCATTATAAGAACCGAATAATATGGAGCTTTTATTAATTAAGTTTACTTGACCTGAACAATATTTTGGTAATCCTGTTGCGTTATCTTTTCCATCATTAGCATAAAGATTCAAAACACACCACCCCGAGACAGCAGGAGTAATCTCTCCTTGTAGCAATACATGGGAAGTTTCATCCGTATAATTGTTTATTGCCCATTTACATAATGCAATCAAAAAATCCTCTGTCGGATAGCCAACTGTCTCATAATCTGATCTTAATAAACCCTGACTTATTAAATCAGTTATTTTTGGAAGATTAATATATAATGCAAGATCACCATTTTTATATCCAGCATGATAACCATCTAGCAAATCAGCATCCAAACCACTACCTGAACCATCATTACCAGCATGCCATACTTTTCCGTCTACACCATTTGTTAAGTATTTTAATTCTCCATCATTTGCAATGTGAAATCTACTAGAGGATCCATAATTGTACATACTTGTACCGTGAGTATTGTGATAACCAAATGAACCTTTATTGTTATCATCAATATCCATACGAACAAATATTTCATCATTTTCTGGAGTATCACTAGTTTCTTTAGCTAAACGTAAAGTAAAGCCTGTACTTGCTGGCGTTTTTATGTTTAATCTGCCACTCATAGTATCACCAGTCTTTTTCACATATCTAGCATCACTAGTATCTTGTGTCATTGCTGTGATACCTTTAGCAAAAGCTATTTTTGTACCATTCTTAGTAACTGTAGTAATTACATTACCTGTACCAGTTACTTCAATTGTCTCAAGTTTGTTTGCTTTTATGTTGGTAATATCCTGAGTAATAGTAGAATCATCATAGTTACTTAACCCATCAAGCTTAGTCTTATCAGCAGCAGACATTACACCCGCAGTAGTAGTAGTGGCTTTGTTAATAGTAAGTACTTGATTGGAATTGTTATCTGTAACAGGATCTTTAATATTCAATGTAATAGCAGCATTATTTGCATCTTGTGTAAAACTACCACTAGTTACATAACTATTAAGATTATCTACTTTATTTTTGTCAGCATTACTATAGTCATTAGTAGATAAATCTTTACCTTCTACTTGATGAACAAATCTTGCATCAGCATCTACTTTACTATAACCATCAAATGTAAAGTCGTAATCTTCATCAGTATCCATCCAGATTATTTCTTCATTAGTAGGTTCATTTGGACCAATTGCAACATCCTCTGGAATCGTTACATTCTTATTAACAACATTGAGTTCTACTCTTTTAGTAATAGTCTCAATCTTATTAACTTGTGCACCTGCTTCAATACCTTGTAACTTTGCAAAGTCTTCCTTGGATATCAAACCATTAGCTGTCAATGATGCTAATTCAGCAGTACCACCTAATGCATCCCAACCTTCACTTGTCCATGCATAGTTAGTATCATTCTTACGAACATTCCATACATCACCAATCACATTACCTTCAGTAGGTAAATCTTCTACACTATCTACAGATCCCTTAAAGATGTACACAGAAGTAAATTTACTATCTACTTGGGATTTATTATAGTAATTGTTAGCAAGGTCATCTGCTACTACCTTTATGTTAGCATCAGTTTGATCCTTAGTATAGTATCTAGTATCATGAGTATGAGTAGTTACTTCACCTACTAATACAGCTTCAATAGCTGCTTTACTAAGTTCAGCATCTTTACCAGGTTCTCCTTGAGGTCCTTGGAATCTACCCATGTTAACCCATTCTGTACCATTCCAAAAGTATAAGTCTGTACCAACAATATAAGAATCACTGAGCTGAGGATCTACTATATTACCTAACTCATCTGGGCTATTGAGTCTACCTTTTAAGATGATACCTGAAGATGGCCAACCTGTATTTACATATACATCGTCAACTTCATCCCAAAGATACCAATAACCATCCTCTCCTACTTTGGGTGGATTGTCTGCATATTCCTTAGCTCTTGCTGCTTGAGTATTAGCATTATTAGCAGCAGTGGTAGCATTTGTAGTAGCTTGTTGTGCAGCTGTTTTAGCCTCATTTACGGCAGTTATAGCATCAGCTGTATTCTTTTCCCTTGCAGCCTCTTGAGTCTCTCTAACAGCCTCATTTGCCTGTCTAGTGGCTTCATTTGATATCCTTTCCTGTTCTGCTTCTACACGCTTAGCTTCTTCCTCTTTTCTAGAAGTTTCAGCAGTCACTCTTTCACTTTCAGATGCAACTCTAATTGCTTCATTAGCTATACGTTCTTTTTCTTTAGTGTTACGTTCACTTTCAGAATTTGCTCTTAATTGCTCTGCTGCTACTCTTGCACCTTCAGCTGTTACACGATCTGATTCTGCATTAACCCTACTAGACTCTGCTTCTTTTCTAGAGGTTTCAGCAGCAATACGAGCATTCTCAGCAGTTACCCTTTTAGACTCTTCTGCTTTCCTACTATCTTCATTGGAGATGCGTGCATTCTCATTGCTTACTCTGGTATTCTCAGCATTAACTCTACCTTGTTCTGCAGTAACACGTAATGCTTCTGCTTCCTTAACAGCTTGTTCAGTAGCTTCTACTTGAGCTTTAGCTTCTAATGCTTCTGCTGCTGCATCTAATGCAGGTTGTTTTAATGATTGAACCCACTCTGCTTCAGTACCTACAAAACCATGTTGTACTGCAACTTCATATGCTGACCAACCTTGAATACCTTGCATACCAGATAAGTCAACAATAAACTTCCAACCATTCTGAGTCTTTAAGTAAACTTTAGCGTCATCAGGGTCTTCTACATCATTAGTATTAATAAGTACATATTCACCTAACTTTACATCAGCAGTACCCCAATCAGCTTCCATTGCTTCTATTGAAGGATATTCCTTCTTGTAAGTGAAAGCATCACCAATAGCAGATATACCAGTATTAACATATTGTTTAGTGTCATAGTTATAGATCCACCAATCGTTATCTACGATCTTTGGTGGATTACTAGCAATCTCTTCAGCTTTATCAGTAGCCGCTACAGCATCATCAACTATACCTTCAATATCTGTTACAGCTTGATTAGCTTTATCTGCAGCTTCATTTGCTTTATTAGCTGCTTCTAGTGCAGCAACAGCAGCATCTTCAGATGCTTTACTTAAGCTATCAATCCAATCTTGTTCACTACCTTTAAAACCTAATTTAACTGCAATATCGTAAGCACTAAGACCACGAGCTTCTATACCTGTATCTACATATACTTTGTTGATAGGATCATAAGTAAACCAATGATCATTATCACCTATATATGGAGTCTCTGCAGTAGCTTTTACTCCAGTATCTCTATTGTCTACCCACCAGTTGCCATTAGAACCAATAAATGGTGGTACATAGTCATCTTTACTTACATCAAAGAGTACAACCCATTTTTCTATATCACGATTGTAAACTTTAATTATTCTACCTTTTGAATCTGCTCCCAAGTCAACCCAGTACCCAACCTGATCTGGATTGGGTACGGTTATACTTGCAAACCATTCATAATATACATTATTCTTAACCATTGTAATAGTTATTATTTAGTTCTTTTGCGTTAGCATATTGCCACGGTCCTATTTTTGTAAACCCTTTTTCTGCTTGTATTTGTGAGTAGATGTTCTCAATTTTTTCATACATCGACATACCCTCATCATTCAACCTATTAGTTGCATTTAAAACCATTATTTTATCTGCAAGATAAATTATTTCATTTTCAGTAAATTCATAGTTTTGGGTAGTTTCTAGATCCAAGGCGCCACTAAACTGTGTATATACATTACCATCTACACCAGTATATTGACTAATTCCTTCAAGCTCCTCTTCTGTAAAGTCAACTTTTTGTTTAATAGACTCTTTTGTTTGTAAATTAACATAAGAATCATATTTCCAAAGTAAGTTGTATATTATAATTGCTCTTTCCTTTAAATTAAGTTCCATATTATCCTTCTATATATAAATATCCACTATTACTTACCCTAACATTAAAACCAGTATCACTAGACTCCAAACCGTAATTTTTTAGTTGAGTTAAAGTAGGTAACTGAACAAAATTGACAATAGTTCTTTCCATATTGTTTGAATCTCCGAAGTATCTACTTTCTACAGAAAAACCAGATCCCCATCCTGAATTAGTATAATGTTGACAATTTAACCAACGTTGTGGGGTATTACTATATCTAGCAGATCCATTATATAATATGAGAGTAAAGCCATTTGTAGCACCTTCTCTACTATTCAAAGTATTCAATACTACTGCAGGACATGTTTGCCCAGTAGTTGCTGGAATTGCTGATAAACCAAAACCAACAGCAGCAGAAGGAATTCCATAACTACCATACATAGTCATAGTAGGGGATAATGTGAACTTGTTTCCATAACTGTCTGAATTAGAACCTGTCATTCTACCTCCCGAAATATCAAATCCTCCTACAGTACCACCTACTGCATTTAGCTTTGATGTGTAACATTGACCGCTAGTATCTACTCTAAATGGTGCAGACCCAGGTGAAGATGCTGCATTAGATCCTATTGCTAAATGGATCTTACTTGTAACAGCAGCAGTTGTTCTACCATCTAATCGCATTGTACCAGATTGAGATTGAATATTAGTATTATAAAAATCCCAACCAGCAATGGTTGCTTTATCTGCAAATAATAAATCTGTAGCTACATTATCAAAAGAATTAAATTTAACCCAGTAATAGTTACCACCATCTGTACCTGCATTTGAACTTGGAGTTTTTCCACTAAACGCACCAGCACCTTTTTTAGATCTGTTTACTGCATAAAATGAACCACTGTATTTTACTATATCTCTCACATTTCCTTGAGAGTTTGTTGTCCAAGAATAACTAGTAGAAGAAGAGTATTCACCACGATAACTTAAACCAGGACCATAATCTCCAGTACTTCCGGTTGCACCTGTAGTACATACTGCATTTGTATATGAATAATCTCCATCATCAAACACTATATATAATCTAGTCCATATCCAATATCCATCCTCTGCACTTGGTGCAGTTGAACTCCAACTTCCACCTGACAAGGAAGTTGGTGAAGTAGATTTATAATATTGCATAGTAACACTTCTCACACCTCTACCATCTGAACCATTTTCTCCATTCAACGGAGAAAAAATCACAGGTTGTGTCCATCTATACCCTGATTTATCAGGTAATAAATCTATCTTATTTGTATTTGGATTAAGATAACCTGTACTTGTCCAAGTAAGAGTAGTAGTACTATTAGTAGGATCTGGATACCAAGCAAAAGATCCAGATGTACCACCACTGGAAGAAATCATTTCTGTAAAAGTAGGACGTGTTGGAGTACTATTGGTATTACAATATATTTGTATAGAAGAATTACCAATATTCCCATCTTTACCAGTAACGTTTTTTACTAAAGATAACACTACTGTATCTACAGTTTTTCCTTCATGTACAAAATCTATTTGCCATTGTACAGTAACATAATTCTCTGGAATACTGGAGCTATTAACAGTAATTTGTTTCTTTTCCTGATTTATACTTAATGTACCTACCCCACTTAGTTGAGAAGAAGTTAAAGTATATTCAGTATTAGCAAATTTTGTACCACCCCTTCTTAAATTAGCATAAGTAGTAGCTTGAGACCAATCGCTAACAACACCTTCGTAGTTTGCAGGAACAGTCATACTTTCATTGTCTAACGCTCCTCTGTATGCACTTTCTCCATCTCGAACATTATTTATTGTAATTATATCTTCAAAGGACATTCCACTGACACTAGTTACAACACATCTAAACGTAATCTCATCTTCACCAGTTTGAAAATAGATTCCATTATAGACTACAACTAATTCAGATTTTGTTTCTCCTTCTAATAGAGTCCATTCAGAAGTACCAGATACTTTCCAATACCATTTATATGAAGCTACATCCATTAATGTAGTATCCATTTTTAATGTTATTGATTGTGGTGTTGGTATTTTTGCATATTCTGCATAGTGAAAAAATTGTTCTCCAGTTAAATATGTTCTAATGGCATCCTCTCCATTAAAACCATCTTCTCCATTTTTACTTTGGTTAATATACCAATCTTTAGTTACTGTTACACCTTCGTCTACTTCAATTGTAAGAGTTATTCTTGCACTAGTAGAAGTTAATGTTTTCAAAGATACTCTATTATCTTTAACTTCACATGTACCAGAACCCTCAGTAAACTTGGCAGTCATAGAAATAATTGGTATCTGAGTAATTCCATGATATGCAAATACATCAGTATATATTGTAGATGGGTCTATTAGTATAGTACCAGAACTATCAAATGGGACAGATGCAGAATAATTTGTTAAATCTATATAATATGCATCCAGACCTTCAGCACCATTTGCTAATTTAGCAACCTGTATTTCGTCATAATATGTCGCTTGAGTATCACTATCGGTCACTGTACATCTAAAAATAGCAGTTCTATCAGCAACCATATCAGGTGTAACTATTAGGGAATTGCCATAGCCAACGATTTCACTATTATTCGTTACATTTGTCCACTGATATGATGGTTGCACAATTCCATATACATTTGCATTTAATCCTAAATTATTTGGGGTAGGAGTACCAGAAAAATCTGGGGAATCATATAAAAACATTCTATTTCCAACAATTTCTACCCATTTTGCAACATCATCACCAGCTTGCCCATTTTCTCCTTTTGCAATATAAATTGTCCAGTAAGGGCTTCCTTCTTTCGGTTCTTTGCCAATATTATCCTGAGTAGCTATCCAAGTACTACCATTATATGTTACACAGTCATAATAATAATATTGTTTATCCACTGACCACGTACCTCTATAAATAGGGATACCAGTTTCAGTTCCATCTTTAGATACTACTGTGATTGTACCAACAAATTTACTATCTTTTCCAATTACTGTTTTATCTTTGCCTTCCAAAGTAAAATCATTAATTCCCGAGTAAAAGGCAATCCTTGGAGCATTTGATCCTTTTGCGGAAATGAAAATAGCGTTACGTCTATCTTCCATTTGTTTATCATATTCCGCATCTCCTTCTACTCGATGACCCAATAATAATATTTCATCATCTGCAGAAGGTGTGCTACTGCCAGGCTCACACACATCCTTAGATAGTAATATATAATCACTACCTACTTCTGTTACGGCTCTCCAATATCTTTTTACATTATGTCCATCAAATTTTTGACATATTGCTTGGTCGTTTACAATAAATTCATTATACTTGGTGCCATCTTCTGTATCAAAGTAACATTTGTATCCATTAACTTTTTCCTCTACTTTAATACATTTCATATCACCTAATGTAACTAAAATATCTCCACCTACTGCTTTTATTTCATTTACAGTTAATTCATTAACTGTCATATTACCTCTAACAAATAGGTTATCTAATTCTAGATTCCATTTAGAATTTGATGGATACAAACTAGCTCCAACTCCATCCCAACCAGAACGGAATGTTTGCCCTCCCTGTATACCTGTAGTATATATTATTCTTCCAGGTACAGTATCCCCACTTTTAAATACATAGTCTTGTTTTACTTTACCGGCAGTATAAATATAGCTATCAGTAGGTGTAGTACTTTCACCCATTTTGATTACAGGTAAAGAACCAGATCCATCTGCAACTGCTTCTACTTGATTTTCAAGTTTAGATAATGCTTGATTTAATGTATCAGTACTTACTAAGGGATCAGCACTTATTCCTTTATAATATCCTTGTAAAGAAGTAATAGTACTAGAAGGTTGTGTATGATAACCTGGTACATCACCACTACTACCCCCGCCATTAGCGATTACTTCTGCTAAAGCAGTAATAGTGTTTTCAGCCACAGTAAGTCTATTGAGAGCATCCTGTAATTGTTGTAATGTAGATCTATTATCAATATCATCTATCCATTCTTGCATAGTACCACCAATCTCTGACATATCGGTGTCATGCTTAGTATCTAAAGTAATGATCTTATTATTCAATACATCATAGTAACTAGTAATAGCACTATTAAGATTAGTAGTTACACTAGTATCTCCTTCTACTATCTTATTACTAAGATCTTTATAATTATCATTTACTTTAGTATCTAGTATCTCAACATCTTCTTCTACAGCATCTACTCTCTCATTAGTAGCAAATGTACCTGATAGTGATGTAGTAAAACTTCCACTAGTAATATTCTTATTACTACCATCTTGTACAAGGGTAATGAGGTCTTGCTCCTGTAGTTTAGTTGTTAGTTCAAATTGCGATATCTTTTTATTCATATTACTCTTGGATTATATGTTCCTTAACTTCGGTTAATATACAATCAGAATCAATATCTTTTTCTGGATAGAAATTCATTTGTTTTTTTAAGCAATGAAGATACCCTATAATTTTATCTACGTCGTCCTGAGTAATAGGAAACTCTTCGTCATTTAAATTATTAGCCGCCCATTTAGCTAATTTATCTAAATGTAACAATAATACTAAATTAGTAATAGAAGTTCTATCCAGTTTTGTATTGTACTTAGTAGACTGATTAACTAATTCACCAACTTTACTTACATAATTCGCAATATCCATCTTTACAATTTTTACAGTCATCAATAGTACAATTACACGTTCTCATATCAAGTAAATTCAGCATTTCATTATAATACTGTTCTGCATCATCTGCAAGATTCAAAGTAGTAGCATTATCATAAAGTGTTTTCTTAAACAGAAACATCATTATTTTATCCTTCATTTTGTTATCTAGGCAGTTGTGGCAATACGTAGTTAGCAGTTTTATTTCTGCATAATACAATGATTCATTCATTTCCATATCAATCGTATATAAAATAAAAGGGGAAAGGGATATTACTCCCAATCCCCTTTTTGGTTTGAATTATATTTTTTGATTAAGCAACTTCTACAAAAGCTTTTAAAGCTGTCATAAATGCAGATTCATCAAGTTCACCAGCATTTACATACAATTCACAAGCCAATGGAGTTGTTTTAATATATTGATTATCGTCACTAAGATATTTATTATCCCATTCGATAGACAATGTATCGTAAGTAGCACTTAAATCGGCTTTCAACTCAGGAGCAATGTACGGATATATACCATTTGCACGGTGTGTGATACCTCTGTAACCAAGAGCTGCATTTTCACGATCACGAACAATCTTCGGATTACCTTTACCAGGAGTACCTTGAGTTTTAGCAATTGTCAAATTAGCAATAGGATACATTACATTACTCAACAAACCGGAAGGAATAGTTTTCCACATAAATGCTTCCACAGAAACCTGAGAATAATTTGAGTCTAACATAATACCTTCGTTGTACGGCATTTCCTTAGCATTCAATGTAAGAACAGCAGCATCACTAGTTGCTACTACTCTGGCTTCTTTGTGTTTGTTGATTTTGTTTTTGAAAGCTGTAATCAAATCAGTTGCATTGGTACTCTTTGCAATTACTTCATAAGTATGAGTAAATTGCCCAGGTGCCTCATAGATGTCATTGTATACTAAACGTAATACATAACGATGACCAACTTCCGGAGTAACATTAGTAGCTGTGATTACAATTTTATCTTCAGCTGCAGCTACATATTCACTAAATACCATGTGAGGTTTAGAACCTTTCATGATAGGCATTGAGAAGCGAATAACTGACTTAGTTGACTTTGTACCTGCTTCATTGTAAACATCTTCTTTGCCTTCGCAAACACCAATATACAATGAACTAGCAGCTTTAGCACCAGCTGCATCTTTTACAATTGCTCTATTTTGATCAAATAATGCGATCTGACCTTCTGTCAATGCATCTGCTGTCGTATAAGATGCAGGTGCTTCAGTACCAATAAGTACTGTGTTCACATGATTAAGCATAATTTTAATTATTTATTATTGCCTGACAAAATTTTTTTAATTCTGATAAAGAAAGTTCACCTTTCATCATATTTGCAGCAAAACATACAAACTGAACATTTCCGACTTCATAACCTTTATTTGGGTCAATTTTATCGATGCTCAAACTATAAGGATTGCGTTTACCGTTTGATTGTTGATAACTCATAGGAAAATTAGTTAAAGCGCATTTGCCTTCTTGTTTATTCCACAATTGTTTCAAATACTCTAAAGTAATATCTATATATAGATTTTTCTTTTTTGCTCTAACTTGTGCATCATGTAATCTTATTTTTAATAATTTATCTAATGCTTCGCTTTCCTTTACTTGCCTTCTGTTTTTTCCGTATATATCTTTGAAACACTTTTTACAAGTACAATTTAGACAATTTCTATATTTGTTTCTCGAACACTTAGAAAATTCAGAGGCAGTTTTGTATTTTTTACAAACAGAGCAAATATAAGTTTCAGACATAATTTTATCAAGCTTAGTTAAACTTATTTTTGGATATCCTTAGTTTAACGCTTCGTTTAATCTTTCTACTTTCATGTTTCAGATTTCCTCGTCAGATTAAACTAAGAAAATTTTTCGTATAATCATTCCATTGTACTAACTTCGTTCATATACGATTGATATCTTGGATTAGCCTTATTTTCCAAATACAACTCTACCGCTAACTTAACTATCTCATTGTGAGTTGCAACTGGCATATCTGTGTACTCATCAAATGGTGCATCAGTAAGGCTAATCTTTTTAGGAGTTCTCAAGTAAGTGAGAATATAATTTCTTATATTGTAATTTCCGTCTGTATATAAATGAATTTCATTTCCTTCATATAATCTTAATGGTCTGGCGGATCTACCATGTAATCTATATTCTGACAAAGTATTTTGTCTTTGTCTGTCTATGTTTTCTACTGTGGCTTCTAACACATCTGTGTTTTTAGTTCTTGGTTGACCACTTGGGCCCACAGGCCAACAATGATCGTAACTAAATATTACAGCTGTCTCTCCTACAGTAAACATATAATCATCTGGCAGAGTAACTGTATACTCTTCTGGATATGTAGTAAATTGATAAGATTTTCTAGTAACTAATGTACGAAGATCATCAATTCTTTTTTGGTCTTGTTCAAATCCAGTTTGCTTGAAATTAATACCAGAATATCTAGTTTTGATAAATTTATCTAATCCAGCCATTAACCAATACTCAATATCTGAAGTAGTAGGTTTTGTTAGATTGTCATCTAATTGATCTATTTCTAATTCAAATGCTGCTTGTAATTCAATATACTTCATTATTGTTGATTATTTGGTTGTTTTACTTGTAATCTATATTTACCTTCAGTAATAAACATATTAACTGCTAAATCTACAATTTCACTATGAATTGATTCTGGTAGTTCACATTTACTAGCTCCATCAGTAGTATTAAATCTTAATGGTTTTCTATAGTAAGTTAATGTAACATTACCTAATGTAGTATATGCATCTACTGCTACTTCTATATAGTTATATTTAGTAGTAGGATCTGATACTAATGCAACAGCAGGTTGCCTAATGATAGGTGTATTGTATGCAGTTTTAATAAACTTACCAAGATCCCTATACTTAACTAATTGATTATCTACTCTAACAAAATCTTTGTATTGTTTATATGTACCTTTTACTTTACTAAAAGAATGTACATATAAGAAATATTCTTCAGTAGGTACATATGGTAATCTGTATCTTGTGAAACCATTAAGAGTAGTACCTGTTGCGGTTAACTCTTTTTCTACTAATAAACTCTTAATAGAATCTGTATTTCTAGTATGTATATTGGTTTCAGTTTCCATTTGGTCGTCACCAACATAGTTCATCATTACATACCTATCTTGAGCTTCATTTAGTATTGAAAATATAAGATCAGAGTTAGGTTTCTCATCTATAATAAGATCTGGGCTAATAAGTTGAATTCGTCTTTCGAATTCCATTTGCATTTCCTTACTACTCATATTACTCTGATAATTGTGCTACGTACTGTGGATGTGTTTGAGTTCTTGGAGATTCAATATTCTCAATTGCCATGTCAGCAGCTAATTTAACTACTTCATATTGCATATACTCTGGAATTTCATCTAGAGTAGACGTAATATCTTGATTATTAATCTTTCTTGGGTATGCTAGATAAGTAATATCTATAGTATAGGGACCTACCATAAGATCCCTATCTATAAATACTATTAACTTATTATCTTCCAGTATTGCTACAGGTTCTTCAATCCAAGGTTTATTGTTATAAGTTTCTAAGAATCTAGTAGCTTGTTCGTGACTAATAAGTTTTACTGTAGCTATTTTATTACTACCAAAATGTAAAATTCCTTCTAAGAAGTACATACGCTTATCTTGAGTATCATCACCATAAGTAATACTAGATTTGAAATTATTCATAGTAAGTCTATTACTTATAGATTCACTTAGTAAAGACAATCCCTTATCAGTTTTTACTAAACCTTCTAAGTCTGCTACTCTTTTTACATTACCTTCAAATGGTATTCTAAGAGTATTGTTCCCAGTAGCTTTGGTAGCTATCTTACTTAGATACGCTGTGTATAACCAATAATCAATTTCCTCAGGTAAGAAAGATGGACAACCAGATATACCAATATTAACGGCATTTTTATCTGCTTCAATCTTAAACGCTATATGTGCTTCTAATACTGTCATGTTTACTTTTACTTAGATTCGATTTCTTGAAGTATAGTCATTTTGATATCCTGATTCTTTTTATCATTTAATGAAGCAATAGCATCTTCTAAACTTCTACCAATGATGTCAGTACCATAGTAATAGATGTTTTTAGACTTACGAATTACATTCTTTGAAATAGCTGCTTCAATAATGTATTGAGTGTCTCTTACTTTGTTGTTTACCCAAATCAAGAAGAACTTATCAGGATTATTTTCAATAAGATCAAATAAACTATTTTCAACTAGCTCATTACTGATATTGTCAGTCTTGTGACCATATAAGCGTAAACATTTGCGCATTTCCTCAATTGACATCTTATTAAATTCAGAGAATGCCTCACGTTTAGCTTTATTTCTTTTGTTAGCTTCTTCAGCTTCAATTTCTTTATTTACAAGAACATAATCATGAGTAGGCTTAAGGTTGTTAATACCATTTGCTACTCTTTTGTGTCCTTTTAAAAACAAATATGCAAGTTCATCTTCAGGTCTTTCAGTATGTAAAACTTTATCTCTTGCGCCTAAACCAATTGCATATGTTTTCCAGAATCCACTTTGTGGAGATAAATGTCCTTCTTCATATCCCATTTCTTTCTCCAAACGTCTAGCATCTTCTGGGGTTAAACCAGTATATCTATTACCAGATCTTGTCCAGTAAGTACTGATATAATCTTTACAATTCTTATACTTAGCGATTCCAGCCCATGGATTTGTACGGACGAATTTTAATATTATATCCATAGTATTTATTATTCTTTATATTTCCAGATATATTTTATCTTTTTCAAAAACTTAGGATCTTTCAATTTTTCATCATTACTACCATTACAGTATTTAGTTATTGTATTTGCACAAATTCCAGTCTGTTTTACTGCTTCTGATATACTATGAAACTCCGCAATAAACACATTGTCTTTAGTATATTGTATTACGGCTTTCGGAGCAATTTTAGAACCAAATTCTTTTCCAGCTCTTTTCAAGTTTGCTTTTCTTTTAAGGAAGTTTTCAGATACTGTTCTTACTCTAGTTTTTGGTTTCCAGTCTGTAGGATCTATTTCTAAAGGCATTGATGGATAATCTTTTTTATAAACCCATATATACGGATTTACTTTGGAATAAGTTTTTATATCCTTACGTATTACTCGCAATATAGAAGCTTTTGAAATCTTAGATTTTTCCTCTGCCTCTGTTACACTTTTGTATTCGCAAATAAATTTACCATTTAACGAATACTGTAGTACGGGATTATAAAACTTAGACATATCTTTACCTTTATGTACTGCAGATATCTTAGCCTTTGATTCATCTGTGTGGAACATTATATCACCTCCACAATCACTATTATATCCATATTCGGAATTATTTGAATGTAATTTCTCAATCCAAAATCTCTCTAATTCCTTTGCTTTTTCAAGATCGTCTGTAGAATCTATAACTTCTACTGTAAATTGTTCTAATCCTAATTCGGCTAATGCCTTATGAAAATTATATTGTGAACCACTCAAAGCCTTATAAAGATGCTTTTTCATTCTTGCACCTACCCCTTGAGTGGTTACACCAATATAATATTTGTTATTTAATTTGTTAGTAGCTTTGTAGATGTCAAAATTTCTAATTTCTTCCATATAAAATAAATTTTGTTTTATCTCATAACGTAGAAATTAAAATTTTGTTCCACAAAATGTGCACTGATTAATCTTCGACTTCCATTATGAGCTCACCACATGCACGGGGATCCCTAAGCATTATACCCATCTCGCCTAAAAAATGTACGCTATAGCCATCCTTTGCATTAGATCTTACTGTGGATTTATTCTTAGAGTAACCAGTTCCCGGAGCTACCGAACCTGAAGTATTCCAGATAACCATCTCACGGTCCTTACGAACAACCTTAACGATATTAGCTTGACTATCACGTCTACCAAGATCCAAGAATGTCATTCTATAAGATTCCAGTGGTTTACCAGATACCGGATGTAACAAACGATTATAAGTAGGATCATCATACAACGGGAAATGTTTCAATGTCAACTCGATGCCATTTGTCATCTTGTATGTTACAAACTGACCACCTAAAACCAAAGCCTGACCAGAACCACTGATAAACTTCGTATCAATCAAGTTCATTGTAGCTGCTTTTTGTTTCAATACACGGTCAAATTCTTTCATACCCATTTCACCAGTCAAAGCAACAAATTTACGTTCGTTAGTACCTAAGATATTGTAAGACAAGTCAAACAAGAAGTCTTCCAACAACTCCGGAGTCAACTCAGTATAGTAACGTCTGTTAGACGGAGCAATCTGTTGCAACAAACCTGCAGGAATGTAAACCGGACGACCATTTGTACCTAACAATGAAGTAGAACCGTCTTTATTTACATTAGACTTAGAGTAAACCATCATTCTCTCACATCTCTTAGACCACTCACGCATTGCCTTCCATTCCTGATAATCAGACCACAAGTAAGAAGTCTTACCAGTTTTAGGATCTTTCAAAGCAATCCAAAGTACTGTAGAATAAGCTGTACCTGTAATATCATAATCCAAGCGAGTCGTAAACAAGAAGTTTCTCATCTTGAAATGAGTATTATAATTCAGGATATCACCCTCTTCACTGTACTCTTCGTAAGCAGAAGCTAAACGAGATACTTGACGACCAGCTAACAAATATTCACCAGGAATATAAGAATTAGATTGACCATCTGCAATGAAACAAGTATAAACCCATTCATTACCATCTTGATAAGGAGCACCAGAAACACGTACTTGATACTCTCTATTATCAAATTCCAAAATTGCACCAGGACCAAACCATTTGTCCTCTAACCACAACATGATAGGTGTGTTACCCAAACCTGCCATAACTGTGCTAGCATTTGCAGCAGTGATTTCTGTTCCCTGCCATTTTGCAGAGCGAATTGTCACAGCTCTATCGCTATCAATCATTACAGACCATTCGTAGTCTCTTTGGTCAATTGTCATTACATTACCAAGACCACCAGTAATTGCATCCAAAGAAGTGCTATAACCATCATCTTTAGAACCGAATACATAAGAAATAACACGGGTTACTTCATACGGTCTAGTAAGCATTGCATTTGAAATCATATTCTCATCAACAAGATCTGAGAACCATTTACCTCTACCGATCTGTAAATTATTTAAAATTCCGTTATCCATATAAATGTTAGTAATTTATTTTTAATTAAAGTAGTTGTACTGCACGACTAAAAATAGAGTTAGATGAACTTGTATTAATTCTCTTAGTACCTTTACTAACGCCTGTTGATCTGAGACTATTTTTCAGATTTTTAATAGCAGAGCTAGTACCCTGTTTTTTGGCAGCATCTAACAAAGTGTCACCTCGCATTGTAAAATAAGCTGACTCTATTAAATTCTTTACGCTCTTGGAATAGTCTTTTTGGTACTGGGTCTTTCCACTAGCGTCGGCTTTAAATATATAAGCCAATAATTCTTTCTTGTCCTTAGCTGGTATTTTGATACCACGTATATTGTCCAAGGACTTTATTTCACCGACAACGTCATCAAAAAACTTTTGTTGGCGCTGCACCATTTCCTCCTTTTTGATTCTTTGTTGCTCTAATAGCTCTTCTTTCTCTTTTGCAACAATCTCTTGAAGTTCCTCAACCGCATCTCTAGCCTCATCTTCTAATACTCCAGCATCTTCAAATCTTTCGATTTTCTTAGCAATTTGTTTGTCACTGTAACCTTTTCTAGCTAGTAACTCTCTCAATACTATCTTTTGCTCATTTTCATTTTCAATATCAACATTGTCAACATCAATGTCCGGAGTAATAGAGAAATAATCTTCTAACTTACCACCATTACGAACAAATTCATCTAATTTTGCAACATCTTCGCTTGCATATTCTGGAGTAGATTGTTCTTCGATTACTTCTTTAAAATACTTAACCAATTCTTCTACAGTCTTTGGTTTTTCTTCTTCCTCTTCTTCATCAAAATCCCATTCTAATTCTTCAGCAATTGCATCAAATAAAGCAGATACTTGTTTAGATTCAACTTCATCTTCTTCAGTCTCTTCTTCAATTTCTTCTTCGGTTTCCTCTTCTTCAGTCTCTTCTTTATCCTTTTTCTTAGAGGCTTTCTTAGATTTCTTAGGTTCTTCTACTTCTTCCTCTTCAACTTCATCGATTTCCTCTTCCTCTACTTCTTCCTCTTCTTCTATTTCTTCTGTCTTTTTATTTTTAGACCCAGGAGTAGCAGGTCTAGCTTTAGCAGACTCTTGTTTTAGTCTCTCTAATTCTTCATCATCAATATCATCGTTTTGAGAGATGGTGTTACCAACTTGTTCAGTGAATATATCAGTTATAGCTGTAAATCCAAATAGTGTATCGTTACTATTGTTTTCCATAATTAATTATAATTAGATTGTAATTGTTATTTTTTCTTTCTTCCTTTATGATTCCACTTAGCAGCATTTTGAGCAAATATTGCACGTTTTCTAGTCAATGGGTTTTTACTATGCGTTAACTCTTCTGTACTTTTACCTGTTCTTTTCTTAAGTGCGTTAAACTTCCCACGATTCTTTTTCTTGATGTGTATACCTCCGTCTTTATAAGAAGGAATTGGGTATACTGGGTATAAATTTTCCATATTGATTATTCTTTATTTAGTTCATGACCTACAAATCCAGCACCACCTAATGGCATTAAAATTTCCATAGGAATTAGTTTGTTCAATCTATCAATATACTCGTTTTTATTTCTATACAAATCATATTGATTCTTAACCATTTTATTTGATGTCGGATTTCTCATATATTCCAAAATCATATTTTCGTCTACAGGAGTACTCCAGTTTGTAATTTTACCAGAATCTTTTAATGATCTCTTTAGAGTTAACATATGACTTTTAGCTTCTGTAGGATTTAATAAGTATGATCTACTTCCAGCAGCATCAAATAATCCCATTTTTCTTAACTCCGCAGAACTATATGTATTGTTAGAATTTGCTAAATAATTTAGATAAGTGTTTGTAATATATTCTTTACCACTATCAAAATCCTGAATCTTTCTAGATCCTGTTAAACCATCTGCCACATGTCCTAACTCATGATTAGCAGTTCCAGGCATATAAATATTATTATCTAACACTATATTATAATCATTTATATCTGTAGGTAATACGTTATCTTTAATATTTTTTATATTTATTTGCCCATAACCATCTTTGTCCGTATTACCCCATTTGACATAACTACCTCTTTTAGTCATGTCTTTATATGCAATATTAGAATAAGCTCGTTTGTAGTTAGTTCCATATGTTTTGTCTACATTTTCTACTAATTCACGAGTTCTTTCATCTGGAAAAATTGCTTGTTCTATTGTTCTAGAAATTTCTTGTTGGTACTTCTTAGAATTTCTATCTTTTCTTAATACTTCAGAAAATTCAGAATCATAATCTTCTTCTGTTTTCTTTCTAGTTTTCTTTTTAGTTTGAGTAGGAGCAAAACTGTGAACACTAACCCCCATCAATTTCAGTACCCTCAACTATTCTTCCTACTTTGGACTTTAGTTTTTTGATGCCTTTTCCAACTCCCCAAGGAATTAAATTAAGTACTGCATCTATTGCTGCACCAGCATAATCTCCTTTGCCTAAGTCTTCAATAAAGTTAACAGCATCTTTAATATAACCAGCTGGAGTAATATAAGCTTCTGGCTGAACTGTATTAACTGCACCTGATATTTTCCTTTGTCTTTCAAAGTACTCAGGAGTACCAGTTCTGTATTCTGGTGGTAAATCTGCTTTGTTTATGGTCTTACCTTTACCATCTTGATATGCAGGAATGGAATCAAATTGTTGCTTGATATCAAGATACGTAGCATCAGGGTTATTTGCCCTGACACTATCGTATATTTGTTTTCTCTCTTTAAGAGATAAATCTTTCCATTTCATACTAGTAATATTTATTTACCTGTCTTACCTGGTTTACCTTTTCCGCCCTTTTTAGAGCCTCCTTTACAAGCCATAATTAGTCCTCCTATTTTTTAGATTTAGATTCACCAACTACTTTATTTTTTAAAGCAGTTTTTGCTTTTAATTGTTCTCTCTTATAAGCTGCATCATCTTTCATCTTCTGCAACCTCTTAGCCTCTTGCAATTTTCTATTTTCAAGAGCTATTTTTTCTTTTTCAATTGTAGCTTTTAACTTGTCAGCTTTTTCTTGTGCAGCAATTTTACGTTTTTCAAGTTCTTTCTTATTTTCTTCAGCTCTAGCTTTATTAGCTAAATCCATTTGTTTGCTCATAGCATCAGATACAGCTTTTTGTCTAGCTATTTCTTGATTACCAATCTCAATAGGATCTGGTATACCATTCATATCCTGATCCATATTCTCAGATCCTCTATAAGCATTTAATTGAGCTACAGTAATCTTAGTAGCATTGTCTTGATCAATCTTATATTTAGTAAGATCAAGTTCAGCTTCTTTAAGCATAAGTTCTTCTTCCTTAACTTGATTCTGCATTTCAACAAGCTGTTGCTGTTGTTGATTTTCTTGTTCTTGCATTGCTTGTTGTTGCTCCAATCTGTTGTTTTCTATGTCTTGTAATTTGGATTTGATTACACTTAAATTGTCGCTAGTAAATATTTCAGCAGCATCTAATAATGATGCACCATTTTGCATAGCTGGCTGTACAAGACTCTTAAGTTGTTCAATGGCTTGACTTTCTTTTGTACTGTCAGTTACAAAAATATCAAAGTCTTCATATGACCAATTGTCATCCATTTGCAAGAATGTTCTAGTACCCTCATCAAATATATAATTTAAATACTTTTTATCATCCTTCCATGCAAACTTAGCACTGTCTAATAGCATAGACAACACATGTGTCTTAACCTGATTATGCAACCAAAACCACGGTTCAGTGATATGAGCAGATTGAACTACAGATCTTTCTACATTACCCACTAACTCATTACTAGAAATAGAACCTTGCCTTTGTTTTGTTACTCCGGACAATTCAGATACCATTTCTTCAATCTTTGCAAGTAATTGAATGTACGTATTAATAGTATTAGACATACTTGCATCAATAGAAGTCCACTGATTGTATGGTGATGGTTTACCACCCTCTCTACCAGGAATGTCCCAACCTTCTTCGTATGGATTGACAAATGCTACGCCAAGTGCCCCTAAGTAATGCATCCACTTATCTACATCTATACCCATACTCTTAGGTATTTGGGTAACATCTATTACAGGTATCTTACCTTTATCCCTAGCTATTGCCATTTCAAGACGATACCAGAGTATGATATACATGTATTGTAATGGTTTCATGATAGCAACTAATGATTTAGCTTTAGTATTTGTATTACTATAAGCTGCACCAGTGTATGGTAATTTAGCACTATTTAAATTGTCTCCTCTACGGAATTGGTACTCTAATGGTTGCATACCAAAGTAAAGATCATCGCCTGCTCTGTATCCTTCCCATGCTTCAATAATCCATTTCCATTCAACATTGATTTCTTCACCAGTAGGTTTATAATATTCATCTACCTGTATTTCATCTGGCATACCTGTCTCAGGATCTATTATTGTAACAAACCCTATCTTTTTAAGTGATTTCCAGCATACATGATAAACTACAATGTTATCTGGATCTCCATAAGGATTATGGTCTGGTAATTTATTATATGATTTTAAATTATAATGAACAAAATCATCTACTGGACTTTTGTCTGGACCAAATCCAGATGTAGGTTTTTGATCTACTATTTCTAACAATTCGTTCAATTGCTTTTCATCTAGTTTATCATAAAACTGATCGTATATCTGGCTCCACGACATTAATGATCTGTAACAACACCAAGATGCATCGTGAATGAATTCAATACCTTCTTCTGCAGGATATTTAAAATCTTTAGGATTGATTCTTTTAATAACTGGTTCGCCATTTCTAATTCCTATGTAATACTCTTCAAGTCCTGCAACAAGTGCATCTTTAAAGCCTTTCATAAATTCATGAGAAATGTTTTCTTTCTTAAGTAAGAATAATAAGCTTTGATATGCTGTTGTTTCTGCTGCATCTTTGTAATCCTTTGTTAAATACTTTTGTATTTGTTCTGGTGTTTGAATTTCGCCTGTTTGTAATCCTTCTTGGAATCTAGCTTGATCTTCTGGACTTAACTTAGCAAGCATGGCAGCTTGCATATAATTTAATAACATCTGTTTAGCCTTATCCTGTACTTCGCTACTAGCAATATCACTAGTACGACATACTCTAAAGTTAAATGGACGTTTTGTTTCTTCACCTAATAGTAAGTCTACTTTTGGACGTATGATATTATAATCCTGTGCCATTGCTGGAAAGCCATCATCTTGATTGAAAGGATTTGTAACATACTTTAGGTCTTTTTCATTGTATATACTATTATATAAATCATAATAGCTTTGCATTTCTTCTTCATCAGGTATACTTTCGGACGAAGCTATGCCAGATATTCCAATAATGTAATCCACGCAGTCTTTTCGCCATTCTTCGGTTTTTTTACTGAGTGGTAGTCTTTGGATAGGAAATGAGTTGACTGTTCTTTCCATATTAATTAGTAAACATAAATGTGGTTGTGTTATTATTTAAAGGCGTGAATGTAAATGAATCATCTGTATTTTTAAACAACGGTTTATCAAACAATCTCATTTTCTTTTCAACATCCTCTTTCTTCTTTACTTGTATATTATACAATTGTTCTCTATAGACCATTACCTGCATAAATGCCATAACCCTATCAAAGTTTCCTTTGTCATTATATTGAATAAGTTCTTCAAGGAATGGTTCAGATAGTACAGTATTTAAACCTAATTGCTTTTGATCTCTAAGTTCTTCCAGCCATTCTTTGATCTTACCTTCTCCCCAAAGTTTGATCTCTCTATTCATATGACATCCTTTTCGTCTATTTACTGTAGAATTATTAACAATATCTTTAATGATGTCTGGTTGATCAGCAAGTAAATGGCTACAATGTTTGTTATTGAAATAAGTAAACAAACCAGTGTTTTGGTTTTCTACCATTGCTTTTGCATTGTAGTAAATAAGTAACTTACGAACATTTTCATAAAACTCTTCAGCAGTTTTTGGCCTACCTGTATATTCTGCTACAATGATATCTGAATATGATTCAAAGTCTTGAAAACGTTTATATATAAAACAAGAACCTAATGAATTAGTACCTGATTGATCGTGATCATATGGGTCAATACCAGCTATATATAAACCAAATGGTGCATCTTTAACTGGGTGTTCCCATATAACTATTTTACCAGTAGGATCAGAATTCTTTGGTAATGGGAATTCGGTTATGTCTCCTGTTTTCTGTATATTCCAAATTATCTCTCCATTAACTAGAGTAAGAGTACCTACTTGTTTATGATTCTGTAATTTAGTATTAGTTCTTATCCTTGCTAATTGTTTTTGTAATTCTTTTTTTGGAAATATGTTACCAGATAATTCAGTAAATGCTTCTGCAGGAGATTCAGAGTGTTCTGCTACATATCTATCTATTTGTTGAGAACTAGTAGCTTCTTTTAATTCTTCTTCACGTAGATTTAAAATAAACTGTCTTGCTTTTTCATGAAGAGTATTACCATCTTCATCCATGTACAATCGCTTACCATTCTCATCACGTATATCCAAATTAGTATGTTGAGGTATAAAGAACCCACATTCTTTACTCTGGATGCCATCATCCCATATATTTTCAAAACCTATACAGTTATATGATTTAGGATTATAAAATGCTTCACGTAATGTCATTACTGCAGGACCTTCATCACCACCAGTACCAAACATAATCATCAGACCAAAGGCAACACCATCTTGTTCTACAGATGGTCTAGCAATTTGCCATGCAGCTTTAAGTTCTGGGAAAGTACCTGCCTCTTCCCAGAGTATTAACATACCTGCTTTACCACGTACAGCATCTGGGTTATCTTTCAATGATACACCTATTATCTCTGATTTATAACCAACTTCAATTTTATTACCAAAATTATCAGTTACAATCATAGAAGCTCTACGACGCATGCTAGTATTTACAGCTTGTCGTTTCTTACCCCATGCTGTATTTTCATCTATGAAGTCCATGTAATCCCAAGCCTTAGTAAGGATACCATCATCAGTAAGATACTGTTTATTTGATGCATATACATAAGACTTAGAACCAGGTATCAAAAAGAAATTACGACAAAGCATAGAACCACCTTTATAGGAATAACCCTTACGTCTAGCTTTTGCTACACACAAGTGTTTACCTTGATCTTGTGCACTTTCAATAGCTTGAAAATAGTAGTAATCATAATCATAAAAGTCTGGAAATGCTAATTCTCTTACTTTGATTAACTCTTCTTGCCCTTGTTTATTCTTTTTATTTTTATATACAATTCTTTGAATTGGGCAATAGTTTAAATAAAAATAGTTATACCCAGTGATGTAGTCCCCATCATCTGCAGTATAACCATTAATGCATCTATCGGCCTCTGTTTCCCAAAAATTGAAATACTCTGATGTACCTTTTGGGAAGGAACAATAAGACCCCGACTCTATATAAGTTAGCGCCGGGGTTCTGAATTTATTAGAATTTTTGATTTTCTTTGTGAAATCAATCATAAATTACTTTCTTCGTTTAAACAGGTTCTTAATTTTCTGCCATAAACTAGTTTTAGTAGTGTGATTATTTTCTGTTTTTTCATCCATGTGTGATATAGCATAAGCAGCAGCTTCAGCTAAATCTCTTTCTTGCTCTGCTTTCATGTTGTTATATACCTCAGTAAAGTCAAAAATAATCATTGTCGGTTTAGTATTCTTTTTACTAGTTTTAGTCTTAGCCATAATTGCAATTTCTTTAAGCCCTTAACGGGCAGGTTTTTATAATGTCTTTTATTGTGTCGTAGTTTCTACAACTTCTTTTTTGGTAATTCAAATGGGTTCATTTCTCCACCGCCTCTAACTTTGCTATTCTTAATCTCTTCTGCTCTTACTTGAGATTTAAGTTTCACAATAGATTCTATTACTCCGGCCATGTTCTTAGCACCATCTGTAAGTTTCTTAATAGAATCTAAATCCATTTCATCGTCTTTAGATAAGTGATAGTATTTAGCAGCACCTTCAAGTTTCAATAGTAATCCATCTAACATATACTCAAGTAAGGAGTATGTTCTACTTTTCCAACTATCTTCTGCTTGTATTACTATTTCTGGTAATTCATAGTTTTCATCTCCAAATAGTTCTTTCTTTAATGTAGGTTCTATTAGATCTCTCTCCATAGTTTCTACGTAAGGAGAATCGTATTTGTTTTTAAGTACTATGTACCATAAATATTTCGTTGCTAAATCTTTATCTTTGAATGAATCCCAAAGTTTTTTGAATGGTGGGATAGCCAACATATCTGGATGTATGACTACTTGTCCACCAACTATATCTGCTAAATTCATTTTTAGGCTTCCTTAACACAAGCTTCGCAACAATCGCAACCATTCATATTACGATTTTGGTCGTATTCTTTATTCAATTTATAATTATTATAAAAATCTTCATTTCTTATAATAACAAAATCTCTAACTTTTCTTCTATCTTTAACCGGTACTTCTTTTTCTCTATAACCAGCATAGAGAACCAAGATTACATCACCAGCTTTTACATCATATTCTTTTTCATTAGCTACAAAGGTACCATCTTCCTCAATTACCCAAGCCCAATCAATATTTAAGTAGTGATTACTAATAGTATCAAAATTCTTAATATCGTTATCCTTCATTGTTAACAATGAGCCGCTACCTGTATAAATATACGTATTCATATTAATCTAAATTTATTTTAATGTATCTGTTTTTATAATGTCTATTCAATGCATCTACTGCTTCTTGTTTAGTATAAAATGCATTAACATACTCTGGATTTTTACTGTACTGATTGATTATCTCCTTCAGTTGCTCCGCTTTCTCGTCCCTGTTCTGCATTCTCATTTTCTTCTTTTTTATCAGTTGAACCAAATCCACCACCACGATCTTCACCTGATAATTCCTCTACGATTACAGGCTCCATCTTCGGATAAGGCATTACTACTAACTGAGCAATCTTTTCACCAGGTTGATAAATCGTAGGAAGAGCATCTGTAGTAATCTTAAACTTAACAAGAATCTCACCTTTATAGTCACAATCTATAATACCTACTGCATTACACATTGACATAGATCTCTGAGAAATAGATGATCTCATAAAGATCAAACCCATATGACCTTCAGGAATCTCTACTGACAAACCTGTATGATATACTAATACTAACTTACCGCTCTTATCAAATTCCTGAGTAAAGGAAATTGCTGTTAAATCTAAACCAGCATCATTAGGGTTAGCATAACTAGGTAATACTGCGTCTTCTTGTAATTTTTTAAATTTTAATTCCATATTATTTTCTTACTATATTGTGTCCTAATATTATTTCTGTTGCTTGTGCTGCTAAATTTGCAGCATAATCTTCAAGGAATTGACTACGATTTGTGTCTTGTAAGATCTGCCTCAGATACAGTAGTATCACTTGTTGATTCAGTAGTATCTTGTCCAGTTTTTCTTCTGTGTTCATTCCTTTTTTGAATTCTTGCATTCCTAGTACCATAATTAGCATTGTATTTAGCAGTACACCATTCTAGATTCAATAATTTGTTATTAGTTTTATCTTCATCTATATGGTTTACCTGTTCTCCAATACATTCTGAAAATGTTGATAATACTAATCTATGTACTTTTACTTTGTAATTCCTTTTATTCTTTTGTAATGATACAGTTAGATATCCGTTGTGATCTAGCCGTTGAACTAGAATTTTTCCAATCGTTTTATGTAGACGTCCGTTAGAATGTTCTATTATTCTATCTTTTGATCGTACTTTACCAAAATTAGATACTTCATAATCTGGAAAATTGTATGCGGTTCTCCATATTTCTACGGTCATATCCTTCATAGAGTGCTTAGAAAGATATAGAAGAGCAATGCTATTCCAACATACTTGCGCAAGATGGTGGCAACCTGTTTCTGGATCTATTTCATTTCCTTTTTCGAATTCCCACAGATGACGCAACAAAGCCGCTTTGTATCTTTGATAACCGTTCTCTAAATTCTGCCATGTATTTTCTCCATACTTCTTAGCTCCTTCTGTATATACTCTGGCAATATCTTCAAGACAATCAAGAGGCATTAATTCCCATCTTGTTTTGTCATCTTTCTTGTCATTCTTTTTTCCTTCCTTTTGCATTCTATAAAATCTTCAAGTTGTTCCACACACCAAGTAACTAAATAAGCATATTGTTCATTTCCTTCATTATATCCTTCTGCATTCATTGATAAATAATCATATACAGCATCTGCATAATGGATTGATTCATGAGCTAAAGTAGAACAATGGAAATCATCTAGTACTATTAATATACCAACAGCTCTAGAATATTTCTCTCTGACCAAGAACGTAGCTCCCATTACACTACTTAGTTTGGGACGATCTCTTTCTGGTTCATCATTTCTAAGTTCTTTGGTAGTAAGAAAGAAATCAAAAAAATCACAAGCATCTTCCCAATCATCCAGAGTAGTAACATAAAGATTTACAGGATATAGATTTTGATATAAAAAAGCTTTAGTTGTTTTGTTTTTCATTCTCTCTGGTTTTTTCATACTTTCTTTTTGGTTTGATTTTGAATAAATACCCAAACATTATTGTTTTAGTATCTTCATCATTTGAAATAACTCTATTTGCAAATTTAAACGGGTGATTACAAATTACTTCTACTACTTGATGTGGAATATTATATTTATTTGCTAATTGTATATAGATATTAGAAGTTTTTTCCTTTTGAATCATATACTATTCTATAGTATTTATTTTTAAGCAAACCATCGATTGTAAATGATTCTACGTCTATTGTAGAAGGTCTAATTATATTTATCACACTAAACACATCCTTTGTGTCATTGTTCATCATAACGTGTTCTACTACTTCTAACTTAAGAGCTTTTTCTTCCTTTTTACTATATGGTTTGATAGGTTCTAAAATTATATATCTATCTTTTTCTTTTACTTTGATGTTCGTGGTTTCTACAAACATAGAAGAATTTCCAAAGTAAAGAGTATACTTATTAAATGGTAATTCTTTTCTCATTAATTTATTCCACCAACATTTTAGTAAACCATATTTCTTATAGATAAGAATGGAACCTGATTTTATATCTAAACATTTCATTTTATTCTCAGTATTATCGTTAGTTGCAAACGATCTCCAATAACAACTGGTATCAGAGCCTTATTTACGCTAAGTTCGTCTTCAGCAGGTCCAGCTATTAAAATACCCTTCTCTTTGAAAGACTTAATGTATCTACTTAGGTTATCCTTAGTAATACCTAAATTCTCAATGATATATTTTCTATTATATCTGTTTGCTACATTCTTATTTGAGTTAGGTTCCTTAACGTATTCCATATCCATTTTGATAAGTGTAGCCATCAATTCAAGCTCTCTATCGGTTAGCCTAAGTATTCCATTAAGCGCTTGTAAAAACTCTGGTATCAATTCTTCATTTGATACGGTTTTTACTAGTTTATTCATTTATGATTGTCTCGAGTTTATTTAACAATTTCATCATATTGAAATATACAGTATCGTGTTCTACCTTTACACAAGTTTGAATTTTACCTTCTTGATACTTCTTTTCAATATTGTTCTTACGTTGATTGTAAGTATTTTTCAATTGAGCAATAATAGTACGAATCTGTTTGATTTTATTCTCATCACTAGATTCAACAGTAACATTTTCAATTGGTTCAACCAAACCACTTTTAGCATATTCTTCCATGATATTACTAGATATTGCTACACTTACTTGAGAATAATAATTCTCTGCATCAGCAGATTTCTCATCAGAGAATGTATACATTTCATTATCCAAAGTAAGGATATCACCGGTTTTTAATGCACCAAAAGGTTTAATTACTTTATATTCTTTAACCATATTACTTAATATTTATTTTTTAACAGTTCCAAGTGCTAACTTGATCCATTTGTTTACATCAAAATCAGGATCTTTTTCAGATATGATTCTGCAATTGTTTGAAGAATCACATACTTCGTATTGTTTGGGTTGGGTTACTAAACCCATGAGACTAATTGCTTCATTCTTAGATAATGTTAATTCTGTAGCATTTTTCATAGAAGGATTATTAACGTCTTCTGGAACAAATACCTTAACTGTACCATCATCTTGTATTTGAATGAACTTTGAGTACTCACCCAACATGTTATTTATCATTTCTTTAATCATATTCACATAACGCAAATATTCAAAAAAAGTTGCAAATTTTATACAATAAAAAAGGGGTTAACTTTATGCTAACCCCTAGTACATCCAACTACAACCACGATTAATTAAGACTACGCTTAGTCTTTAAAATATTTTTCTCCTTTTACAAAGGCTACTACATTATAAGGATTTACTAATTGACTATCTTTAAACAAATCAAAATCAATCGATGCTTTCCTAGGATATGCTACCACATCACCTACTTCAGGATGATTGTTCTCATCTTGCCACTGATATCCAGATGGCAGACGTAATACAATACCTTTTCTGAACGTAGTTAATACCTTTTCTTTAACTGTTTCGGTATCATTGATATCATAACCATTTTCGTCCTTTTTACCAGTCTCTACTGGCTTAATAATTTCTTTCTCTACGTATTCATCCTCTAAGGGCTTAACTATCATATCCTTAGTAGGGATATACACTAAACCGTCTATAACGGTCTTTAATATGTCATGTTGATTTTCCATACTGGCTAAACGTACTTAATTAATTTTTGTTCTATTACTCTGAAATTTTTCTTAGAATGTGACCACCAGCACTACAACAAATACCTTGTGCAACATTATTTAGACACCCACTAAAGTTTTCAAATTGTCTAAAATAACACCCTCTGCATCCATCATATGCTCTGATTATTTTAAAATCATCACCATTTATGTTAACAACTCCTTGTCTAATCATTTCTAAGTATTTTGGTTCATTCATCATGATATAGTTTGATAATAATATATTATATACTGCAGTTATCTAGAGTAAGAGTAATGGTTTATATTACTACTAATTGCATTTAAACTACTATTATATCCTACTCTGGATATAGAGACGTATTACAATCTAATTTTGTTCCAATATTAGTAAAATAAAAATAATTTTAACATTATTTATGATTATTTAACATATCTACGAGAGTTTCGTAGACAATTCATTAACCTGTTGCCTTAATTCATTTACAAATCTAGTAGCTCCTTTAGGTCCTGTATACCCTAAACCTGGTATTTTATACACGTGATCACCAATATTATGTATACCATACACATTATTATCCTTACTTAGGATAGTTTCTACCTCTTTAACTGTTAATTCTTTTAACATAATTTAACTATTTTTAACGTATCTTATAACCTAAAAGTGTTAATAATTCATAAAATTTGTTAATATCCCTAAAGTAAAGTGAATATGAAATCATCATATGAGCCATACCTTCCTCCATAGGATTCATTAACCTAAGATCTGATACTTTCAAAGCTTTAGTACCATCAGCGCAATCCCATTCACTTACTCTAGCTCTTAATAGCTCAAAGTCACTAAATTCATAATAGAGTTGATTATCTTTAATTTCAAATCCTTTATCTTTTAATTCTTGTTCAAATATCATATTGCTGTTATTTAAATTCTAATTAGAGAACGAAAATGAATAATAAGTGTTGTAAAAATTTTTTATAAAAAATATTTTTGTGGGTATAATTGAAAGCGAGGACCAAAATAAAATATTATAAAAATTTTGATAGTGTGCAATTGAGAGTGAGGACCAGTACAATATCAAGTCCCCTCTCCTAACAAGTAGGGGAAATCCCCCGTCAAAGAGTTAATGTGTTAATAAAACCTTATGGTGTATAGGTAACCGTAAAATGCTGTGGATTTGTCTATCAAGGATAAAGACGTAAAGAACTACGAACTTACGAAAGTAGAGGTAAAAACCTCCAAAGACGGCAAAGCACGCTACGCAGTGTGTGAGTTCAGACAATCAGGTCTAAGAAAGGTGCTGCAAGAGCAAACTAGACCTGTTGTGATGCAGTTAATGGCTGCATATGGTAGTACTAAGGAACATGAAGATGAGTACTTCAAGGCAATAGAGGAAACTATTGGTGAAGTTTTTCCCATCTGTCGTGTTGAAGTAGCAGGTTTTCCTGACTTTGTTCGTAAGGACAATGACGGTAAAATCATCACTGAGACTAAGGAAAGAGACGGTAAGCAAGTAAAAGTAGCTTCCATCTATAACTCTGTCTTCATCTATACACTGTGTACTGACGAAGGCGAATGTATCAAGTCTGATGCAAGTCTCATCAAGCGTGGTGAGAACTTGTTCAATAACTCCAAACGTATTATTACTATGGAGGAGTACAAGATGCAACGAGAGAAGGCTAAGGCAGCTAAAGAAGCAGCTAAGGCAGCTGAGGAGAAGAAGTCTAATCCGTTGTTGGAGGGTGAAATAGTGGATGACGATGAGTTGTAATGAGTAAGTGGGAGGGAGTGGTAAACACCATTCTCCCTCCCCTCATTTTCTCTCTTTTTCACATCAGGCCCATTAGTAATTTATATAATATATAGCGTAATTTAAATAACGTGTAAAAGATTGCACATGGAGATTGAACAACTGAAACATGTGGGAACTAAACAGGAGAGATCGTGCGAGTTCAAGGTAGTTCCGCTTAGTGTTTGCCTACTAAGTATCACTACACAAGCTGGATGGAAGACCGGCATCATTAAAATTATATATTATGATAGCAGTAGTGAAGTGCTATAAGCACAACATAAAACCATTAGTAGTAGAGGTGTTTGAAGGTCATGATGAACAAACACAAAAAGATGCTAATGAGTTAGCATCTATCCTAAGTAGGAAGAATAAGTGTGAGTATAAAGTACTCATTGATCTTTCTTGTGTTGCTGTTGTACAAAATAAATCAAACACATAAAATCAGATGGAAATGAGTAACGGAACAAAAGCAACAATAGGATTTTACATAATGTCATGTTTATACCTATTATCAATAGGATTAGATCCAAAAGCAAAATTCTCAGCAATATTAGATATGATACTCGAATGGTCATTAGCTTATTGGATATTTATTGGAATATGTTACTTAATAATAAACTCATTTAATAAATAATATCATGAGCAAAAGAAAATATCACAAATCAAATTGTGATGCCACAGTTAGGGCAATAGTAGAAGATGCACTAGGACGTAAAGTTATCCTAGTTGGAAAGCACGCTTTCGAGTGGTCTATCATTCTCGAAAAAGAAGGAAAATTAGTAATAACTACCTTTCCTAATAGAGAAAAAGCAGTAGATACATTTAACAATAAATATAGAAGAAAATGAAAGCACTCAATTACATTCTATTTGGTATACTATTGTTAGTATTATTATTTTATATAGTAATAACAATAAGTCAGCCACGTTACGCAGTAACTAACATATTACTGTACATAATACCAACTCTAATTGGTATCTATTTTGGTGTTAAGGTTATTAAACATGAATAACAAACCACCCAGTGTATGAAGTGATACACAACTCTCTTTTTAATTTAATATAATGCAGCCATAGTTAGTGACAAGCCTAATTAAAAAATGCAGAGTCTATTAAATTATTTAATATATGAAAAAGGTAATATCATTCATTTGGTTAGTATTAAGAATACTTATCTATATGATAATATTATTAATACTGTTGGACGATCCCATCCTATATCCAATATGTGTGATATTATTTGCATATATTGAATTTAAGGATAAAGTAAATGTTAGTGTTTTTCATGGTATTATAGATGAAGTTAAGAAAGAATTGAAGTAACAACATTCTTTTGGTTAAAATGTAAGACACACATCTGTTGTGAAACACGTGTGTGTCATTTAAAAGATTTTTATAAACATTGATTATAGCCTCCTAAAGGCAACGAAGGTTACAACAGAACCGTTGTATGCGTATTGTGAAATACGCATACAATTCCCCTAGAGTAAAGACAACCTCATCGTAGCTAATTATTATACTTCATTTGATTAATACACAAATTAGCAGGTTCTAGGGTCTAGTAGGTTTAAATTGCCGGGCTGAACGAATGCCAACGGCTACCGAAGCTAATGTCTTTAAATCTGAATCATTAATACTTAATAATATGATAAGAATAATAATTCAGAAAAAAAAGAGTCGTAGTATATCTCTATATAAGAGAATTGTGACTCTTAAAAAAGAGCTTAATTTAAGTTGGCTTGATGCAATTAAGTTAGCTTATAAATTAAGTAGAGGATACGGTGTAGTAATCAATACTGCTATCGCATCCAAGCAACAGTGTATGTACGGATATATGGATAATCTCCATAATCAGTTACATCGTGTATTTGATGCAAATTGGAAACAAGATGTAGAAACTGTTGCTATGCAAATACCCAAAAAAGACTTCGATCTATTTAAAATAAGTGGAGGTTATAGGGTATATATTGCAACAAAACCCGGTTATATAGATCACTTCTTACAGATCTATCCATAATCAGGTAAGGGAGATTTATTTCTCCCTTTTAAAAAGAAAAACTTGTTGAATTATAGAACTCTATTCATGTATCTGTTGTGAAACACATACTGATTAAATTGAAATCCTAAGTAGATACATGTAACAGCTTGGCGGCGCTAGTGGCTTATGGTCTACTTAGGATTATTTATGAAAACTATTAACATTAAATATAATCAATATGGCAACAAAAATTAAATTCAATTTTAAAAAAGCGAAATTTAAAATAGCTTGGTTGAAAGCATTAAAGGTAATTTTTGGTCTTGAATTACAAACAGCTAAAATTGCTGTAGATTCTGGAGAATTTTACTACACACTCAAAGATAATGAAACTTATGAAGCTATTTGTATTAAAGTAGCAGAAGTATGTGGAACTATAGGTGAATCCTTTTTCTCAGAAGAAGAAATCAAAAATGTGATGTCTATTGTAGAACCACAAATAGAATCACAAAGTACAAAAAATATAAATACTACAAATAATTCTCGTAATATACAAGAAATTACTCCAAATGTAGTAAAAGTGGGTTCAGTATATATTCTTACTGAAGAAGAATACAACCATCTTTGTAAATGTCGTGGTTTATTAATGGATATGTTAGGTACATATAAACAATTTCTACAAGCTTATGAATCCTTTAAATAAATCTTCATTAAAATGTCTTTTATATGTGTTACTACTATTGGTAGTAGTAGCTGGGGGTATCTACACCATAGCTATTACAGGAGAGTTAATAATAACCTCATTAGGTATGGGTGTTATACTAGGTTTGTTCTTTATTTTAATTAATAAAGAATCTCAAAGAATAGAAAAATATTTATACGAAGAAGAACAAAAACAACAAGATTTATGAAAGTAGAAGTTTGGTACGCAGTAGATGAAGATGTAGGACAATATCTTTTTACAAGTAAGCCAAAAAGATATGTTGAAGGTGATTCAAATTACTGGATTAATTTAAACTGTCCTAATGAGGATAAGTTTGCAGGAAATTTTAATTATACGCAGATATCTGAAGAAGATAGAATACAATTAAATATTCCTATGATATCTTGGAAGAATGAACCAATTAAAATTGAATTAGATATTCAAGCAATAGTCATCAATCAATAAGGCAATATTGCACAGTTTTATTAATAAATCAATTATTTCTATGAACAAGTTTCGAGACGTAGCGATTGGGCTACTTTGCATCGTACTATTGGGAGGAATCCTATGGTATGGGTACGATAAGTACCATGGTACAGAAGCTAAAGAAGCTTCAGAATCAACTAAAACTGAGGTCATTATTCCTACTTTGGAAGAAAGACTTAACGACTGGAATGTTAAAAAGCATGACATGGAATTATACGATTTGTGTATGGAACTTCCAGAACAAATCGTACGTACTATTCTTAATAGAATAGGTACAACTGCAACGTATGAAGAGATTGCTGAAGAGTATCTCCGTAATACAAACTATTATATTAGTATGCAGTTAAAAGAAGTTATGCCGGGAATAACAGGTCCAGATGCTAAGAATGCTAAAGTGGAAATAAAGACTGAAGTAAATAGGCCGGAAAAAGAAAGTGAGAAAGCTGTCAAAGTACCAATTACGGTAATAGATAGTATTAAATGATCATGATTGCAATAACTTTTTTGAATTTCTGACTTATAATTCATTTATATGCATTGCCTGTGAAGGTAGTGCATATTTTTATTATTAGATCATCAGAAGATGACAAGCATGTGGGGCGTAAGTAGTATTTTTATGCGGGAGAAGAAGAATGGCAATTGTTCTAATTAGTACTGATAATTGCAAATACTATGATCGTGCGGACGTTAAAATCATGCCGTTAATAAGAATTGTACTGGCAATACAATTCTGCTACAACGTAAAATATGTTAGATAGCCAATTATAAGAAGTTTTATGTAAGAGTTTTTTAATATTTATTTTGCAAGCATAAAACTTTACGATGACACTTGTTATTAGTTGCTCATAGTACAATATGAGTTGTTGTTAATCAACAATCGTTCAATCAAAACTATCTCTGTAGTTGTACATACAGAGACGTCATCAAAAGTTATAACTTAAATTTATCAAAAATGAAACAGTTACATCTTATTGGAACTACAGGAAATAATTTATGTCTTGTACAGATTCCAACTTCTTGGTCCCAACAAGAAGCAAAAGAAATGCTTGAAAGAGCACTTCTTGTTTTCATGCAGGAAAAAGATAATCCAGAATTTCTTTCTTCATTTAATGAAGAAGAACTGAGGCGTCAATTTCCTAGATTCGATTCTAAGTTAATCGAGCAAGTTTCTGTTTTACTTCAGAATGTAGGTACACCAATATCTACAGGAGGAGGTCTTACATGGCAAGTAGAAGTACAGAATTACTTATTACGTAATCCTACTTTTACTAGAGACTTAGTTCTCTTATTTAACAATCCTCTCAAAAAAGAGGAAAAAGAGTATCTTTGTATTAACTACATTGAGGCATTACCTGAAATTGTTAAAGTTTTTAAGAGCTATGTCTAAAACGTGGAAAGAAAGTAAAGCAGTAAAACAAGGACGTTCTGAAAAAGGACGTCCTAAGCCTAAAATGGAACCCTATAAAAAGGGTACTAAGAATAAAAAAGAAATTTATTGATTACTCGCCAGTTATCATATAATTTAATTTTTTATTAATATGGTGGTTATCCCCGAATCGTGAATAAGCCCAGAGTCCTACAGCAAATCAAAGCTATGTGAAGATGCATAGTACGCTAATAAAGTAAAGGGGGCAGCATATGATAAGAAAACAAAGACTATGCCACGATTCATTATTTAAGAACATGGAAATAAGAAACGTTATAGAACTCTCCGCATTTAGCAAATCTCTATCAAAAAAGATTACGTACTTAAATCATGAAAAACGTATACTTATTGATATAGAACAAATTGCTGCAATAACTCCATCTTCAGAAAGAGAGGATTCACCTAAGAAAGTAGGTTTAGCCTCTTGTAATAATGATGAAGCAAAAGAAGAATTATACACTTGTGTGCTACTTAAATGCGGTTTTAGTGTGAGAGTAATTGAATCAGTAGAAGAAGTATATAATAAAATACAAAAAATATACAATTCTACTATTTAGTAATAAAAATCAATTTTATTTAAAATGCGAAACAAAAGAAAAATGGAGACTGTACGTATTCGCAAGGCGAATGCTACAATCAAAAAAGAAAAAGTAGTATGTTTTGCACAGGATAGAGACGTAAGCACTCGCATACTTGCGATACTATCTGTAGGGCAAACAAAATCCGGAGTAAAGAAAGAAACGAAGGGGGCTGATGGAAAAGTAACAGTAGCCTTTGTACCTGAAATTACTCGCTACAAAGTAATTTGTGGCTCCAATGGAAAAGTTGGAACAAGATACAATGTGATAAAAATACCTAAAGAAGAAAAAGGTAGAGTTATCAGAAAGACCGTTATTGACAACGGTACTGTAGGTCGGCGATTAACAGATGAAGAATTTGTTAATATGTATCCTTCTCAATGTAATATCTTTAAAGAGATATTTAAAGAAGAATTTCAAGTAGCATCTCAAAAGATACAAAAAACTAAAAGATAAAAAATAATGACACTTGAAGAACTTATTTATAAAGGTACTAATACCAGCGGTATTAGTAATGTTTCTACTAGAGGACAACCTACTACTTCTACATTTTGTAAAAAAGATATAAAAGGATCAATAAAGAGCGCAATTAGTGAGAATCCTAGTTTTAAGCAATTTCTTGAAGAGAACCATGCTTATGGTAGATATGTAAAAAATGTCACTAATCAAATATTGCGAAATGGAGATATCTCTGGTAAACTAATTAAATGTATACATAGAATAGCTCATAGTAATTATAGTAATAAAGAGATTATTAACGGCACTATTAGCTGGAGTAGTACATCAGAAGGTAGCGATTATTGGTTTGGATTATATGTTAATACTAAAAAGTAAATAATAACAATTTTAATTTAAAAATCAATTTTATTAACTTATCAAAATTTTAAAAATTATGGCAGATTTTAATTTAGATGCAAAAATGCAAGAGCAAGAGAACAATCAGGGTAAAGTGAACACTTCCGCAGTAGACAAAGCAAAAGAGAATATCGCTGCAAAGAAGTTAGAACAAGAGACCCGTGAAGTTGAACGTCGTTTATCAAACGCAGAGTCTACAGAAGATCGAGCATTAAAAGAACTTCGTATGGCTCGTAAGAAAGAAGAAGCTCAAAAAGCATTTTTGACAGCTGTATCTACAGCTAAAACAAAATTTGAGTCCGACGGAGATTATCGTGCATATGATAAAGCCGTTGAGGAAGCCGAAGAGAAGCGTGATAAAGCCGTCAGTGACGCTAAGCGTGCTATCTACGGTGAGGATTATTGGAGATATTAATCCAGTAATTTAACTCCGAAATCAGAGTTGGGAGTGTTCGAGAGGCCTCCCAATCTCTTTCCGTATATTTAGTTCTAGAAAGAGATTAATACCACGATTTAAATATTCGAATGAATAGTAGAATATGTTTACCTTGAAGTAACAAGGTACTCAAGAGCCTTGAGCCAGAGTGGAAAATTCTGAGCCACTGATCACGTGCCTGAGATCATTACTATCACTTGAAAAGTACACCGTAAGTACTGCTGAATCGCTAGAACCTTGAGTCGAGACCTAGTGATAAGCTTACATAAGTAAGTTAAGTATAGTAATGATATCAAATCACACACAGAATTAGAGCTATATGCCGAAGTTGATGCTTATGATCTTTTGATGATAAGATAAACTTCAAATTCTGTAGATCTATCAAAGGCATTTTCTATAGTAGTAGAGAGTCACGTACCTAAGATCATTCTTTTTTAAGAGATAAATATGTATTATAGGGAAGACATAAGTCGCATTGCGCACTCTTAGAGGAATACACTCGTATAAAAAAGAATTCTTACTATTACTATAGATTTATAAGGTAAAGAGAGAGTGATCTCTCTTTATCTACTATCTTTCATAAACTTTTTTTCAGTTTTAAAATTTATATCATAAGAACTGTGATATATCTTATTAGGTTTATTGGAAACTATTAGGACGAGGGTTCGACTCCCTCCAGCTCCACTAACAAAAGTAAGAAAGTTTCGGTAGGAAGAAACCCTTACTACTTGAGTACTAAGTATGAACCTACCTTCGGGGGCTGCTTGGATTTGACTAGTAGTGAAAGGTAAAATAGGTTCACTTTAAATTTAAATGGCAATACATTTGTCACTGATTACACTGCTCTAGGAGCAGCGTAAATCAACGTGCTAACTACGAAAGTGAGGGGGTCTAGTAGCTTAACTGGATAAAGCCCTGAATTTTATCAGGAGATTGTGGGTTCAAATCCCACCTAGATAACAATTTATTTAATTATTTTAAAAAGCTTATGGATGAGAAAATAGCTGAAAAAAGATTAGTATCATTTAATAAAGAATGTATACTAGCAGGACCACGACAAAGCGTCGTTAGTTTCCTTAAAATGTTAATGAACTTAGGAGCAGATGTAACAAAAGCAACATCTGCAAAGAGTTTGATAACTAGTAAATCGAACATTGTATTACTACTTAAGAATGAAGGAAAAAGTAAGAAATTTCCTCAAATCACTGTATTAAGTAGGTCTTGGTGGGATTATTACCACAATCCCAAAAAGCATAGAAGTTCTTATAAAACATACAATATTCCAAAACAATGGAATAAAGTATATAATGAGATACTAAAACTTGAAAACATTCCATTCTTAATTCCTGAGTAATATGAGGCTAACATTTTGGATATACTTTGATAATCCCGGTGAAAAGGAGAAATTAAAGAAGATAATGGATGAACCATGTGATGATTTCGAAAAGAATCGTCTAATCCAAGAAGAATTTGGAGTTGACTTGCTTACAGCAAGTCGAGTTATTGACACATATTATAAATCAATTAAGAAATGAAAGCAGGAGTATATATTGTTAAAGACTTATTCAGTGAACAGAAATATATTTTGTCTTTAAATGGTAAGGAACCATTTATAAGAATCACAAATAGTATTTCACTAAGTTCATTTGCTAATGGTCTTATCGAAAGAGATCATAAAATAGTTGAACAGATTTTAGAAGATCCTACTAAATTTGAATTTACTCTTCTATCTAAAGAAATTGAATCAAATAAAGTAGAAGAAAACACAGAATCTAGTAACATTCAATATACTGATGAACAATATAATGAGTTTATAAGTATAAAGAATATTCAGCCAGATGGTAATTTAAATAAAATTGCTGTTACTGCAGATATTCAAGGTAAATTACATATATCTTGGGAAGAAGCAGAAAAATTATTTGATATAATAAATATTCGTTATTTAGAAGACGATAAATGGAAGAAAATAGAGATAAAATCTTCGATCAACGAGGCGAACTCTGTAATACAATAAAAGATCTTTTTAAAAATACTAGCAAATGTGAAAACTTTTTACCAGTATTTAGAGAAGATGAAGGTTATTGTATGGATTGGGGAATAATTGGATCAGAATATGAAAAATATTTTGGTTGGATTAAAACTCCAGATGGGAAATTTTGTTCAGTATGTCCAGATAATATGGACTGGCGTACTTGGATTGAGATAAAAGCAAAAATTAATAAATGGCTTGCTTGGATATCTCAACGTCTTTTTCATCCTAGTAAGATGATAGGGAGCAAACATACTACAGACTTAGTAAGACTAAGAATTGCTGTAGCAATGTTAGACAAAATAGAATTACCTAGGATATACTCTGATGAAATATTTGATAACTTAATTCAATGTTATTGGATACGTAAATATGTATATGATACATATTATTATAGATATATATTAGGTATTCCATTTTAGTTTAGAAATAAGGAAGTGTAATAAGATTTGCCTACTTTCAGACGAGATAGCTGTGTCGTCGCAGAGGGCGTTCTAAACAAAGGATTCTAGGGGTTCGACTCCCCTAGTTTCCACTAACTAATGCTTGTTATATGAAAGAAGAAGAAAAAATCTTAATTGAACAAGCAAAACACGGTGATAATAAGGCTTTTGATCAGTTATATGAACGGTATCATAGACTGATAAGATATATTATCTTTGATATAGTCAAAGATGATGAACTTACTCAAGATCTATTGAGTAACACATTTATAAAAGCCTTTAGTAAACTCAGTTCTTATGTAAATCCTATTAGCTTCGAAGCGTGGCTTAAGACAATAGCAGTTAATACTACTATTGATCATATAAGAGCCACAAAGGATTTATGTAAGAACTTCAGCATAGATAATGAGACAAATACTATTCAATTAGAAGAGACAGCTCCAGATCCCGAGTCAGATATGATTAAAACGGAGAATATTGAGCTTCTAAGAATAGCATTATCTCGCCTAAGATCTAAGTATCGAAATTTACTCGAGTTAAGATACTATCAAGGTCTTAGTTACGATCAACTGAGTGTTAAGCTTGGAATTCCTATTGGTACTGTAAAGTCCGATTTGAATAAGGCAAAACGTAGGTTGAGAGAAATTTTTCATAAACTTTCAAAAAATTAACAGAACATGACAACAATGACTTTCATTTCTATGATTGTTGCTTTAATTCTAGTGATTGTAGCAATCGCTAGAGTACAAGGTAGCCCAAAGCTAGGTATCAATTTAATATTGACACTAGCATTTGCGATTGTTGTTGGATTTGGTATCCAAAGTAAGACTCGTAATATCGAGCCTAAAAAGGACCAAATAGAAAAGGTCTCTGTAGTAAACCACATGCCCATACAGGCTTTGCAAATCGTTGGAGTGACACCAATGATTACTGCAACAATTAAGTCTGTAAGTAAGGCTTATATGTGGTTTATTAGAGACCAAGGAGACCAACAACAAGGAGAAAATCTTCTAGTTCATACTAGAACTAGAGCGTCACCAGATCACGAGGATTCAAGTTAGCTTACTAACTATTTTCGGGATCATTACTATTTCTATCATTAGTTATTTTAATAATTTAAAACTGTAAAGGACAGTAAACAAATCAATTGAATCATGTCTAAGAAAAATAAAACAACTCAGCAAGCTCCTGTAAAGGATACTGAAGTAAAGGATAACAAGAGTGCAAAACAAACTCAAGTAAATAATCCACAAAAACCAAAGGAAGTAAAAAAGCCTGAGGTAGAAAAAGAGGAGAGAAAACAAACTCCACCACCTGTAGATCCTACAGTAGAAACAGTTGCAACCGAAGAAGTTAAGCCGGAGCCAAAGGAAGAGATTCCTTCAAAAATCGACTTAAACAACATTAAGTTACAACCACATCAGAGGATGTCTGGCGATGGTTATGCTCGACTACTAGAAGTAGCTCAGCGACATATAGCCGGTATGAAATCTGGTGAGCCAGCAACGATTAAGATGGAGCAAGCCTTCACATATAATCTTGCTTGGGGTATGACTAAGGCTTCTATTCAGGCTCGTGAAGAAAAGCTTGAATTAGGTCTTGCAGTTCCAAATGATGATGTTATTGTTCAAGATGTTATTAATACATTTAATAATATTGGTGTTACAATGTTGCCGCATCATGTATCTGAGGATGGTAAACAAATGACCTTAGCGTTTAAGGACATTACTCCAGAAACAGAGAAAGAAGCTAAAGAGGAAATTAAACAAGAGAAAAAAGCTCCTGTAGTTCCTGAGCTAGATGCTGCTAAGTGGAAGGATGAGAATGATGCAAAGAATGGATTATCCTATATCTTATCACAGCAGAACTCCCCTTTTCCAAATCGTTTCAGCGAGGCATTGATGAAAGTACGATTATATCGACAGAATCAAGAACCAGACGAAGCAAAAAAGGAAACTTGGAACAAGATTGGATTAGGTGCATTATTCGAAGATGCTGTTACCCTGTTAGGTAATAAATCTACGGCGTTAGTACGTGGTTTATGTCAAGGAACTGTAAGTTCTTTGATCGCCGATCATAATCCGATTTTTGCTCATTCGACCGTAAAGTATAATCTTCCGGTATTAAGTGAAGAGGAGGTAGTTGATTTGATTAAGGCATTTATTCGTGTTCTTAATGCGGATTCTAAGCAACCAATCGATGATACTACAGCAGTTAAGAACGGAATCCTTGAGCCTACTCGAGATTTCTTCTTACAGGTACCGCAACTAAGTAAATTAGTTGTTAATACTGACGATCCTAAATCATATGAAGTAGGACTCGCCAAGAAGATCATGAACAAATTCTATGAAGCTTATAAGACTGAAGTTCCTATGGCAGATCCGAAGTTCATGCTCAATGCAACAAATAAAATGATCGAAATTCGTAACATGTACGTAGACAAGGATGCAGCCTTCGATCTATATACAGAAAGCGAATATCCTAAGGAAACTCCGAAATCTGAGGAAACTGCAGATCCTAAGAAAGACGAGAAACCGGTGGAAGAGAAGAAGTAAATAACTATAAATCATTATCAAAATGAGTAGACATGGCAATTTACTTACATACGTGTCATTTGCTATTGTAGGTATATTATTATCCTATAATACGAACTTCTTTCAAGTAGAAGAGGTTCGGGCAGATCAAGTAAAACCACTTGACTTGCCCGCATTAAAGTTCGATCCTAAGGGCAATTTATCCTTAGAGATTGATCTTAATAAAGGTGTTTCCAATGTAAAAAGCGATATGCCGATTGCTAACATTGATGTCACCATTAATCACCCCACGAAACTCGTGGAAAAGGTAGTAGAGAAACCAGTTAAAGAAAGGAAAGAATATGAAACAAAAACTGAATATTTGGAGAAAGTAGTGATGTTTACTCTACCTACTCCTCGCTTTCACGTACCAAATGTTCAGATTCCTAAAAGCGTAGAGAGATGAAAGCAAATAATAATACATTAGATAAATTAGCATTTGTAGGCTTAATTATCTTCTTTATAATGTGTTTACTTTTTGCATGGTGTATAATATAACAGTTAAAGATAAAAGCTGTCGGGTCAAACGACTCCTTACCCGTAGTAAGAAGAAGGAGAGTGGTATTGTAGCTGTACACTTAAAAAGCAATAAGACAGCGTATATTATGTTTGGACAAGTCTGATCAACGAATCGCATAATATAGACAAGGAAAACAGGATATGAGAATATGATAGCGCTAACACGCAATTCAAAAGGTAATATGATAACTTATTAATGAGTATATCCTTTTACTCTAGAAAAGTTAATAAGAAAATGGAATAGTGTAGATATCAATCCATTCTATAGATATTGAGAACCGTCTGGCGAATATACTAAGAGAAGACACTTCGATACGCTTACCGATAAAGTAGGGAAACGTAGAAGATAAACGATATATGGAGTCTGCTTCAGCAGCTATTAATAATTGTAGGTGACAATGCAATTATTAAGTCTTAGAGTAAAGACAATAGTAAACTTCATTAGAAGTCCGTGGAGGAAACCAATCCTGAAATCAAGAAGGGACTTTAAACAGCAACTGCAACTATTACAAAGGGTGATAGAATTACTCAACAAAGAACTGACTAAGTTCCGGGTAGTGTCCAAAGCTACCTTACTGAATCCACTTTAATTAATTTGGATAGGTTAAATAAATTTGCTATCTCAGTGTTCACTACATTAGTGCTGAAACACCTATATGAAAGAATATAGGGGAAGTGTAGTTATGAAGGAGATTAGATATTTAATAGAGGGTGCTATAAGGTGCTACGAATCTAAAGAAAGTAGAATCAATTACTACAGCTTTTATTCTTAGAAGTAAAGGTCAACAGTTGGTGTTATTACTAAAGATTCATATGGCTGAGTGGCTATGATCCATACTGAGAAATAGAAATGAATTCGAGACTTATTTCTATGAACATGTATGACAGATTATCCGGATTAGGTGCCAAACCTATACTTTATAGAACTATTAATATCAACGTGATTGTGTTTACTGCATGAGTTATATCACGATAATAAATGGAAACGCAGAGGTTTGGTGAAGCGTACCAAAACGTTAATCCAAGTTTTAGAACAATTCTTGGCAAGATTGTAATATAGTAACACTATATGTATCTAAAACAGGTTTGACTTACCTAATATAAAGTTTTTGACGTCGGCTAACAGAGTCCGTCGGTTGATATCCGAGAAACCTGCAAAGTTTAGTATGCTTTCTTTAAAATATATAACGAAAGTAGGGCTTTTGTAAAGTCAATGGGCTAAGTTCAAGTCTATTAACATAGAGCTACTGAATCCAAAGATTCACCACTGGCCCGAGAGTCATATTTCCTCTTAAATAAAGAATATTAGAGAGTATTAACATGTTTAACACCGTAGGGGCCAAAATCCCGAGTTAAAATAAAATTTGAGGAAGTCCTCGCTAGGAAAAGCCTATCATTTGTAGGATAAGGTAAACCATTTTCTGACTGCGCCCTCAACAAGCCAACCGTTATTGCTTCGTGCATGAATACTAGAGTATGATGATAAATCATATGATCGGTATAAAGCGTTTCATTGAAACTTATAAATCTTTAAGAGTGACTGAAAATGAACTAATACTTATAGACCTATTTATAAGTAAGAGTAAATGGAAAGTAGGTGAAAGTCCTCAATATTCGAGCTTGTAAAATAGAAAAATCCTCGAAAAGGTCATATGGGCAGTATACTGCATATGAAAGAATAGAGTGGCAACCACTTTAGAGTGAAAAGACTAGAAGTGTTGGGTTTGGTAACGTTCCTAAAATGACCGTATATGTGGAATATTCGATAAAGTAATCCTATGTGGTTTATTATATCTTATCAGTGTGTTTAAGCCAATTTAAGACACACATACTAGTAATAGTATATTTGTATTGACAAAGATATAACGTTTGCTAGAGAAGCCTAGAAATGTAAAGAACTAGTAGCATGTGCATATCCCTATCAATATACAGCGGTAGAAGATAGTAAAAAACGTATTGATCTTGTGACTTATTAATTAATGTCGTAAGATCTCATTAGTCTGATGTTGGGCAAGCGTGAGGGACAGTTAGTCATGACACGAACCTTCATTAGTTAATATGAAAAGTATAATTGGATAATTCTAGAGTAAGACTAGTTCCATAATGCACTAGATGAAAAAGTGTCATTTAAGAAGAGGAAGTATCTATTTAAATGTGTCTCTATGGAGTGCTAGAGTAATAGCAATAGCAGAATTACAGAGTGAAATAGAATCCAATAAGCTTATCAAGTATAAAGAATAATTTCAAGGAGTAGTCATTGAATTGACGTAGGCGATAAGATAACAGGCACCTGGGCAACAACATCCCCTATTTAGGAAATACTCCAGTAAAGAAGTTCTTTTTATTTTATTTGAGTTTATTAATCTTTAAAACAATTTAAAATGTTTCGTTGGTGGAATCAACCACGAAATCAAGGAGGAAACAAATTATGGATTATATGCGTATTAATGCCGCACAATGTGGCGCAACTTTGGGTAAATATATTTTGGTTGTAGAACGGAATCCCGTTGATACAAATTATTCAGAGGATAAGAAAAATGGTGCTTTGACTTTAAGTCGGCCTATTTATTTGTATTCAATTCGACCGATAGAGGTAACTTCAGTCGAGTTAGTAGAGTCAATGAGTAACGAACGTAAAGTTCAGTTCAACAAAGATCCGAAATTACGGCTAGATATCGCCAACATTGACGACATTACTAAAGTTATTCCAGTACCATCAGCTTCTACTGTTAAAGCAGCGATTGAGAAGTATGAACGGTCTAACAAAGAAGAAATTACTATCTTTGTAGATTATGTTAAATTAGTACCGGAAGTTATGGCCCTTAACCGGGATGAGAAGAATGTACTTCAGAGCTTCTTGAATGCTCAGATGAAGTTCTGTGGAACTTTAGCCGAAGCCAACGAGCTTGAGGCTACAGCTTGTCGTACTCGGATGAAAGAGTTAGGTATTGACGTTAATATCTAATCGCTATGTCCGAGCAAGGATTTACTATAAGTCCGTGGGCATTTAGAGATTTAACTTATATGTTTAATGATCCCATTCTTGTAGATCAATTGCTACTTACAGATGAAAAGCAAGTAGCGAAATATAAGAAAGTTAATAAAGATGGATCAATAACACTTGGTAAAACAAGTATCTCATGGTTAAATCGTCTATTTGGTGGAGAGTATGTACTTAATCCAGAGACAATTTGTCTCAGATTAATTAAGATAATAACCGGTATGGGTAGTGGTCGAAATGATGATGCATATAAAGATATGTGTGATCGTTTCTCAAATTATTATAAAGACGGAAATTATAGCTTGGCTATTTCCGCTATTTTTGTTGCGTATCGTTTTGTATTAGCTTCAGATATTAAAACAATGACTGAAGAGAACTCTACAGTTGAGAAAGGAGTTCCTAATCGGAAAAATGTTTTACTAAATGGAATACTAGTAAAAGACAATTCTGGTCAAGCTGTTGTGGTAGATTTTTCAAATCCATCACAAGTGTTATTCCGTCGTCCATAAAATCGAAAATCATAAGTAGTAGTAATTATGTTTTGTGATGAATGATAAACAAATATTGCATATTACTCAAGATATTTCCTGGTAGAGAAAGAGATGAGTTAATTTCTCTACCATAACATGGGCGTAATACGGTGTGTATAATAACATACTAAGTGGGTTGGCTAGCCTCGAGAATAAGAAGAGGATGTCATTATCGATGATGAATACGCCCTCACAGGTAGTTGATAATTCAAGTATATAAATAGATGTTTAACAATTTAAAATCAATTTGTATATGAAAATTAAATCAACAGAAATTAAGGCAAAGCTAGAGAAGTTAAATAAAGATATCACTAATAACTGGATGATCATTCGAACAGAGAACTTAGTTGAGAATGGGTTCAAACGTCATTATGATATGAAAGCATTATTAGATGATATTAATAAAAAAGCTATAGATCGTATTCAGACAAAGCTAGATCAGTTTTGTATCAATATCGGTTTTAAATCACGTAGCGATTTTCTGAAAGATAGTATTTATCCTATTATCTTTGAGTTATCAGAGAAAAATGAACAGTTTGTTCAATTAGGCATTATTATTGAGAAGTCAACGATTAATCCTACCCTAAAGATGAAGAAGGGTAAGAAGAATCTTAAGCAGAATGAGGAACTTACTCGTGATTATCTAAATAAACTTCGTAATAATCTTCAGTTGGAGATTAATGGCCTAAAAAAGAAACTTGCTGACTTTAATGATGCAGCTGAGTTAGATACTAGCGGAGCATACATGTATTTGGCAGCATAAAAAGGAAGATTTGTCGCTCCCTTTAAGTAGGAACAAGAGTTTGGCAAGTCGGGTTCGAATCCCGGACGAATCACAAGTCTCGAAAACTTATTTACTAATATTAAAATTATCAAAATTTATGAAAACTAAAGATATCAAATCTACAGAAAAGAAAATATCCTCTTTAGACAAAGTAAAAGCACTTAAAGAGAAAATTATTGCAAATGCAAACGCACTTGCAGATCGTATTCTTAATAAAGCAATTGCTAAGGAAGAACAACAGAAAGCTTGGGAAACTAGAAAAGAAGAGCTTAAAGCAGAAGCCGCTAAAAAGCGTAAAGAGGCAGCTTTAAAGAAACGGGAAGAAAAAGCAAAGAAGCTTATTCAGATTCATACTAGTATTCCTACTAAGGACACTTCTAAAAAGCAAAAAGCTATCGATAAAGAGATCGAGAAAAAACATAATGAAAAAATGATTGCTATGGAAACAAAGTTTGAAGACTTTGATCCTAAGCGACAGAAACTTACTAAGGAAGAACGAATTGAACGTAACAGAAAACGTGCAATTAAGCTTGTTCATCATAAGGAAATTAAGGATAAGATAAAACATACAACGAAAGAAGAGAGAGAAAAAGCTGCAGCAGAGGCTAGAAAAGCCGCTTATTTAGCCTATAAAGCAGAAATGCAAAGACAAGCTTCTGAAATAGCAGCAGATCCTAAGGCGTATCAAGCACGACAGGAGAAAAGAAAGAAATCAGAACAAGAGCGTTTAAATATGCTTGCTGAGAAACGTAAAGCTCGTATGGATAAACTTCAACAAGTAGAACTTACTCAGAAACAAAAGATATTAAAAGATCTCGAGCATTTTAAACTGGCACAAGAACGTCGTAATGAAAAGAAACTTCAACGACGCCAAATGTACCTTTCTAAGGGTGGTATACAATTACCTAAAGTAAAGAACAAAGTGGAAGTTCGACCTATTATTGAACAACCAAAAAAACAAGATAGTAGTAAACATCGTTATATTGTGAGAACCCAATATATCGATCAACCATCTCTTACTGGAGATAGAGTTGGCGCTATTGTCTGTCTTCCAGATAAGTTAAAAGATATTGTAAAATATTCTTTTAACAAAATGATGGAAAAGGAATCTGATAAAGTAGTAGGATACTTTATTTATGATTCAGATAATCCTGAAGTATGTATTATGGAAATGGTTAACTCTAAATATCGAGAGATTGATGGAGTTACTATTACTCGTTTACAGAAACAGAATAAAACCGCAGCGTAAGCTGATATTCGTCTATGAAACAGGGGTGCGTCTGTTCAACGCACAATTTGATACGCAAATAATCCGAAACTATAAGGGAAAAGTAGGTAGTCTATATAAGCGCTTATATAGGAACTTGGTTCGAATCCAAGGCGTATCACACAAATTATAGCTATGAAAATTAAAGACAAAACCTGTATAGTCTTTGATATTGAAGTTCTTAAGAACATATTTACTTGTACTTGTAAGAATACAGAAACAGGAGTAATTAAAGTATTTGAAATATCTTCTAGAAAAGTAGATATTCAAGATCTCCTTGATTACTTTACTCAGAATTGTTATTTTGTTGGTTATAATAATCATCACTATGATAATCCAGTATTGAATTATATCTTCTCATTATATAGAAAAAGATATTTTGAGTTTTTCAGTACAAGAGAAATAACAGAATCTATATTCAGAATGAGTCAAATTGTAATAGACAAAAACTCTAATTTTGAATTATGGAAAGAGTATAAATATACTAAGAATTTTCTATCAATTGACTTATTAACAATGTTGTTCTCTAAAGCATTACGTGTATCTTTAAAAGAGATGCAAGTGACTATGCAATACAAAAACGTAGAAGAATTTGTAGTCGATTGGAAACAAGATCTCCCAGAGAAGGATATGGATAGATTAATATCATATAATATTAATGATGTAGAATCTACTGAAGAACTTTTATATCGATGTGAAAAACTATTAGATATACGAGTAGAAACTGAAAGAGATTTTGGATTACCATGTTTAAGTCTGGATAGAGTAAATTTAGGAGATAAATTATTACAATTAAAGGTAATGCAAAAATCTGGTTTCACTAGAGATCAGTTAGAGAATATGAAATCTCCTATGGATCGTATAGATCTAGAAAAAGTTATATTTCCTTTTATAAAGTTTAATACTCCAGTACTTCAGAAAGCATTACAAGATATGAAAAATCAACACAATGTGTCTCCAGGTAGAAAAGGTTATATTAATACTTTTATATTTGGTGGAATGGAAGTAACTATTGGAGTCGGAGGTATACATGGTGACAATGGTTGCTGTTCAATTAAATGTAATGAAGATGAATTATTATTAGATTCTGATGTTAATTCACTATACCCAAGTTTAATTGCAGTATATGAACTATATCCACCCAAATTAAAATCCATTCTTAGAGAAGTATATCCTGAAATTATTAAGGAAAGACTAGAATTTAAGAGAACAAAACAAAAAAATAAAAATGAAACGTACAAGTATATGCTTAATGGAGTAACTGGAAAAATGCAACAAGAAGTATCTTGGTTATATGCACCATTTTCTATTATGCAAGTACGAATTAACGGTCAATTGCTACTTTTAATGCTTGCTGAGAGACTTTTAGATCTAGGATGTAAGTTATATCAGATTAATACTGATGGTATCTTATATAAGATAAAAAAGGACAAATATGATAAATTACAACAAGTACTAAAAGAATGGGAAGAGCTTACTAAGCTTACTCTAGAAACAGAACAGTTTACTTCATTTTATCAGTTAGCAATAAATGATTATTTTGGAGTAGAATCTGATGGAAATATTAAGAAGAAAGGATTCTTTCTGACTGATATTGAATTAGGAAGAGGATTACAACCTAAAATAATACCCGAAGCAATTATTAACTATTTTGTTTATAATACTCCGGTAGAAGATACGATTAAATCATGTAGAGATATACGTAAATTCTTACAAGCTGAGAAGACTGGTAAACAGTGGACAGTTGAGTATAATGAACAAATTCAACAGAGAACTAATCGATTTTACGTTAGTAATAGTGGATATTACTTGTGGAAATGGAAATTAGATGAAACTGGAAAAAGATCATATCATAACATGCTAAAAGGTCATGGAGTAAAACTTCATAATCGATTATATTCTGATGAAGATCTTCAATGGAAATATTCTCAAGGAGAAACATTCCAGAGTATATATGATGTTGATTATCAATATTATATTACTCAATGTGTTAAAGTGATTGAACAATTAAAACCTAGACAGTTAAGCTTGTTTAACTTTTAACAGAAATTGGCAGAAAATAACAAATCTTTGACAAGCTTTTAAAATTTTTAAGAGCATGATCATTGAACTAGATACAAGTCTATTAGAAATAATAGACAATATATCAATTAATCAGTTAGTATTTTTAAGTCTTGTATTAGATAAGAATCAAAAATCCCATCAAGGTATCACACCACTTATTCGCCTGGTCAGTGATAGTGAAATACAAGACTTAATCGACAGAAATCTTATTCAGAAGAAAGATGATAGTAAAAAGTTAGTGTATAAACCTACTAAGGAATTAGTAGATAAATTAACTCCTAAAGATATACTTTTTGAGCAATTTTATACATTATATCCAATAATGGTTAGTAGACCAGATGGAACTAAAGGCTTTCTTAGAAGTAATGTTAAGAAATGTAGAGATTATTATAACAAACTAGTTAAAGGCAACCCTGATCTTCACAATAGGATCATAACCGCTTTGAATTTTGAGCTTTCCGATAAAGCAATGACTGGTAAGCTTGGTTATATGAAAACTATGTGGAAATGGCTTACTTCACATGAATGGGAATTAATTGAAGAGCAAATGAATATTAACCAACCTGAGACTACTATGTTGTATGGAACAAAATTACGTTAATCCGCTACCGTTTAAACATATATCAACAGCTGCAAATGAAGCTGTTACATATATACGAAGACGCAAAAACCATGAAATTGAACCACTTAAAAGTAGGTGGAATAAATTCAATGAAATGTGTTGTGGTGGGATTGAACCTGGTTGTGTTTATACAATTGTAGGAGCATCAGGAACTGGTAAGTCTTCGTTTGTAAATACGCTTGAAACTGATTTAATTGAACTTAATTCTAACAAGGAATTGGTCGTACTTTCTTTCTCATTTGAGATGCTTAGCCGTGCACAAGTAGGAAGAAAACTATCTAATAAGTTGCGTCAAACAACTACACAATTGTACTCAGCATCAGAAGATCTTTCTGATAAAGAACTTAACTTAGTTGAGGAGACTGCAGAATCTTTAAAAGATTATCCAATATATTATGTGGACGATGCAGCTACAGTACAAAAGATAGACGATACAATTACATATTTTCAAAATACGATTGCTAAGGATAAATGGTTAATAGTCATTTTAGATCATACTTTATTAGTAAATAGTGATAACTATAAAGATGAAAGAATGATTATATCTGAACTTGAAAAAGTATTTATCAAAGCAAAGAAAGTTGGTATGACAAGTATCATACAATTATCTCAGATGAATCGTAATATAGAAAATATTGATAGAATTAATAATCCATCGAGTCACTATCCGATGCGAAGCGATTTATCATCATCTGATTCTGTATTTCAAGGAAGTGATGTTATAGCGGTTTTATCTCGACCTGAAACTTTAGGTATCACCGCTTATGGTCCTCAACGACTACCTGTACAAAATAAAGTATATCTCCATTTTCTTAAAGTAAGAGAAGGAGAATTGGCAATACTTGAATTTGAGAATGACCTGAAATATAACAACCTAATTGAATTATAGATAGGATTTTTTATTAATCTTGGTTAAATAAAGGCGAATTATGACATACAAATATAATACAGTAAACAATACGGCAAAAAGTAACACAAATCTTGACTATACGATTGATTTGAGTAAGTATTTTACGACAACTACTTCTTCTAAGAAGAACGACTATACAATTAGTATCTTGGATAAGATTAAATCTATCTTTCCGTGGGCTAATAAGAATGATAACAAGTACACAATTCTGACATTGGATAATGCTCCGTATGAGAATTATACAATTTTGGATATTACTCCGGAAGCATTGAATCTGGAGTGGAATAAAGCAGCTTCTCGCTTGTTTGATTATATTTACTATACAGAGAATCCTTCCTATGATTTTAAGATTGGTGATATTCCGGTTAAGATTCATGGTAATTATATCCAAGTAGGTTCTCGATTGATCCCGAAGTTTACAAGTTCATCATTCTTTAATGATATTCCTAAGAAGGATCGTATTATTCTTTATAATATCTCAATGAATATTAACTCATTAGAGATCGCAGCATAATTTAACTTATAACAAATCTTTTCAGAATTTTTACAAAACTTTTCAAAAACTATATCAAATTCTTTCAAATTTTTCTGAGAAGTAGATAGACTAACATTATGATAGTATTACCTACTGAGAAAATTAAAGCAAAGGTGAGAAATCCAAGATTTCTTATCTTTTTTGGTAAGCCTGAAATTTGGGCCATAATATAGCAATATATTATGCAAATTCCTCGAATTGCTGGAACCTTTTATAATATTTTACGTTTTAAAAACAAAAAACGGATATTATAAAACAATCAGCAGCTAAGCTTTATGATAAAAGAAACTACTATAAATAAATATAAAACGTACATAGGTAAAACTATAGGATCTATAAAAATAGAAGATATAGATTTATCTAAACCTAATAGAATATACTTTATTGGAACTTGCACATCTTGTAATAGAAAAATTAAAGTAAGAAACGATGGATTATATCCTAATAGAATAGGATGTTCAAAATGTATGGGTAAATGGAGAAGTGAAAATTTTAAAAAGAAATATTCAAATTTATTACCTAAAGATATTCGTTATAAATATATTCATTTTAAATGTAACGCATTAAATAGAAACATTCCATTTAATTTAACTTTAGAGCAAGTTAATGATTTATGTTCTAAACCGTGTTTTTATTGTAATAAAGAACGCTGTTTAGGTATAGATAGGCTTGATAATTCTAAAGAATATTCTATAGATAACTGTGTACCTTGTTGTGGTTCTTGTAATAGAATGAAAATGGATTTAACTCTACCATTTTTTCTAGAACAAATTAAAAAAATATATTTAAATCATAAAGAAAGTTCAACGACTATCTCGAAAGAGAGTACATCTAAAGCGATTGTAGATGGAAGTGGGGAACATCTTTATTATAAAGATGGTGATATAGTCTATCCTACATAGTGATATGTAGCAGTTCATAAGAGAACGTATACAATGTAGCGAATTGTATAGAATACAAGAGAAATCTGGTAAAACAACATTAGCAGCTCATTTAGAAAATAATTTAATTATCGATCTAGAGGGTGGATCTGAATTTATTGATTGCTTAGCAGTACAAGCTAGAAATATTAATGATTTAGGTGAAATAGCTAATGCCATTAGACAAAAGAATAAAGAATGTAATGGATATTTCTACAAATATATCACGATCGATAACGCAACACGTTTGGAAGAACTTACGTTATCATATGCTCTCACTTTATATAATCAAACTCCGATGGGGAAGAGTTATAAAGGAGATGTACGATTACTGCCGCAAGGTGGTGGCTGGTTTTATGTAAGACAAGCCGTACGTAAAGTATTAGATATGTTTAGAGAACTTTGCGAAAATTTTATCCTGATAGGTCATACTAAGGATAAACTTGTAAACAAAGATGGTGAAGAACTTTCAGAAATGGAATTAGACTTAGCTGGAAAGTTAAGTAATATAATATGTGGAGAAGCAGATGCTATCGCATATATTTCTAGAAAGAAGAACCAAACCATTGCATCCTTTAAAGGTGGGGAGAATATTACTATTGAAGCAAGAGCTCCACACCTAAGAGGTCAAAATATTGTTATCGCAGAAAGTGATGACGAAGGAAAAATCTCAGTATATTGGGATAAAATTTATTTGCCAGACCAAGAATAACCAAAACATAGAAGAAGATGATTTATAGTTCACAAAGAGCACAAGCTATCCAGAAAAAAGATATTGCATATTTAGCAGCTGGTATTCATGACAATGTAGTATTAGAATCAATTAGAGTAGATAAATCTCTTAATGGTAATAATTTTATTGAGTTTAAATTCATTGCAAAAGATGGTAAATTTATGACCCATACAGAGTGGGAACCATCTAAGTCAGACAATATGTCTGATGAAGATTTACAAAGAAAATGTGATAATCAATTTGCAAGAATTGACCAGATTCTTGAATGCTATTATCCAAATCCTGAAGATAGAGTCTTTAATGGTGAAAGCTTTAAAGAATTTATTACTTGGGTAGCCGAAAAGCTTAACAACGCAGATAAGTCTATATTGCTTCGTATTAAAGTAGTATATAATAATAGTGGTTATACTACTCTACCGAAGTATGCAAAATATAGATTCATTGAACCGATGACGATTGTTGATAAAAATGAGTCTGTTATTGTCAAGTTGAATATTGATCAATTTGAGAAACCAGTAATTGCTGACTTTGAACAATCGAATCCAAATCCACTATTATCTAATGACTCATTTACCGTAGTAAATGGAACTTTAGATAATACAAACAATGCTGATCCCAACGGATTGCCATTTTAAAAATATAAATTCTATTTGCGCAATAGAACGAAGACTATGCAGCCTCTGATTTTATCATGCAAGCATACCAGATCGTAGGCTGGCACTGACCACACAGGGGGTATTGTAAAAGGTGGAGCAATGTCTAATGGTTAGATTCGTGGGGATCGTTACCCCACATTGCACTTATTCAAATTTATATCATATGTATGACTCTAAAAGAATTAAAAAACAAGATAATCCTATTACTCTGGATTACATCTTATCAAAAGTCACAGAATATGATATTTATGCTAGATATCTAGGACAATTTAAGGTTGGATTTATTTATAATAGTCCATTCAGAAAGGATAAGAATCCCTCATTTGGAATATTCCGAAGTAAGAAGACTGGAAAATTACTATTTAAAGATCATGGTAATGGTGAATGCGGAGATATAATTAAATTCGTAGAGTTATATACAGGTATAACTAATTACAATGATTTATTAAATCAAATAGTAAAAGATATGCAAATTACTAATAACACAGTATTGCATAGTAATAAAGAAGTAGAGAAATCTACTGAAACAGTTATCGGAGTAGTTAGACAAGACTGGACAGATATAGATAAACAATATTGGTCTCAATTTGGAATTTCTCTAAAGACTTTGAAGAAGTTTGGTGTAAGTAGTATAAAATATTATTTATGTGATGGTGTAGTAAAGGGAGTGTATAAGGAAAATAATCCCATGTATGCATATAAAGTATATGATAGATTTAAGATTTACAGACCTTTAGCAGATAAATATACTAAATGGCGTAATAATTTAACCCCATATGATATTCAGGGATATGAACAATTACCTAAAAAAGGTGATTTACTAATTATTACTAAATCTATGAAAGATGTTATGTGTTTATATGAAATGGGTTATACTGCTATATCACCAGCTTCAGAAAGTACATTTCTTACTCCAGACGTCATAGATGCACTTAAGCTTCGATTTAAACGCATTTTAATATGTTTTGATAGAGATAACCCTGGAGTAAAGAATATGCGTAAAATAAGCCTTAAAACAGGCTTAAATGGCTTTTTAGTTCATAAAAAATTCCATAGTAAAGATATATCAGATGCCGTTAAGAATAACGGATTTGATGTAGTAAAAAATTGGTTAAAACAAACATTATGAATATATATTATTGGATAGCTGGGGAATTATTAGCTGATGATTTATATCCTTATTGTGGTGGAACAATCGTAGTAGCGGCTAAATCAGAAGAAGAAGCGAAAGATTTTATAATGAAATCTTCAGAAGTAAATTCTTTTACTGGTAAATATAATAAAATTTATAGTTTAAAACATATTCATAAAATTATGAACGCTACTATAGATGTAGATAAACCACAAATATTAATTAACGAAAACTACGTAGAATGATATGGTTTACTTCAGATCTACATTTCTTTCATGATCGTATCTTAGAATTTCATCCAAAACGTAAAGAAATATTTGGAAATACTGTTGAAAAGGCTAAAGAAGCTATGATACAGTTGTGGAATTCTAGAGTAAATAAGAAAGATACAGTATATATTCTCGGTGATTTAGCATTTGGTGAAGTAGAAGATAAAAGAAAACTATTTCAAAGACTAAATGGTAATAAAGTATTAATACTTGGTAATCATGATAAAATACCAGATCATTTAAAATGTTATTTTAATCATATTACTCAAATCAAGAATATTAAGTTTAAGAAATCTGTATATAATTTCTTATACAAAGATTTAGAAGTGATAATGTGTCATTTTCCAATGTTAAGTTGGGAACATAAAGATAAAGGATCTGTTATGATACATGGTCACTGTCATGGAAAAGTAGATCAAATAAATATAGATTCTAAAGAATTAAGAGTAGATGTAGGTATAGATGGAAATCTAGCTAACTATGATTTAATATCTTTAGAAAAACTTTCTAAACATTTAAATAAAATAGAAAAAGATGGTAACAACGTTTGAATTAGCACTAATTGTATTTATTTCTAATCTTGGTGCTGCTTTAGTCTGTGAAGGAATTGAAGCTATAATAATTGCTTATGAAAACTACAAAAAGAAAAAGAAAGATCTCACAGAACAAGAAGATTAAAAATGCAACTCCTATAGTTCTTAATGGAATTAATTTCCGAAGTAAGTTAGAAAGTTATATGTATAAAAAGCTAGAAGAAGCAAAAATCTATAATGAATATGAAAAAAATAGATTTGAACTAATTCCAGCTTTTACTTTTTTAGGTAAAAAGATTAGAGCAATAACATACTTACCAGATTTTGTTGGAAAAAATTTCATAATAGAATGTAAAGGATTTCCTAATGAAGCTTGGCCTCTTAGAGAAAAACTTTTTAAATATAAATTATATTTAACTAATGATTCACGACAGTTTTTTATAGTACACAATCAAAAAGAAGTAGATGAATGTATTAGACGAATTCAAGAACTATAAAAGAAAGTTCATACA